GTTTCCCAGTCACGATCCTTTTAGGATCGGGTTGGGAATTTACGCTAGTTGACAATTGCGAATCTTGCGATACTATTTTGAGCCTGGAATCATTGAATGGCGGCCGATGTCTAAACTGCGGGAGCATGATAACGTGAAATGTAATCGATGGTTTTTCCCTAAACACAATTGGGGGCAATGGGAAACAATAACCAAATATCATAAGGATAGCATTTCTATTTTTCATAATACCGTTGTCGGACGTAAGGATATCCTAATTCAGCGTAGGGTTTGCAAAGACTGTAATAAAATTCAGTTACAAAAGATAGAGGTAGTAATTTGACTCCTGAGGAATTACAGCGTAGACTAGATGTAATGTCGGAAGGCAGAAAGGAATGGATCCGGAGAATGTGCCTATATCTTTTGGCTGCAAAGAAAAAAGATTGGCCGAAGGCCAGGAAATGGGCTATGCTAGCGGACAGGCTTGATTCCTATAAAGCCGCTCGACGTTTGGCGGCTCGGGGGTTTGAGATTTGAATCACGCCGAAAAAACTATCGAATATCTATCCGATGGGTACGGTAGCATTTTCCCATGTCGGAATGCCATTCTTTGTCATTTGTTTTTTACAATTGGTAATGGCTACGAATGGGAAAACGGTAAGCTAGAAAACGTTTTCCCTGAGGAAGATAGAGACCGGTGGTTTCCCGAAGGAAGCGATCCGGAATTCCATTATCGAATTGAAGCATTCGAAAAAGAATGGTATAAAAGCAATCCCTATACCAATTGGTATCCTATTTCGGAATATTCTCACATTTGTAATGTGCCCGAGAATGTAGCTCCCGAATGGTTGGCCATTTGTATTGAAGCTTGCAAAGAATATCTAAAAACTCCCGATGATGCTAAGAAAATGGGAGTATCATTTGATTATTCCGGGGGCGGAGAAAAACCTAGGCTATATATGGCTCCCTGGCGTAGTCATTCTGAACTAACAATGGACAAAGCTAGAGTGTTCGAAATTCTGCAAAATCTCTTGACACGATAGAAAATAAGAGTATCCTTTAGCATTATGAAAGTTACTAAGCAAAGAGTAATGCAACGGGCCCGCGAAATTCGGTCTACTCTTATCGAGCAACATCCGGATCTAGCGGACAAGCTTCGGGGAATTTCCTTCAAGGTTTCCCACCGAATGACTCGGGCGGCCGGAATTGCTAAGCATAGGGATCAATTGGTTACGCTTTCCTACCCATTTTTTGCCGATTCGGACAATTTCCAAAATGATTTCCACAATACGGTAACGCATGAAATTGCCCATCTCTTGGCCCCCTCTCTTCCGAGCTATGGAAAGCGTAGGAATCCGCACGGCCCCGAATGGCGAGCTATGCATCGGCGTCTAGGAGGGAATGGGCAACGTACCCATACGCTAGAATTGGCCGACGGCTTCAGGTCTCGACGGGATAAAGGTATGGAATTGCCTTGTTCGAACTGTAATAAGCCTATGAGGCTTGGCCCGACTCAAGCGAAAAGACATGTAGCCCTTATCATGCGGGGAGAAAAAGGCTATCGGCATCGGAAATGCCCTTGACTAATCCGCAATACGGTGTAGTATATAGGTGCTATGAGAATCCGAAGCTACAAAACAGAAAGTCCGGAGCAAATGATTCTCCGACTTTGGGAAGCTGGGTTTTCGGTTGGATTTATTCGGCTTAGGCTAGAAATGGTAAAGCATGGAAGTAATCAATACGGCGGAAGCTATTCGTAAAATCTATCAGACTGCAAGCGGTCGGGTAGGTGAAGGTTACGGCGAAGTTTTTTCCGTCACTTTCAAGAAACGTAATTCTTGGGAAACAAGGGAAATGCGTTGCCGGCTTGGCTCCACTACCCGTAAGGGTATTGCGGGGGGTCAGGCTCGCTACAATCCTCAGTCCCATGGGCTAATTTGGGTCTACCTTATGGCGGGAGACGAAAACCGTAGCGATAGCAGAAATCGACGGTCTATTCCTGTCGAAGGAATTCGAAAGCTCGTAATCGGCGGGCGGGAGTTTATTGTAGAATGAAATTGAAGGATGCGGAAATTGGTTCTCCTCCGTACGAAATTTTAGAGGATGGCCGAGCTATTGTTAGGGTAAAAGTTTCTAGGGATATCCAAAAACTTTATCCCCGCATGATTCCCGTTTTTGTTTTCGAGGAATCCGCATTCGGATTTCTTGCTCCCTCGACTGAGGTTAGGAGAATTTCGAAGATTGTAATTGACTAGCACGCAAAGCGTGCTAGGATATAAGTAACCGAGGACGGCGAGCGATAACAGCCGTTGACAGCCTGTAAATAGAGGCATTTGGTAGCGGGAGATTAGTTTATAGTTCGGTGGAGCCGCTACAAAGCCGAACATTTTAGCACACTATTGGGGTGGAGCCCCGTAGTTGACAGGAAGGGAATCAACCTGTATAAAGAAAAGTATTCCTAGCTCGTACTCAATTCCTAGTCTGACGTACGGCGAATATAATGACTAGGGGCAGGATCGGTGCCGTAAAGACCTTCCGGGGGGGAAACCGATAATAAACCGGATTTTTACTAATGCGTGCGGGCCCTATTTTTTTGCTTGACCTTTAGGGGACCCGCTAGGAGTTAGGAAACCTCCGAAAAGAATCAAAATCCACCGGGAAAACATTTCCAGCCTGTCGAACCGTGGGCAACCCGGACGGGGAGGGCTGGAAATACCTACAATTTTGCTTGACTCATAACAATATAGGGATATACTGTAAATATGAAAGCAAAAGTAATCGACAATGCGATTCCGATTATCAAATCGGGCGATGGGTTTTACGGTCCTTATATCGCTATTCAAATTGTCAAAGGTAGTGCATACGAGGATATTCCTAAGGCTTTGGAATTCGAAGGTAGAGCCTGGGGACTATCCGGGTGGAGTAGTGACATCGGAGTAGCCGCCTACTCAATTGGTAAATCCGTTGCGATTCCGAAATGAATCTATCTATTCAACAAATCGAAAAAATTCTCCGACAATATTTTCCGGGGGAGGATTGGGATAGTGCTAGTCCGGAGCTAATGCGTCTATGCCTTGCGGAAAGGGCATTTCACGCATCCGAAATGCTTCGGGATAACCTTCAGCAGCAAATTATTTACACCGGAATTTTTTGCTGTTCAAATTGTGCAGTATATTATTCCGATTATGACCCTTCGGATATGTGTGCTAAGTGTCGCAATTGCTAATGAATAATTCTCTGGTAGAAAAGGCAATGGGCCTAAAGGTTTCTGAGCTAGAGAAATTCGTAGGAGGATTGTCGAAACCTAGCAAAATGCCGGGTTACGCATATTTTACTCCGGCCGTGTCTTGCATGGTAGGCACGCTATTGAGCCGCGTAAAGGGTTCGGTTTGTGGGTCTTGCTATGCTAAAAAAGGCCGATACGTATTCCCTAACGTAATCCGGGCAATGGAGCGTAGACTAAAGGCTATCAAAAAGCCCGGATGGGCGGAATATATGGTAGCCTTGCTAAGAAAAAAATATAGCAAATTGCCATTTGACAGAAGGGTTTTTAGGTGGCATGATTCGGGCGATATTCAAAGTTTCGAACATCTAAAAAGTATCATCGAAATTGCAAAAATGTTGCCGGAAATTCGTTTCTGGCTTCCGACCCGAGAATGGGCAATTATTAGGGATTATTTGGATTGCGGCGGAAATTTTATTCCGAATAACCTTGCAATCCGGCTTTCTACTGCTATGATTGGGCAACCGTATGAAGCGGTGCGTAACTATCAAGGTGCCCGGATTCAATGGTCTACCGTGGGATATGATGGCAAGGGGGCTTTTCAATGTCCTGCCTATTCCCAGGGTGGCAAGTGTGAAACCTGCCGGGCGTGCTGGGATACCTCAATTCATAGCGTAAACTATGCAAAACATTAGAGATATTCTTATCGCTATTCCGATCGCACTTTGTTTTCTGGTAGTTGTGTGCTCTATAGCATATCTTTGGTGCCTTATTTTATCATAGTTTCCCTTGACCTTTTCTATTTCCAGAGTATTCTATAATTAGTAGAGCAAAGTAAGGCATTGCCGTTGCGGGCGGCCTAGAGTAAACTGCCCTAGTGAATCTAGGCTCGCCCTTTTTTAGGTGTAACTTATGTATCTAATCGAATATGCTTTGGACGATCAATCCAGCCCCGTGGTAAACGTGGTAACAGACTCCAAAAATCTCTATGGGATTTTGACTACCTATCCCGGCATGCTATATGTTTATTTGAAAGACATTGGTGGAAATGAACTAATGTCCTGGAAAAAGGAATAAGAAAATGTATATCGTAGTCCATATGGATAATGGTAATGTTCTCAAGGGAGGCGAAATTTCCGAGGAAAAACTAGGCAAGCAAGAATATTCTAGAAGGGTTGAGAATATCAACGAAATTCTAAGGAATCTAAAGAATCTAGAATATCTTACAATGCCTATTGGTGATACGGAAATTTTTCTCAACCCTGACAAAATCTCCTACGTCGAGCTTGTGAAGTGAAAATTTTTCTTACCTCGATTGACGAATCTGAGCCGGATTGCCTTCGGGTTTCTTTTATCGGAGCAAAAGAATCAGATTCTAATTGCCAATGGCATATTTTAGTGTCATCCTGTCTAGGTACAGAGGAAAATAAAAAGCAAGCGGAAGAGCAGGCCCGTCAAAAATGGGGTAACCTAGAAATTGAGTGGGTATGAAATTCTCAATTCAACATTTTGAACACGGACAATTGATCGAATGGAATGTGTCCAGGGCATGGTTTCCTGAATTGGGAGATATTATTGCCGTGCCTTTTCAAGGCAGAATGAAAGCGGCTCGTATTATTGGAAGTGATAAAAATTGGGAAACTCCCATTATTTTCGTTCAATTTCTTAGCGAAGAAACTTGCAATAGCCTGGAAATGGAGTAGAATACAGTTATGATCGAAGTTTGGATTCCTAAACGGCGTTACCTTCATAACCTTTTCCCGTCCGATGGGAATGTCTGGGAACATTTGGACGAAATCCAAAAAAAGCATCCTAGAGCCTATCTCGTCGAAGTGAAAGGCGGAAAGCGAGAGCGAATTAGTGCTAAGCTGTCAGCCGATCAAATTTCGGACGATGAAGTTTAGTAAAAAAATAAGGAGTATCGCAAAATCTAAGGTACTAAAATTCCAAAATGTCCGATATTGTGCGTATCTAACGCCAATTGAAACCCTATATCTAATTTCTATAGGGTGCATCCCGGAGCGGGATGATATGGAGGAAATGCAATTGGTGGCAAAACGCAACGGAGATTGTTGGGCATCCTGGATTTATTTTGACAAGGTGACATTTCCAGTAGATAAAACTTGGGAATCAAAATATGGAATTTAGATTTTATTCGCTAGAGGAAATTGCCGAATTCGTAAGAGAATGTCCGGCTGTCCAACCCAATGTTCCAATCGCAACCGAGCCGGTTGTGGGATCTATTTCGGCGGCTGATTTTGCCTCTGCCCTGGCTGAGATTGTTCGATTGCATAACTGTAAAATTATGGCAATCAAGCTTTATCGCCAGCATACTGGGGCTAGCTTGAAAGTCGCGAAAGACGCTATCGAAGGGGCCAGCCGCCAGTAAGGAAGATAAAGTGTTATATCTAATTATTTGGGCGATTGGTTTTATCCTCGTATTTCCAGTTTCGGCATGGATTATCCTGTCGGAGGAATACTACAGGAATAAAAACTATGGTAGTATGCGTGATATCGTAACCATGATTGCCGCCGGTTTCATTGTGGGACTTTTCTGGCCGTGGACGATTACGTTTATGATCCTGGAAAAGATTAGGCCAAAATACTTGTGAAAAAAATTGCATATGTAATTCGTGATTCTGGGATCGATGGGCGGTCCGCATATAAAACCGTAAAGGCTTTTTGGAATGAGTCCGAACGGGATAAGGCTTATGAGTCTGACCCGAATAAAAACTATTACCGAAAGGCCGAAGTTATTGTCGATCTCAAGTCTCATTCTGAGACCATCCTAAGGAAGCTCGACGGTCTAGATAAGTTGGTTTTGGGACTCTCTGATAGTGCTGTATTTTGTTGTGAGTGCGAGTCGGAGCTAGAGTGTCCGACTTGTTCTAGGCTGCAAAATACTGTAAAATAGATATAGGACAGTAAGTAGCAGACTGTAAACTATTTCCAGCTATGTATACCATCCTTATACAGAACAATAAAGGACAGTGGGTAAGTGATGGGCGGTTTCATGCGGTCGAGGCGGATGCCGTAAGGTGGGCAGGGAAACAGGGTTATGGGCGTTTCTTTGTGGCGGCACTAAAATTTAGTGGTGATATTCGGATTTTGTCTTGATTCGGCACCAATAACACACTACTCTAATAACAGATAAAAACTAATGACCACCCAAGAGCTAATCGACGCTTTGAAGCGAGCCGATCCTACCGGCAAGCTATACGTTATGATTTATGTCGATAGTTCCTCAGACGTTGCCTTCCATCCTAGCGAGCCCTATATGGGGGAGGATGAAAGCGACAATTCTCGTAAATGGGTAGTTATTCCTACTGGGGGATTTTGGGAATTAGGCTGAAAATGAAGGGGAAAACAAGTCTCGGCTTGGATAAAGCCGATATTATTAGGCTTTTGAAGAATTTTGGCGTACATATCCCTATAAACTATGATTCGGCGAGAGTTTTCGTGAGGTTCCAGGGATCTACGCATGAAATAGAGGAATCTAGCGGTATGCTTTGACAAACCCATTTCCAGGGTTATAATCCTAATGCATCGAGAGGATAAAAACAATGGGAAGCGAACAGTGCAACGAAGTGATTCGGGGCAGTATCGGTAAGTTTTTTGCCTACTTAGGGCTTTATGTCCTACTGCCCATTTGGTTGGTAATTCTTTACTGTCTGATTTTTTGAGGAAATATAGAATGTTTATCACATATACTTCCGATGATGAGGTAATTATCACAACGGAAGGTCGGGACGAAGAAAAAATGTTGCGAGAATATTTCCAAAAAGGCGGACGGGATTTGGAACGTTACGAACGGGAAGAGTATTTCAATTGTGCCGTTTCTGTGCGGTTTAGTTGTGAATTACTACCGGGGGTATATCCCGAGACAGAATAGCTAAATAGATAAAAGCTAGAAATAAAATAATAAGTAGCTACAAAAAGAGCGGCCCGAATGCAAATATTCGAGTCGCTCAATTTTTGAAAAGTGTCCAAATTTTGCTATTACTATAAAAATGGGTCTCCCCCTGCCCCCTAACATGCCCCTAACGTTACGAAACCGTAACATGGAAGATTTTTCCGTACCGATTCCGTAACGGAAATCCTGTCCGTTCAAAAATCTCGACGGAAGTATTTTCCGCCCCGAAAAATTTTCACTATGGCATAACCCAAAGCCTACCACACCGAACGCCAAAAGAAAAAATATTTTCGATTTGACTATTTCCAGCCCGTGTGTATAATTGGGCAGCCTAGAGAAAGGGGCAGGAAATGAGACACTGCAAATGCAAACACTGCGGAGCCGACATCTACGATTTCCAAATCCGTTGTATCTGTGGGCAGCCGGTCGAAGGGGCTATCTAGAAAATTCGGCTTGACAGAATCCAAGTAACGGGTATACTGGAGCATGAAAGAGGAAACCGAATTCGGGCCCGCCTACTGGCCCTCCCTACTACTGGAAGAGATCAAGACGGCCCGCGAGGAAGCAGCCGAACGGCACCGGGAGCTTATGGAGGATCTCCGAAGCTTCGGATACTTCAGGGGCGAGGAATACTACAATGCCTAAATTTCGCATCAAGCGGAGAGATGAAAATAACTGGGTCATTGAGAGATGGCAAAGCGGGGGCATCATTTCTCGGGGCCGCTACGCTGGCCAGCAAAAAAAGGAAAAATGGGACGAAATCAACCCGGTAGGGTACTTCCCATCCCTGGCCCATGCCGCCCGCCGGTTGCTAGATGAGGAACTAGCAGCCGAATGGCCGGAAGAGGGCTGGACCGGTGCCGATCTCCTGGAGGCCCTCAAGGCGGCCGAAGCCCGAGTCCTGGAAGCCGTGAAAGCCGTTCCGGCAGTCGCAATTTACACCGAGGAAGGTCGAAAAGACCTCTAGTCTTGCTGGCGGATTGTCGATAATCATAGTACCATGAAAGAAACAATCCAAACGCTCACCTACCATGCCCGTCAAAACGCTTTCGCCCTGTTCCTCGTGGGATTCGTCGGGGCAGTCGGTTTCGGACTCTTCGCTCTTTTCAACATGTTGCAAAGCTTCCAGGGGTAACAATGGAAACGGAAGAGCCGGCCGAATCCGGCCGCGTCAGTCTCCAAGAATTCGCTAAGGTCTTAGGAAAAATCGCGAAGGAGCTAAAGGCAATTCGCACCAAGGGAACCACCAAAAAACAAGCGGTCGAGCATTTGATGCGAGCGGCCGACTATTTCGAGCCTGGCGGGGAAATCCGTACCGCCCTAGAAAAGGAAGCCTCCCAATGGAGAGATGGACTCCCGAGCTAGAGACTAAGGTCCGCACGGGTACGGACGCTAGAAAGGGTTCCTCCTGCTACTTCGTACCGGTCTCCGAAACCATGGGGCTCAAGCTCTACGCTACCGCCCAAGAACGGGACGCATCATACGTAGCCCAATCCATCGTAGCGGAGCACGGTTTGGCCCCGGACGTAGGAGAATGCGTAGACCTCAAGGGCTTGCAGATTCCCTCCGGTTCGGCCCCGAATTGGTGGCATCCAAGGTACAAAGAGAAAACCCCACTAGTCATGTATGGGTTTCTCACGGAAAAAGTAAAGACGAATCCAGGCTACAATCCTTCAGCGGAAATCGATTTGAGAGATAGCCTAACGGCAATCCTCGACCTACCTTGGAATTTCTGCGATCTCTACGGAGATAACATAGGGGAGAAAAACGGCCGCCCGGTTTGCGTCGATCTCGATCCGCGATTCTGCGATCTCTTGAGCGACGCGGACTATGAGGTAATCGAACCCTTCTACGAATATCAGTATAGGATGGACGCGGGGCTATGACCTACACACGTAAACAGTATTTGGCTGGAGAATGCTCCCATCGGGAATACTACAGCCAATTCGTAGCAGAGGAAGTAAAGAACCGCGTACATACGTACATCGGAGTAAGCCGCCTATTGGCGTCCACCGATAAGCACTTGAACGATATTCCCTTGAATTTATGGGATCGTCTCGGTGCCGTGGGATCTAAGGCTCGATGGGACGCGGCGGGGGACTACCCCACGGCCGCCGGTCGAGTCTGTATCTATAAGGAAGCAGCCCGGCAAATCGTCGAGGAAAACCGTAATTCCCTATTGCTCGCCCGCCCGTATGCCGATACACTAGTAGGCAGGGGCGAGAGCCCCACGGAACAAAGGGACTAACCAATGAACGCAAGAATTCTAGTCAAGGGCTCGGCCTTGGATGCGGTAGCGGCTTGTATGTCGCGAGGTATCCACGCCGACCATATCAAGGAAGAGCGAGAGTCCGAAACGCTCTTGGATGTTACAGGCCCTGCGAGTACCATTGTCCGATGGTATTTGAAGGATACGATTCCCGCTCCTGAAGGAGGCTACCCGATCGGTACACTACTGTTCTATCGCGACCGAAACTAGGGGGGCGGGGTTTTTTCATTCTGCCGTTTTGGCAGGGTGGAATGCCCCCCGGCGGGTACCTCAAAATCACCGCAACCCCATTTATTGTCAAAGAGCTACTCAGATATTTGTCTGTTCGGCAGAGGCTGTGGTCTGTAATTTAACTTCACCCAAAAGTATTCATTCCACAAAGAAGAATACATATACTCCTCTTCAACAATTCCTCTTTCAAAACATCGAGTAGTTCCATCACTAAACCGTCTCGGCCACCAATAGAACCTTACTTTGGTTCGTCTAGTTCCAACTAATTCTTTTTTATTATCTCTTAAAATCATTGCAACAGCCAAATTCCCTCGTTAATAAACGATTCAACTTCATCTAAGGTCCATCTTGCCCAGCGTTTTACTCCTGTATCTACATGAGTATATTCTGCTGTTCGTTTTTCTCCGTTCCAAAAGATGCGATACAACCCGCAATCAGACATAAAACAAAGATTGTTGGTTAACTTCGCGTCCAACGGGATTATTGGGGGAGCCCAATCAAGACACGGCTTCAGCTGCATAGCCGGCGAGGGCGAGGGTGGTGCTGGCGGCTCAACCGGAGCCGCAGGCTCCGCATAAGTGTTTATAACTTCGTCGAGCGAAGATCGACGAGGGAACTTTCGGCATTTCCACCTATGTATTAGCTTCCCGATCAATTACTGTCTTCTTTTGTATTTTCCAACAATTAAACGGATAGATGTTTTGAACATTGCGGCCATATACTTCGTGTAAGTGGTAGTGTTCCAGCCACACAATATAATCTTCGCAAAAAACAGGTAACCAAGCAAATTCCTTCGTAACTCGCTTAGAGCCTAAATCAGGAAGTTCTTCTTGTTCCTTTTCTGGCCAGTGTAGTCTCATGCTTTTCTAATTCCTTTTGAAGCTTTTTAATTTTTGCCAAACGTTTTGCTTCTGCGTTGGCTTCCCGCCGTGCAATCTCTTCGTCAATTGCCTTCTTATTGTTTTTATACCACTCGGCATACTCTTTTAGCTTTCTCTTATAGGAGGCTAGCCTCCTATTGTACTCTTCCTCGGTTTCGTCACGATAGCCAAATATCTCGAAGCTGTCAATGCCCTCATAATAATGATGATCGGCCTCAAGATAGATACCATGGCAACCATCTTTGTTCCTATACGATTCTAACTGCGTTATAACATCATCTAACGCACCTTCTAAATCGTATGGACTTACACAACCCAACCTTACCTTCATGCCTTTACGGCGTTTAGGTTTTATAGGTTTTTTACGTAACCTCATAGCCAAGACTCACTCCAAGTTTCACACGAGTACATAGCTGGTGCTCCGTGGCCACGGAGCACCAAAAAGAATCCATTGTCGGCTACTCCAACCGGCCAGTCAAGAACTATCAATCTGCCTGGTACGCCGACAAAGTGACCTTGTAATAGGAATGTATCAGGGTCCTGCACCGTGTTCGTATAGATCCATGCCTCCATGGTGACGGTTGGTTTAGCTGGCGTTTCTACCACAAATGACACCGTTTGCGAGGCTGGCGTGAAAAACCACCACCAATCGCTGTTGCCGTTCGAGTTTTCGCGGCCACACACAGTAATGAAGTCGCCCGGCAATAAAGTGCCAGCAAAATCTGCCTCGACAGCAACGTCGTTAGGTTCGGTTTCACCCACATCGCATTCTGCCAACGGACCCCCTCGTCCTGCCGAATGTCCTTTTTCGTCGCTGTTGCAGGCAGCAACCAAGATTAATGCTAGTATGCTGAAAATAAAGCTTTTCACGACCAATCCTCCGGCGGCAAATTCATTGCACGATATTCGTTTATCTGATCATCAATATCCATTGACATGTTGTATACTTCGTCATAGCGATTTCCGGTGCGAAGTAAATCATCAATCTTGTAGCGGCATTCATCGCCACTTTCGCAGTAAATGGGAAAGTTATCATAGTCGAATGGATCGAGCCCAATAATCAGATATGCCGACCCACGTTCTTTGGCTTCATCAATCCAGTGCAAAATGTCATTTTTTGATGCTGTCATTGTGTTATTTCCAGTTTTATAACCTTGTTATTATTTAGAACAATTTTAATTCGATAGTAGTAGATGTTTTTAATATCGTTTTGCTCGTCTTTAGAGATAGTAACCGACACTGGTTCGCCAAGTAAAGCTACAACCTCGTCATAATCTGTTCCTATTTCAATACTCTCTGCTATGGGCAGTAACTTATTTGGGCTATTCTCAATAAGTCTCGTAATACCAACAACCGTGACTACAGCAATAAGAATCATTGCTGTAATTGTTGCAAATAGTTCATCCTGCCAACTTTTCATTTGACTTCCGTAATATACTTAGTTTTAAAGAAATTTCTTGAAAACCAGCCTTGGTCTGGATCTGGTATTAATCTTGCCGTAGCTTTAATAACATTTCCTCCGTCAATTGTTTCACCACAGTTTATGCATACTTCGCAGTAACCCGGCATTCTAACATAACTATCTGAACAACGTCCACATTCTGAACAAAAGTATCCTTCGACCCAGTTGCCGTATACTGCAACACTGTCTGTATCAAGTTTTAATTCTACTCCTGAGTAGAACTTGGCCTCTTTGTTTGAAGCGTCATGCGAATATTCAAAGTATTCCTCAATAACAAACTCGTCTTTGTCGTGCAGAAATTGCTTGAAATATTCATCCTTCTTTAAGAAGCTAATTAGTTCTTTTATTGCAATTTCTTTGCTACAAGCACTATGTACCCTAGGGGGCATAACTGACTTATTCTTTAACCATTCAGCTTCGGCACTATATCGACCCTCAGCATTTAGAGTTACTTTTATAAACCTCTCACTCATAATTTTCATCAATCATGTCGAGTATTCGATTAATCGTATCTTCAGAATTGAGCGACGGGTATTGGCCCCGAACCGTTCGACGAGCCTTGATTAAAACTTGCAACAGTAAATCTTCGTCCATTCCAGGATAAATCCAAATTTTGGACCCATCCGGCTCATTCCATACCAAAGCCCGTTCTTGTTCCATTCGCAACGACACCAATTCCTTCCTGAGCAAGCTTTTGCTCAATACTGTACTTTCTAGAACCGCTTCTAACATAGGTACGCTCAAGCTTCTCATTATGGAGTCGACGATAATCAGACATTATGGCCGCTTGCGTTACCTTGTCTGATCCATTATACAGCTCGTCGAAGATGTCGCCAGACATTTCTAAGATTTCTGTCCAAACCTTGCGTCCTTGCTCAAAGGTCATGGGCTGTAAAACAAGGAAATCGAAACAACGTCCTGGCCGAACTAAGGCAGAGTCCATCTTGCTGATAGGCTGATTTGTCGTGATAACGATTTTAGAACGACGATTGAAAATGCCATCACTATATGACAGAAGATTTGTTACAAAACCTTTGTCGCCCTCTGATCGTGGCTTAAGTGCAAAATCTAGGTCGTCGAAGATCATCAAGTCAAAGTTATTTTCAGCGATGGAAGACCAAAACTCTCCGTTGCACATTACTTCCATATCCTTGATATAGGCAACAGACTTGTATTGACCTTGCTTTAAAAGCAACTTCAAAAAGGTTGTTTTTCCAACACCAGGATCCCCATATAAAACAAGAATACTTTCGTCGGCTTCATCAAAGGCTTCACAGAGCTTATTTGGATCAACATCAGGATAAAACTCAGGATAGATTCTAGAAACATCATTTGGGTTAATGGTGATATATCTGTAGCAAATCTCTCCCTTAGTAAGATAGTAATAATATACTGAGATAGAACCTTTGTCTTTTGTAACAAAGAATGACTCAAATCTAGTTAAGATATCCTGAACAACCTCATAACTTGTGGCAGCAATTGTTACCTCATTCCTGTTAATGGACATACCAAAAGTTTTAGACTCAATTACAATTTGCGGAGTATGCTTCCGGTAATCAAAAACTTTTACATCTTCAAATTGTAGTTTTAGTGCGGCAATAAAGTCATCCTGATCATCTTCATCCATTTTTAGATGATCACGACAGCCAGTCATTCCCTTGCCAATGAAGTAATTCATCAGCATGCGTTTGTCAAAAAGAGTGCCGGGAGCTGCACCAAGCTCGAAAATAAAGTTATTGCTCATGATTCTATGATAAAGTCGCTTTGATTTGTAATATCTAGTGGTTTGGCAAAACCACACTCTACACACAACAGCACTGGAGCTACACATCCAATTACTGTTAAACCTTCTTCAAAATTTTGATGAGGACATGCGTCCTGAATTCCTTTTATCTCTTCCGTTAACTTTTGTATTTCAAGATCTATCTCTTGAATTCTTTTATTCCGTACCATCTCTCATTAAACTCACTATTTCATCAGAGATGTGGTCCATCACAGTTTGTGCTAACCACTCATCCCAAAATTTATAATCTACTTTCTCTGGTAGATCACTCTTATCTATAAGATATTCGATTTGCCGTAAGTCTTCGTCTAAAATTTCTTCAACTTCTTCGAGAGACATTTCGCCACGTTTGATTGGCAGAAGAAGCCACTTAGAATCTTTTAGTGGGAACTCAATATGCTTAAACATCAATAACTCAATTAATTCCCGCGAAACCCGGACAGCATGACTCATGGCTTTCCAATCAACTCCTAGAGCATCAGCAGCTTCACTGGCACGTCGGCCATACCTTTTGATTAAGCGGTCCACCGCAAAATATACTGACAGGATTGTGGTTGTTGCTCCAAACCATTTCCCAGAAATTTGTAGCTCTTTGATACCGTTAGCGTTTACACGCTCACTGTCGCGAGGCAATTCGTCCCATACCCGCTCTAATCGAGTTTCAGTTGGGTTTTGTATCTTACCGAGGACATTTTGAAATTTTCTCAGCTTTTCAAGCCTTTTTCCCTTCATAGAATATTTTGCAGCTTGACCACGAGCATAACCAACAAAGGCATGCATATTCTTTGAAAGGAAGTTTTCACGTTTAGATTGTAAGTCTTCCCATATTTCAGACGACTGTCGGATAAATCTAGGTGGAGCCCACAACATATCAATAGCCACAGTTTGGCCCTGTTGAGCTAACTTTAAAAAGTGATGTAAAGAGTAAAACTCGGCGTCCAATTCCCCAGGTTTATTTTTTCTATCCTGTGAATTTCGGATTGAGTGCGATGTTTTCGGAATTCTGCCAAGCAATATGTCGGAAAAATCCGGCATAAATATACCCTTTACATCATCGTCAGATGTTTCGGTGTTCGTTCCATAAAGGTGCGACCCGAAAGTTAGTTCAACTATTTTTTTCATTTAACTTCTTGACTTCGTTTTCTATTTCTAGCTTGCTTGTCGATACGTATTCGTCATCTACAATAGAAGTCTTGCTTTTTAAGTGTTTGTTCCAGCATAGATATTCAATACATACATTATCTGTCTCATCTAAAAGAATCAATATGTCTGTTACTTTTACTGGACCGACAACACCATATTTTTCCTGATAATTACTATACTTTACATAGTATAGCTCATCACCAATATCAAACGTTGTTGTCAGACTTATCTTCATGCAGCTCGAATCTAAATCCGTAGAATTCTTCAAGAAACTTAACGCAAGCGATAAAGTGCGGCATAGCGGAGGATTTCCCGGCCCTAACTAGCCGGGCATTGCACTCCATTATAGCAATAATGGCCGGAATGGCTCTTTCGATATGATCCTTTTCTGACCTGTCTTGAAAAGGTACAAAATTTATATCATCAAAAACTATTTCCAGCGGCTTGCTGTCGGGGTTTTTCATTTCTTCTTCTTTTTCTTCTTCTTCGGCTTCTTCTTGCAACGCTCCCACTTATCTGTTTCTTCGTTCTTCTTGTACAGTATACCATCTCTGCCGCGATATGTCCCGCCAGAAGTTCTATTTCCATTGTCGTCTCTACCGGCTGTCGTAATTCCTCTGTTTCCACCGAATGAATCTACCTCTCCAGCATTAACGCCAGTAGGAGTAGAGCTGTCGTCTGCTGCGTCGCCGCCTTTATCTGAGACAGTAGTGGTATAATTTCCAGACAATGGTGCTGGGGCAGTAATTTCTACAGTGACCGTTCCTCCATCAGGAGTTGTATATTCACCAGATGTAATCTGTCCAATTCCTACGTTACAAAAAATTGCAAATACGAGTGCAGCGAGTATTGATTTATTCATTTTGTTCCTTTATGTGCTGTTGCACGGCAAAAAGAAGTGCGAAATTGGGATCATTATCCCAAATTAATGCAGCAATATGGTTTAACATGCCTTTGTTGAGTTCGGCAACGTAGTCAATATCCCCCTGATATTGAATTGCTGCTGTCCAAGTAGAGATCTCGATAATCTCCATATGTCTCTCATAGAGAGATTGAACATTATTTGATTCCCATATCTTTTTTAAGTCCGCCTCAAAATTAACATCACTAGGAAAAGATAAAACTGCACCTACCTTAAGATTGCTATCCGCCTCTTCTAAAGCTATGCGAAGATGTGCCCATGGTCTCCAATCAAATTCTTGAGTCATATGTAAAAAATTCTTTACATTTATGTTCCATAACAAACGTATACTTTTTGCGTACCGCTCAGTGAAATTTTCCCATGTAGGATAACATGTTGCAGGATATATGTCAGAATCAAATAATCCTACAGGGGTCAAGATAGAAACCGCTGTTATTGATTCCTCTTCTTCAATGACCGGGACAACTTCGCGTTCGTATTTTGGAATAAAGTCATTGTTGACCGCAATTGGAGTCGAATCTTTAGATTCGGCCTCCGGTGCTACAGCAACGTCATTGTTTGATGTCATAGACATAATAATTAGAAATGCCCATAAACAACAAAATGCCGTAGCTATATATACTGTCTTCATTAGAAAGGGGGAGTTCCTTCACGCATAAGATCTTCAAGACATTTTTCACTATCAACTATCTTTACTTCTGCGTCTGGGCCAAACGAAGCTCCAAGACAAAAATGTTGCCAATTTATATACATAGAATTAAATCCAGTTGAATCATCATTTATCTTAACAAAATTAGATCCATCATAATGAAACATTTGACCTATCTTAAGATCTTCAAATTGTTTGATTCTATTTAGAACATTACTTGCTTTTTCAGCTTCATCAATAACATTATTCTTCCATTTGTAGGAATCTTGATAATCTAGATCGATAGCCTCAAGTAAACCGTTAAGTGCATTGCACAGTTCTGCTTCTCTGTCGTTCACTCTATTCTCCTAAGAATTCTATCAGAGTTACTGTTGTAAAAAATATAGCGATGAGTGGCCATATTATTGATAATAGAATTGATACATACCGTTGATTTGTTTCGGTTTCGAACGAACCTAATAAAGGTGATGACGTACGATCTACACAGAAATATAACAAACAACCCAATATATATAAAATTGCTGCAAGTATCATTGTTCTACATACCTTTGTTGCTCAGGATCCCAAACGCGATCACCAAAGATTGTGAATTCGTTCTTCTCTTCAATGACTTCTTGTTCCGTTTCTGGCTCAACCCACGGCTCAACTAACTCATAGTCATAATAGACTTCAGCAAACGGCTCTACTGCCATAATGCCTTTAAAGTCTGTTCTACGTAAATGTGTGACTAAAATTTTGTCACCAGTAAGTTTGTATGAAACATACATTCCTTCCTGGTAAGGAATATCGTTTGGCGGACCACTAGTCTTTGCTACAAAGACAAACAATCCTATTATTGCGAATATCGCTAATATAGGGAGGCAACCTTCGTCCATAATTCATCCGGGTTAATAATCATTGTTTTTCTTCCAGCTTTTGAAGCGTAGTTAACACAATTCCTGGTCCCTCCAGGAGTCCCGTTCCAATACGCTACCAAAATGTCACATTTATCTACCATCCACTCATTACGCTTCTGCATCGCAGCAGCAGAGTATCTATTGTCAACGTACACGACTTCGACACATTGGTCAAGTAGCTTTCTGTATTTTTCTTGACTTGGCTTTGGCCACACCTTTTCCTGCCCCACACACGGCACTGCCGCAATCACAGGAATTTCTAATTCCAGTCCAACCTCCGCCCACAGAGTGTCGATGCCGAGTGCCATACCGGAGATTAATTTTACTTTGTAGGCGTATAGGTCGGTCAATCCGCGAACCGCCTGTATATCGCGGATTACTGATCGCATGTTGGCTTTGATGCAACTATCTCGCAATTCGTTATTATAGCCACCAATCTTATTCGGTCTATGGCCAGTAACCGCAATTTCTATTTCCTTATCCCACATCTATCTGTATTCCAGCTTTTTCAAGCAAATCAATTCCATCAGTAATTCTATATTTATGTCTATAAACTACTCTTGTAATACCACACTGGATTATGATCTTTGCACATTCTAAGCAAGGACTTAATGTCACATATAATGTAGCACCATCGCAAGACTGAGAAGATTTAGCAACCTTGGCTATTGCATTGCTTTCTGCATGTAGAACTTCTGGTTTTGTAACTAATTCTTTGCTTATTTTAGTCCCGCGAGACATTTTCCATGTATTTTCATCTATCTGATCACAAATGTTTAATATGTTAGGATGATAATCGTGTCCATGTTCTGAACGATATGTTATATATTCGCAAGAATTATCAAATCCACTCGGTGTGCCATTAAATCCAATGCTGATTATTGCATTGTCTTTATATAGAACAGCTCCAACTTTAGACCTTTCGGCCTTACTAAGTTCAGACCATACTTCTGCTGTTTGCATGCAAGCATAGTCTATTTCATATTGCGACACCATTATTTGTCAAATGATTTCAGAAAAGTTTTCTTAACTAACTCGTATGCCTCTGCTTCGCTAATCTTTCCTTTTCTAGCTATAATTCTAGCCATTTTCTTAAACATGGCGTCTATCTCATAAATGAGAGCGTTAAGCCCAGCACTTATAGTAACAAGCATCATGTTGTTTTTGTCAGCGACAATATCCTGCAATTTTTGACGTTTAATAATCGTTGCTTCAGGTTCTTCACAAGATACAATTTTGTCGTCATGTTGCCATGGAGCATCATATATACGCTTAGCATGTTCGAGATCTTCCGCTTCAATTGCAATGTTTGCAAATTCCATGAGTAATGGATTATATCCGGAATTAGCGAACAATTCAGGATCTGGAACGAAATATAAGAGACGATTAGGATCGTAGCCTTTTTTCTTGCTAGTATTCTGATAAATGTAATATTTCATGTTACTCATTAAAAAACTTATCTACAGAAGCTTCAAATTCATCCTTACATTCTTGACAACGATCATTTAAGTGTACTCCATGACTACACTCTGTTACGACAGGTAGTCTATTGAATATTAAATGGTGTATAGCGTCAAATTGTCTTCGATGCTTCACATTATCCCATCCAATCAAATCATAAGCAGTTGATGGATCTATTTTAAGATGATGCCACAGGCCACATGTACAAATGCCTACATTCCATGATTGGCAATCTCCGTGACATTCATACTTGCCATCATCGTTTTTGAACCACAATTTATCTAACAGACTTTGTTCCAAAAAGTTTTTCCCACCATTTCTGTTCAAATCTAATTTTCCATCCAGTCTCTTGGCAACCCCAGCACGGCTGAAACACTCCTATGTTTGTATGATACACCGCAGGAGCTTTTGTGCAAACTGGACACGGAAAATTATGTTGTGCGACTAAGCCATCACACCAAAAGTCAAATTTAGCTAACATCAAACGATTCTCCACAGCCACAATTTTTACTTGCATTAGGATTGTTAAACCTAAAACCACGAGCTATAAGAGATTCTTCAAAATCTACCTCAAGCCCGTTTAAATATAAAAAACTTTTAGGATCACAAACTATTCTTACAGGACCACTGTCGAATACTTGATCCAATTCTCCCACAATATCTTCAAAACCTAATGTATAAGAAAAACCACTACAGCCGCCACCCTTAACACCAACACGAATCATAATTATTTTTTGAACAAAATTAGGATCGTCTCTGGCAATCCTAATTAATTCATGTATTGCTTTGTTTGTTAAGGATATCATTAAACTCCTCTATCGACACTCTTGCTTGTGTCGCAGCTTCTATAAGTTTTTTTATATTCATCCCGGCCAAATTTCTCTCGATCTTCTTTTTTTCAGCCTGCTTCAATCTTCTATCTTCTGCATTGATCTCATCAAGAAGATTTTGTGCCCACTCTTGCAAACTCATTCGATTCCAAACAATCTATATAGTATATTTCTCTTTTTTCGCCATTCATAGACAGACAAATTGTATTCTTCTAATTTATCTATCATACTTAGCCAAGTAATTCTATAACACTTATCCAGTTCTGGAATTTTACCTAAATCTATACGATAAGCATTCAGCTGCTTTTCTAATAGACCTATCTTTCTTTCTAATTCATCAACTTCACGTTGACGTTCTACTACTTTCTTCCACCATCTTCCCACGGCTTACCTTTGCCAATATCATTCAACATGTCAAGCGTTTCATGTAAACGAATCTCAATCTCTTTTCGACGCTTCGGAGATAATTTAGAATCGGCACATTGAGCCATCATTTTGTCCGCTCGGGCATCGATCCATCTTACTAGCTGCTCTACTTCCTTATTGACAACATTTCTGTTAATAGATAACAAGCTAGCTATTGTATTTAGTGCAAAGCCTGCCATCGGATTGGCGGCCGTAACTCCCTGTCTGAGTCCAGGGTTTTTCATTAATCTTTTGAAGAAATTCATTTTAATATTAACTCTAGTCGACCATTCATTATTTTCTTTATATTAGACGACTTTGTTTTGAGTCGATGGTCTACGACTCTATTATTTATAAAATTATATGTTCTTATCTTGTTACTACGATTTCCGCCATCTAATTGTTGCTTGCGATCTACATCATATTTATTGCGTTCTTTAGAGGCGTATAGTTGGGAAATTTTAGCACTTATAATTTCATAAGCATCTTTTTTATTTTGACTCTGACTTCTCCCATTTATAAATACTGTAATTCCCGTCGGGATGTGTCGCATTCTTACGGCAGAATCTGTTTTATTTTGATGTTGACCGCCTGGTCCATGTCCACGTTGTGTAGTAACTTCTAAATCTTTATCTATTATATTAACTTTGTTTTCTTGAAATAATGGGAGGACTGCTACTGAAATTGTTGAAGTATGTCGTCGCCCTCTATTTTCTGTTGGTGGACAGCGTTGCACAACATGTTTCCCAGATTCATACTTGAAAGCTTTCCACACATTCGAACCTTCAAATCGGACAATTGCTTTCCCGTTTTCCGAATGTATTATCTGATATTTAAAGCCTTTTGATTGTCCATACTTAACATACATATTAAGCATGTCCTCAACGAAGAGTTTGGAATCTTGTCCACCTTCTCCGAATTGAATTTCAACAACTAACGACTCAAAGACATCTCCTGTTTGTTTTCATTATTCAGTCCCTTCTATAATGGCCATAATTTCATCTTGTCTTACTAATATTACTTCACTATCATTGTTCAATGATGATCCAGAATATCTTCCAACAATAACTCTCATGCCCGGTCTTAAATCTGCGGTATCAATGCCATATTCGGATGCTTGTAATGATCCGGGGCCAACATCTAACACCGTTGCAATAAGTGGTTTTTCCTGAGCAGTATCAGGTAAAAGAATCCCACCTTCAGTTTTTTCTTCTGCTTTTTCTCGTCGAACGAGAACAAAATCGTTTCTTGGTTTAATTCCGTTGTTCATACTAAAAAGAAAATCTAAGTCCAAATAAAACCGAATCTCTAGACGGCACATCGCTTATGTCAGCATCAGACATATGAGTGTAACCCAATGTCCAATTCAAACCGTAAGATATCGGATAAGATAATTCCGCTCCACTTCGAAAAGATATTCCATCGTCGCCATCATCCGGATTATAGTATCCCGGGGCAAAGCTCAAATTAAGATATAAATCTTCAATGGCCATTTCGATAGGGAACATCAATCCGGCGTACCACATGTAATCATCGCCAATATCAGCATAGCCAATAATTCCCGATGTATATTTATCGCTTTCTCTCAGCTCAACTGATCTATGAAAGTTATCGTCTTTGTATTCATGTCCAGCGGCAAGGTTAATAGAACTACAGGAGATAAGACCTAATAAAATTGGGGCAATAAGTTTATTTATCATTTTTCTCCTTGTAATCTTTAATTGCAGCCTTAATTGCATCTTCTGCCAAAACCGAACAATGAATCTTTACCGGGGGTAGGCTTAGTTCTTCAACGATTTCAGTATTTGAAATATTAGCAGCTTCGTCAAGACTCTTTCCTTTGATCCATTCAGTCGCAAGCGACGAACTAGCAATTGCGGATCCGCAGCCAAACGTTTTAAACTTTGCATCAACAATTGTATCAGCTTCTACTTGAATTTGGAGCTTCATCACGTCACCACACTCAGGAGCACCTACAATTCCAGTACCCACATCTTCAGAATCTTTATCGAGCGATCCAGCATTCCGAGGGTTGTTATAGTGATCTAATACTTTATCTGAGTAACTCATTCAACTTTTCTATTAACTTAGGTACTTGATGTTCCAAAATAAACACCGACTCATGTCCAACTAGATCATCTTTTTCACAAGGTTCAGGAGTTTCTCCAAATGGAGTCCAACCCCACGAAAGCTCGACCACACGTTGTTTCCCTAATGGATGAGGAACTGGTTCTTTGTCTTTATTATAGAATGCCTCTCCGTTTTCATTAACGTCCAATCTCCCAACTAACTCATCTAATTCAGAATAGTCTTCTACTTCGCCCGTGAACCTAACTTTTATATCCCAATACATATCTAATCCACCCATACATATCCTTGTTCAGGAACTTCACCTTGTTTTTCATATTCTCGGACATCTTTATTGAAAATCACAAGAATATCCTTTTGCTTAAGATAATCTTCAAGAGATATATATTTGCCATATCTAGGAAACTCTGTACATACTTTGTATCCTTCGGCAGGCTCCTCGTTTGCTTCCAAGTAGAAATGATCTCTCCAATATGAGTCATTGCTCATATCTTTATAACGACCCGTATTAGGATCTCTTTCATGATGAAGTGTTTTGCAATTTCTATGATATCCAGTAAGTTGAGAAAGAAATTCATGACTTGAAACGGAGTAGTCTTCTCCGCAGCATGTACAGCTTACTTTATGAGGAGAATGACCAAATCTATTGTAGAAAATTACTTCAGCTTGTTCTTCATTATCCGCTTCAATGTAAATACATTCGTATGGTTCTTCTTTACATCCACCACCACTATGCATATCCAAAAATTGCGTCCACATTATACTTTCTCCGTTAAATAAACATGTTGTTCGATATAATCTCTATCGTCTTTAAAGATAGGAATTTCAGTGTTAACCTTACAATTTCCAGTTACACATATTCCACGTTTTTTCCAAGTATCTAAGGCACCCCAATTGATACCTCGTTCAATAAACATCATATCTTGCATTTCGTTACAGCTTTTACCATGTAGTTCATTGTGACTGAATAGAGATTGAGCTAACATGCTAACACTATTTCGCGTAGCATCTTGTTGTCTCCAAATAAAATAGTTGCAAACTTCTTCTTTTGGAAGGTTGAATACTCGTGCATCAAATTGTGCACGTCTAATTGGATTTCTATATTTTTCTAGTGCGTGATTTGCAAAAAACTCATTAAAAGAGTTCGATGCAATTGATGCAGAAATAGACACCATTTTTTGGATATTATATCCAAACCATGCATCAGTTTGGAGCGTATCATAATCCGTAATCAACACGGACACTTCATCGCTTTGAGTATAAACAAATTTTGCTCCCTGAATCTCATTAAAAAGATCGTGAGCGACAACCGTCATGGCTGCACTCATTTGTGTATCGAAGGGCTTATCGAATTTACTTCGTTTAGTAAGAGTATGAAATGCTCTCCCGTCCACACGAAGAATAACTGGCATACGACGAATAAGAACGTTGCGAACAACATTTTCGTAACCCTTCATTCGATCTCCTAAAGAGGTCTTATCCATTAGAAATCCTCCGGATATTCTATATACATGCCTTCATATTCGTAATCGCTACGTTCCTCTAAAAACATGTAAGCTCTAACTAAATCATTGGACTCTACGATTTGTCTAGCCGTTGTTTCATCTTTGCGAACATAACGTTTACGACGCTTAACTCCTGCGTATTCAGCAGCAGCTTGATTGTCGTCATCGTCTTCTTCGTCCCAATACCAACCCTCATCAAGACGCTCTTTAATGATTTTTATAGCCGCACGACAGTAATCCTCTTTAGTATTACATATAAAGTAACGATTACCATGTTTCTCTCTAAACACAAGAATGCCTGATTCAGACAGTCTGCGTTCTAGGTATTTTGGAAATTTTATTGTCTTTTGATCCATGTCTTTTCTTTAAAGTTGTCTATGTGATAGTTTACGAAGTTGTAGTAACTTGATCTACAATGTGTTTCTCTAACAGTGCTATTACATTTTGGACATTCTATATTATACTCAGGATTCTCTCCGCTTGTCCAATAATCTCCACCTGTACAACTATAAGGCTCAACATAATATTCCACAACTTGAACAGTTAATTTGCTAATTGCTGTCCCTTTTCCACACGAAGGACATTTCCATTTACGATTAGAACGTAAACGTTCTTTCTGTTCTTGCAAATCTTTGATCTGCTTATCAATTTCAGCTTCAGCCGGCGTCCAAGGTAATTCCATATCTTTCTCTTTCATCATCACTCATCCCAAAACGTTCAAGTGCTTCCCTCGTGTGACTCACGGTCACATCTCCACCAGCCATTCAGTCCCACCCTGTATAATCACAGCCTGCGGCTAAGTTAAAATACCGGCCGTCAGAAAGACGACCATAAACAATCCAGGTTGGTCCGTCATTCTCGCCTTCTTCTATACCATAAATCTCAACAACGTCCTCACGAACAAAATGATCAACAGGAGTATTTTCCTCTGTTAGAACAGCGGAAACATTGGGAGTCCCATCGCGACTCCATGGACCATCTTCACCATATTCTTCTACGCCCGCATACTCAAACGCTTTAGCCCAACTATATCCTTCAAGCTCTTTCAACATACGTCCCATTCCTCGATAATCCAAACTTCTTCTTGGTATTCTGGGTCACCCGCCTCAAATCTACCATGACTTATCCACTTATTTTTATCTTTCTCATGTTCAACTCTAAACAAACCATCTGGCCAGCGTTCTTTATGTAACGCAATCTCTTTTTTGATGTCCTCTTCTACAAACCTAATTGCCCAATCAATATCTCCAAACACCTTTAAATTATGCGGTGTACACTCGTAATCTTCAAAACCTTTTCTTACCATGTATACTTTCATGTCCACATATATTTTGAAACGTCAATTAGTCTTTTACAATTAGCTTCGAGGAGTTCTCTATTTTTATCTTCAAGCTCAAGAGCATTGTCTGGAGTAGGTTCTAAATTCCACGGATAATCATCGTCATACTCTTTAGTCCACCATCTATAAAGATCTAGTATCTCGTCATGAATTTCTCTATCTTCCTCCCTGTGGAACCAGTCAACTATACCCTCTTTTTTAGCAGGATACATCTCTTTTTCAACAAAATCACAAAGAACTTCAAACATAACATGCGGAAGAAGATGAGAACGATCACACCAAGTATGACCTAGTTTTCTAGGTTTAACGGTAGTATAGCGTTTCCATGCCCAGCATTTGAACTTATACCAAAGTTGATGAGGTCGTTTTTCATACGGAACTATGCGATAATATTTGAATAAAATCTTGATCCAAATAGTATCAGCATCTTTCATTGTCATGTTACATTTGATACAGACCTCGCCGTCTTCATCGTCGTTCCAATCATACTCACAAACTTCAAATTCGCTTTTTGGGCACTTATATCTAGTTAGTCTTACCATTATCAAACACGTCAAAAAACTTAGATTCTGAATTATTCTTCCAAGGAATTTTCTGTTCAATAGCTTGAATTATTGCTGAAACTTCTGATGCACGTATTTCTAACGACCGCATTTCTCCTTTACGATCATTATAATCATCTCGACGTTTCCTCAACCATTGAAGCAGTTCATCCATACTTCTATGGTACTAGGAACATGCAGATTGTCAAATCATTTCTAGCGTTTTGTCGTCGAGATTAAATTCAACAAAGCTAACTTCGCATGGTAAAGTTCAAGTTCCGAAGGTTTTGCGTCAATATTATGTTCATTAAGAAACGGGAACATTAGCATTTTTTCCGCACCAGCAGGAACAACTATATCACCAGTTGCTGCTCCGTCAACTTGAAAACTATTGATTACATGAGGAACTCCCAAGGCATGACCAATTTCATGCATCGCAACAGCCCTCGCCAAATCTAAGTCATCAGATATTTTAGCAACATTGAGAGTCAAGGTGTTGCTTCCTTCAAACCACGCTCCCACTCTAGATGGGTCTAAATCATTCTCTACCATTTCAACAATAATAACGTTTTTTCTAGAAAGAGGAGATAACAGAGGAAACAGTTGTGTGAAATCTTTATTTTCAACGAAGACGGCAGCCTCAATTGGCAAATCAACAGTCCAAGCACTAATGGCTTCCTCTACAGCCTGGGCCACAACCGGATATTGTTCTATTTCACTTGTAAAAAGCACAAACTCAATTCGTATAGAGAACTCTTGGTCAGTATCGGCAGCTGGGGGTGAGATAAAAACTACTTCCGTGTTGTTAGACTGGCCAGCACACCCACACAAAAGTAAACCCGTTAAAATTAATGACAGCAGCCTCATGGCCACCCCTCCTTTCCCAAGTATATAGTAAAGAACACAAATTACTATATAACAATACGCTAAAACAAGAAAAAGCTGGAAAAGGGAAAAATAACAGCATATATGCCTTATACACTATAGCTTGGCTGTGAGTCCTTGATTTTCCGCCGTCCTTCTTGGCTCCGGCCCTAATAAGCTATTGAGCTTATAATGACATCAAAACAACAAAGTGTACATAGGTTTCTATGAAAGCAAAAGTAATCCGAGAGAACACCTTGGCAGAAGCTAACTTACGTCTCACTAAGGACGTTCAAGTAGGCTACTTTAAGATAGTAGGAATTGGTCCTAACACAATCGAGAGTTGCGAAGGAAATGTAGAAGAGATCCGGCAGATACTAGTAAAACAGCCCGGATTTTTTATTTTAAGCGACTCGCAGGAAGACATGCGAGAAACGCTACATCAACTAGTTGACAAATTTTGTGATGCGTTGGAGGTTAAAACATCATGAATCAAAGAATTAAAAGAAGTGGTAAGGGAAAAGGCAATCGCACAGATTTTGTCGGTGTAAACACCGGAGGTCTGCAAAGTCGTATGACACCCAAAAAATCTGATGTTCAGATTCCGCAAAAAGCTACCGGCGAGCTGCCTGAGGAAAAAAATTTACAAGGTCTGGCAAAAGCTTCTCCTAAATTTAAACCAATTGAAGCTCCGGTTGAAAAAGTTAGTGCAGAAGAGCAATCTAGAATCTTAGAAGAGCAGGCTGAAGTTGTTTCAGTCGAACTAGATGACGACGATGTTGGAGAAGATCTTGACGTTAACGACATTTTGGACAGCCTTGAAAAAGAAGAAGACTAGTATTAAATGACTGCGATAGCACTAAGTGGACTACCTGTTTACAGTGAGATCACAGACATTGTTGAGGCTCTGATTAATACAGAAGGGCGTAGATACCCAATTCCTGGAATGGATCATGAAGATATTGCCCAGGAAATTAGGCTTGAATGTCTTAGAGTGATGCAACACTATAATCCAGAACGCATTGGCCCTTCCCCATATAGATTTTTGCAGGTTTGTATTAGAAATTATTTGTATAACATGCGGAGGGGGATTTACGTTCCAAATAACCCTCCGTGTGTTAGATGTCCTATGTGGGACAGAATGAATAAGACATGTTTGGTTGACGAAATTGGCTGCGACAAGATTGTTCAATATAGACAGAATATGGCAAAGAAAGCAGCCTTAAAGAAGCCAGCATCTCTTGAAATTGATGTTTATGATAATAATGGCGATTCGAGCATAGATGCCGTAATGCTTGACGAAAGCATACGAGAGGCACTACCAGACCACCTCATTTCCTATTATCAGCAGATGATTAATGGCGAGCAGGTTCCGCCACGAATTAAACGACAAATTCGCAGTTTAGTTAAAGATATACTTAAAGACGATGCCTAAGATATTTCCTGACGATCAAAGAGATGAAGTAATTCGACTACATGAACAGAAGTTGAATTATACCGATATAGCAAAAAAAATGGCTGCTCGATATCCCGATCATTGGGATTTTAAAAACGCTCATCGTGCGGCATCGAAGATTATTAAAGAGCACAGAAATCGCCTTGTATCTGTAGTAAAAGATACTGAAAAAACTCTAGACGAGATGACTCGTGAGGAGCGTTTCGGTTTCATTCAGTCTAAACTGAAAAATACTCCTAGATTTAAAATGGCGTTTCGGAATTTTACTAATGACGAAAAAGAACTGTTTGTTGATGAATATCTTTCTATTTTGAAAGAAACAGATAGTTTGACTTCTGCTGAGGAGCAAATGTTGTTCACCGGGATTTTTGAACTTATATTAGCATTTCAGGCTATTGGCAGAAAACAAAGAGAAGAAGATCTTTATCAGAGAACAATAAATGGAGAGTTTCAAGAAGGTGATGCTCAGTTTAGAAGATTTGTTGATGATAAATATCAGAAAGAATACGATCAGCATATGAAGCTTTATCAAAAAACAATGACCGAGCTGAAAATGTCGAGAAAAGAACGTCTTGATAAAGTTAAAACTGAGCGTAGAACGCTTGTAGATTTGGCCGAGGAGCTATCTAGTAAAACAGCTCAGGCCGATGCGGCTGCACATATTGAAGAGTTATCGAAGTTACGGGATGAGGAATTAAAGTCCATGATTGAAAATAAATATATTCATGGAGTGTTTGAGGATTAGGTATGAAAATAGCAATGCTGTATGCTGCGTGGGATGGAGAGGGCTGGTCTACTCCTATCGGAATTCACAATGAGCTTTTGTCTCGCGGTCACGAAATAAGACAGTACAATTTATATCATGATGATGGAGCGTTGCTCCCTGGTCGGAATATTAGAACGTATTCAGCACAGTGCTTAAACAAGCTTAAAAATGATATAGAACAGAATATATTTACGCCGGATGTAGTTTTCCAGATGGATTATGGCGTGTTTGATGCTGGTCAACTCGATAAAAGATATTTTCCTAATACAGTCTGGGTTATGGAAGCGGGAGATGAGCCTCAATCTCATCGTATGAATTTTTCCAAAGCTCATAAATTTCACGCCGTTTTAAGCCCAGACTATCCTTCATATGAGAGATACATTCAATCTGGATTGATAGCGGATTGGTGGACTCATCATGCAGATACTAGAATTTTTCATCCCAGAGACGACGTGTCGGAAGTTTTTGATTGTGTTACTACATGTGGGCCACGAGGCAATGGTCTTACTAAGAAAGTAGAGAAAGCTCTTAAAGGAAGATTTAATAACGAACGTTATTTTTTTGGAATGGAGCATGGTAAGAGACTTTGTATGGGTAAAATGGTGTTTCAATGTTCTCAGCATGGCGAAGTAACTCGTAGGGTATTTGAGGGCATGGCTTGTGGCAAGATGGTTATTGCAGATCGTCTTCCGGAACAAACCCGCATGCACGAGCTGTTCGTTGATGGGGAAGATATAGTGTATTATGATAATGCTGATGATGCTATAGATAAAATTAATTATTACTCAAATAACGACGAAGAGAGGTTGCGTATTGCAAAAAATGGGATGGAAAAAGTTTGGCAAGAACACTCTCAGATACAACGTGTTGACGCTTTAGAAAGAATAATTGAAGAATGCAGAATGTTAGTATAAGTAAAGATCAGCTTGAAAAAATAGCTCAAGAAAACGACAAAATTGTTTTGAAGACAGGATTGGCAGTGCAAAGAGTTGATAAGATTCATAAGGATTCTGCTCTGTTTCTTGATGCTTTTCCGACGTTTCTGTTGTGTGGAACAAAAGAGGAGATTAAAGCACAACTGATAAAAAATCTGGATGCAATGCTTGATGCCGTATAATGACATCATCTCATAAACATCTTAGTCCTAATCAAAAAAAATGGGACTATTCTGTACAAAAATATAAAAGCTTGGAAAATCCTTTTGAGGAACCAAGTTTGTTTTCCATTCTTTTTATTGCGTGTGGTAGACCTCAAATAACTAAAAGATGTCTTCTATCTTCTTTGGATTCTGTTCTTAAATATACTGATGATGTTGAATGGGTCTTTATAGAGAATGGAGAATGTGATGAAAACTATCAACTTTTTCAAGAACTGGACCTAGAGAGAAAAGTAGTTGTAAGACAGAAAAATTATGGAATTAATCATGCCCTCAATCAGGCGTGGGCATTGTCTCGCGGCCAATGGTGTTTGATTCATGAGAATGATTGGGAATGTAGACTGTCTTTGGATTTCTTAAGAATAGCAAAGAGTGTTTTTCTGGAGAAACCTGAGGTTGGCATCTTACAACTTAGAGCAGTTAATGATCCTAACGAAAATTGGGGATATGGTAAGCCTGATTACAGTCCATGGTCTTCGTCTGATCAAGCTTTGTCAAAGGCAGGTATTAAGGTTTGGAGAGAACAGACTTCTGATGGCCACACATACTTTGTATCTCATTTTCCTAATGGATTTAATAACAATCCAACTATCATAGCTAAAAGTTTGTACACAGAATGCGGTCCATATCCAGAGCCAGAACTGGGAACAGATCCTAGACATGGAGAAACATTGTATCAAAATAAGGTTGCTAAAACTGATTGTGCTGTTGGACACATTGGTCTTGAACTTTATTTTCACTGCGGACAACAAACGACAAGTCCTATTTGAAGGAGAAAAAAATGATTAATATTGGAGACAGAATTCGTGTTGATGGAAGAGAAGTTACTATTGAGTCAATTTGGTCTCAGGGTGCTCATAAACGTTTTAATTTAAGTGATGGAACGTCTTCTTTGGATCTGCATACAAATCCAGGTGTTGAAGTTCTTCAGAAAAAAGAAACCCCAAAAGAAACTCGTAAATGGCAATGGCCGAATCTGCCAGTCGATAGAAACAAAAATGATGAGGTTGATGAATTAGGAGTGTAATGCCACCTAAGCCTATTTTAATAATAGATACTAGAGAAAAAATTCCCTGGGATTATGATGGGGATGATTCTTTTGCTGAAATCAAGTCTAAGAAACTTGATGTTGGAGATTATTCTATTGAGGGCATGGAAGATATTATAGTAATCGAGCGTAAAGCAGGAGCAGACGAACTCTATAATAATTTTGGTCAAAAGGGCGGAAAGCGTATTTACGCTGAAATTGACAGGATGAAAGATCATAAAATCAAGATTATTATTGTAGAGCAGACTCTTGAAGAGATATTAGATCCCGAGTCTTATTATGTGAATATATCTGGAAAAAATAGATTTAGTAAAAGAATGCCACCAGCTGTTGTCGCGTCTAATTTAAATGAACTTATGTTGAAACATGGGGTTCAGGTTATATTCGCTGGATTTAAAGCTCAGGCTACAGCAAAAAATCTGTTGCTTAAAGCATATGAATTGCATCGCAAAGGTAAATTGTGAATTTAACTTCGGGACAGATCAGACGTAAAAAAGGGAAAAAATGGGAAACTGTTTTTACTCGCGATGATGTTGTCGAGGTTCTTGAGTCTCAAATTCCTACGCAATCTGTGTTTTACGGAGCACAATTTTCTCTTTCGTGGTTTGTTGAAAAGGTTCTTAATAACCAACAAGGAAAACCTCTAAAACTCGAAGCGTTTCAAGCCGTGATGCTTGACATGCTTTGGAACAAAAAATTTCCTATGGTGATTGCAAGTCGAGGAGCTGGCAAATCTTTCATCTTGGCGGTTTATGCTTTAATTAGGGCAATCTTAGTTCCTGGATCGAAAGTTGTTATTGTTGGTGCGGGATATAGACAAGCTAAAGTTGTGTTCAAGTATATTGAGCAATTGTACAACTCTAGTCCACTTATTCAAGAGGCAATTCGTCATCAAGGTGGTCCGAAGTATGGATCTGATTCGGCTACTTTACAAGTAGGACTTTCGTATATTAAAGCACTTCCAATTGGAGATGGAACGAAGGTTCGTGGTGAGCGTGCAACAGTGCTACTAGCCGATGAGTTCGCATCTATTCCAGAAGATATTTTTAACCATGTTCTTTCACCATTTACAGCTGTTCATGCTAATCCAGCTGAGCGAGCTGAAACAGTGCGTTTTATAAAGCGTATTAAGAAACTTGGTGCTTCAAAAGATCTTGTTACGTCTATTGAAGATACGCAAGGTTTTGGAAACCAAATTGTTATTTCTGGTACTCCGTCTTATAAACATAATCACTTTTATCATCGTTATAAAGCGTATTTAATGTTTATTAATTCTGGCGGAAATCTGCGAAGTCTTCGTCGTGCTCTTGAAGAGAGAGCACTTCAAACCACCGGTAAAGCTGACAGTATATCTGAAAAAGATGTGAACAGCATGATTAGAACTTGGAAACATTATGCTGTGTATCAATTGCCGTATTATGGTCTACCTGAGGGATTTTTGGATGAAGATAATATTCGTTCAGATAGAGCAACATTTCCTAAGTCCAGATTTGCTATGGAGTATGAAGCTCAATTCCCAGATGATTCCGATGGTTTTATTAAGAGATCATGGATTGAACGAGCGACACCTTCTCCAACACCCGAAGATCCCGGAGTTAAGCCAGTTTCTGTAGAACTCTATGGAGATCCTAGAGCGACATATGTAATGGGCTTGGACCCCGCTAGATGGAATGATAACTTTGGGTGTGTGGTTTTGAAGCTTACCCCAAGGGGGAAGGAGCTTGTTTATTGTACTGCTTGGCGGAGAGAAGAATATACGATTTCAGCAAAGAAGATTAGAGAGATATGTAAAAGATTTAATATTTCTTACATATGTATGGATAAGGGCGGCGGCGGAGATGCTACATATGAATGGTTATGCAAGAAGCAAGATGACGTAGATGACTCAGAACTTATTTGGTTAATTCCAGATCAATTGGAAAATAAATCTGATCTCTCTGCTCCAGGTCGTAATATTCTTGAATTCGTAAACTTTGCTGGAAATATTCCGGCTGATCTTGCTCACTCTGTGGAAGCTGCGATCGAACAATGTGAGATTTTATTTCCTGATCGAGCAGATGAATTAGAGATTCATAATCAGTATTGTAGACATTTTAATGCTGAAGAATTGAACGATAGAGAAAAATTGGAATTGCAAAGAGATATTTGGGGGTTGGATGAGTGGGAAGCAGCTCAAGAAGATGAAGATTCTCGTATGGGAGTGATGCAGCATATAGACGAATGTATTAATGAGACCTGTGCGATCGTTAGAACAGTTAGTCCAAAAGGAACGGAATCGTTTGATTTACCCAAATTATCTGAGCAGCCAGAGGGACTTGATATGCGTAGACGAGACCGTTGGACCGCTTTGTTGCTGGCTAATTATGCAGCTAAAATTTATCTAGGCCATGGTCATCGTAGAAAAAGCGTAATTGGTGCTCAGCCAGGCAAACCAAGAAATTATTCTGCGAGTGCTCGTCATCGAGGAGCTGGTCAAAGACGTGGTGCAGCAGCATGGTTTAATCCTCATTAGTGTAATCTAATATAGTTACCAATATATTGGAGGGATATAATGTCCGAAGAAAAGCCTAACGTTGAAGTGAGTAAAGACTTAGAACATTTAGTTTCTAAGTTTGCTTCTGCACAAACTATGCTTAATGCTACTAACAGGTCTAATGATCAAAATAGATCTCAGGCGTATTTTTATGGAAACTTAGGTGATAGTATTGAACGTAGGTTTTCTGGCGATGGTTATAGTCTGCTAGGTGGCGGGAATGATTATTTCCAGGGGACCTATGGCACCGGTGGTACTTGGCAGGCTTCTGGATATGGTAATTATTTTGGTGCTGGGCTTTTGAACGGCGACGGCCGAATGTTTTCTGGTGTCCATAATAATGGTCTCGGTGGGTTTCAGTATTTAAAAAGATTTTCAACTCATTCGGCCTTTAATCACTCAGTTATAGCTCAGTGTATGTTGGCATACTTGGGCTATGGTGTGGTACGCAATATTATTGATTTGTACACTGATTTCGCCTGTGAAGGTCTTGAGATTTATCATACAGACAAAAGTGTTGAAAACTTTTATAAAGCGTGGGCAAAGAAGGTGGGTTTAAAAGAACGTATTCATAGTCTTTTCTCTAACTTGTTTGTTGGCGGCAACGTTTTTTGTCATCGTAGATGGGCAACCTTATCTGAGTCCGAGATAAGAACGATGAAAAGAGCTAGAGCAACAGAGATATATGGAGACATGTTGATTGCTCGGGGAGAAGATGAAGATGAAGTTATTGAACCTCAGACAGATGAGAGCTTGATTAATTGGCATCTCTCGAAGAAAGAGGTTCATATTAGAGATGATTCTAAGAACGGAAAAGCTGCTGGAGAAGCTCCGAGTCCTCGCTTTGACGAAGAACCAGAAGTAAGCAATAAAATACCTTGGGGCTATACGTTCCTCAATCCTTTACAGATGGAAATTCGTGGTCGTAAAATTAGAGGCGAGCATTATTGGGTAATGGCGATCGATAAGAAAGACACCATGGAAATATCCAAAGGATATAATATGGGAACTTATCAGGATCTGGGAAAAACCGAGATTAATCTTCCTAAGGAATTCGTCAGTAGAATCTCCAAGTATAAGGGACGTGGAGCTGGATATTTTGCTGAAGTGAAGTTATCTAATAATGAATTGAGTGTTATTCAGGCTCCAGGAAAATGGGATTGGTTTGATTGGGCTGTACCGTTTGTATACCCAGCATTGAGAGCTTTGCATTTTAAGGACTGTTTGAGAAACATGGAAATTAGAGCATGCCAGTCCGTAATTAATTCGATCTTTCTTTTCAGACTTGGTAAGCTTCAAGAAGGTATGCCTGCTGAAGATGAACATTTTGAACGCTTGGCTGATATGTTGCAGCAGCCTGGCCATATGATGAATATTCTGTGGAATGAAGCTATTGATGCAGAGGTCATTCAAGCTGATGTAAAAGGAATTTTTGATACCAACAAACACGAGTCTGCTGATAAAGATATCTTAACAGCACTTGGAGTGCCAGAAGTATTGCTTGGTGGTAAGGGCGGAAACTTTTCAAATTCGTTTATTGGTGTCGCCACCGTTCTTGAAAAACTTGAGTCGTATCGCGACCGGGTGATGGAATGGTTGATGGGTGAACTGAAGCTTATTGCTGATGTAATGGGGTTCAGAAAACTGCCAGAGATTAGATTTGGAAGTACAAGCTTGGTTGATAAGAAAGCTCAGCAAACATTTTTGATGGGTCTTTATGATAGAAATATTATTTCTGCTGACACGCTGCTTAGAAATGAAGCTAACACTACGGCGGAAATGGAAGCATCGAAGTTGAAACAAGAAAAGAGTTTGCGAGGCAAGAATGTGTTTGAACCTCGTGGTCCATTTATTAAAGAGCCTAAAGCTCCTGGTGCAGGTCCAGCTGGATCTAAGCCAACTCAGCCAAACGGCAGACCAGGAAACTCGTCTACTGGTCCTACAGGAAAACAAAGTAATCCTAGAGGACCGAAGGGTCAAGGTTTGGCTGTGAGTTTAGAGTCTCTTGAACAATATCATAATATGAGTGATTTGTTGCAGGTTCATGGAAGAGAAGTGTTAGATAAGATTGAGTCTTATTGTAGTAATCAGTTATTGCGTGCTCGTGCTCTTGAAGATGGACGAATTAAGCACATTAAACAGCTGAAAAAGGACGAGAAAGAAAGATTAGAAAATCTTATCTACAATGTTTTTAGTCATATGCCGGCGGCACCTGAAAATGATTACACAGATGACTTTATAGTACAGATGCTACAGTCTGATGCTGCAACCAGTATTAAGGCTGATGTATTGGAAGTTTATACAGATAAAATTGCTGAGTATAGTAGATCTTATGGTAAATCTCCTTCTAGAGAAATGAGGCGTCAGTTTATTGTTTCTGCTTGGACTCAGCGTGCACTCATGAATCACTTAATGCAAAAACCCGACATTTTAACGGCAAGTTAGAGTATTACATATTATGAGTAGTAGAACCACCGCTAAAATTATAAAAAAAGGATCTCAATGGTGCGTCGTTTCCGAAGATGGAAGCAAAAACCTTGGTTGTTCTGATTCAAGAGAAGGTGCTGAAAAGAGACTTAGACAAGTTGAATTTTTTAAAAACAAAGGGCATGCGATGAGTTACGATGAATTATTTGAGAACCTTGGGAAGGTTTCCTCTGGATATAAAATTAGCGAAGATAAAAATAAAACGCTCATTGCGGGCGGAACAATTGCTGGTCAGCTTTCTCCTAATGTCTTAGACACTAAAGAGCATTTTCCAGTAATTACTGAAAATCAAGCTATCTCTTCAATGAAGAGAGCTATGGCATTGACGGAGGCTCCAGTTTGGTACAACGGCAATCTGGAAGGTCTTCGTAATGAAGTATACGCGGGTGTAGCTATTAATCATCCGGGTTTAAATATTAATGTATCTATTCCAGTTGATCAAGCTCTCGCTCTTTCTGATGGGGAGCAAGAGGCCGAAACTCAGAAAAGCGACATTAAGGATCCAGCCAATGTTGCAACCGATAAAGTCCCACAGGTAAAGCGTCCTACATTAGCAGCAGCTCTTGCAGAGGAAGCCGCTGATGATGATCGTAGAAAGGTTATGGCTGGAGATCTCATGGTTATGCTTGAGAAACAAAAGGAAGCATTAGACAATGCAATGAAAGTTGCAAAGAGATTAATGAATAAGGGGCTTTCAGCAGAAGAGTTTGAAGGACTTGTTTCCTTTTTACAGGAGGATGTTCTTCGTGCTCTTTTAAGTCAGGGTGTTACAGCTTCTTCGAGAGATGATGATACTGATCGTCGTCAAGAGCTTATCAATCGTCTGAAAGGCGATAATGAATAAGCGGTTTGTTGATACTGTTGCGGTTTTGATGAGGCTCCGACGTGAAAAAGCGGAGAATAACCCATTTCGAAATCCTCAGAAGCCGACAGATGGCGGGAAAAAAAAGGAGAAGAAGAAAAAAAGGAGCTATTGATGGCAGCTGATCTCAATTCTGGTTTTAGTAATAATATTAATATTGTAACTGTTCGTACTCAGGGAGTTAGTTTACAAAAACTAACCGATAGATCAATTGATTTAGATGGTGACGGCAATAAAGAGCAAATTAGTATTACTCATGTTTCTGGCCATGCAGTTGGAACACCAAGTGCTCCAGGCGGAAAGATTCGAGAAACGGTTACTACTCCAGCTGGGTTTAACAGAACTATCGTTCAACAGCCTGTTGAAACTGATGGTGGTGTCAATATCACTGGATCTGAGTTTACTGAAGGGGTTGACTAATGGATACTGCTAATGAGGGACTTCGTAGACAAGAGTTTGGTCGTCTAAAAGATAAGCTTGATGACCAGAAAGGTATTCAGATAGATCATTTTTCTGATGCTCTTGAGCGGGCTGGCGTGAAAGCTGATGAGACGGAGCATATTAGCGTAAATCCGCCTAAGACCGATTTGTGGCCACGTATGCCCGGAAGCAGCGATGATGGGGATCCATATAGCTCTTCTGTTAAACCAGAAGGCGTAGCTGTTTGGTCTAAGCCTCCGGCCACCAAAGAAGAAGAAGCGACGTACTATGGTGTTCATATTCACGATGAGTCAAACCCTCTTGGATTGCATACGCACGTTCCTGGTGGGACTCCGGGTGGCGGTCATAGTCATGGTCCTCAAAATAGATTAGGTGTTCATCACCATCGTACGGATTCTCCAGACATGGTGCAGCTTGATGGTCCTCACACTCATGAAGGATGTAATTTTCCAGATGGTGGTCATAATCATGCACCGTCTAATTTTGGATAGAGTTTTAGTGTATTCTAAAAAATAGACATGTCTAACTTAAGAAGAAATAAAACATATCTGGTCTCTAAGGCTGAATTAGTTGAACCTAATTCAGATGTTTTCCGTGCCGTTGCCGCATCTATCCAGGAAAAATATGGCATGGATCTTAAACCCCAAATGGATTTGCTTTATATGCGGTCTTGTTTGGTTTCGGCGGGGCTTAAGGCGGGAATAAATGATAACGATGATATTTTTACCAGAGAAGAGGCTTGGGCGGCTAGACATTCTCCGGTATTTAAGCCTTTTAACTGGCAACATCAAGATAAAGATATTGTTGGTGTTATTTACAGCGTTGAAGCAAGAGATCTAAACGGTAATGTTTTAGATTTTAGTGACAACAGAGTTCCGGATCAAGATTTTGATCTTTGGACTGAGGCTGTAATTTTTAGATTAATTCATCCTGATCGAGCGAACGAAGTTGAAGCTCGTGCTGCCAAGAATGATTTATACGTCTCCATGGAAGCATGGTTTGATGATTATGGGTATGGCATATGTGATGAAAACGGGAAACTTGATAAAATTGTTGCCCGGAATGAGAAAACTAGTTTCCTTGATAAGCATTTGCGTGCTAGCGGAGGAGCTGGTTTGTTTGAAGAAAAGCGGATCGGTCGAGTTCTACGTTCTATCACCTTTGGAGGGTGTGGTTTAGTAGACCGTCCCGCAAATAAACGTTCTGTCATTTCTGATGTAACGGCTGGGACGTTTGATACTGACCCCGTAGAAGTGGTTGATATTGAATTCTTACTTCAAAAGGTAATGGAATCTGACTCTACAATGGAGGAAACTTTAATGAATACTCAGGCTAATCAAAAAGATACTAAGGCTGAGATTGCAGAAACAGTAGGCGAAGTGCTCGATCAACGTGAGAAAGTACAAGCTGATCGTCAAGCAAAAGCAGCATTAGAGGCTCGTGCGGCTGAAGCCGAGCAGAAAAATAAAGAGCTTGAGCAGCAAGTTTCCGATCTATCTGAAGCAAATGAAACAAAAGAAGCGGAGGTCCAAGCACTGAATGAGACGCTAAATCGCTTTAATGAGGTTGTAGATAACCTTGTTGAGAGTGAGCAGGCTGCTGCCGGTGCCACTGGTGATACTCCTGCGGAAATTGCGGCTATTGATGGTGCTAAGGATGGTGAAGGAGCTTTTAGAGCAAAGATGTCATGGATTGAAAAATCCTTGGCTTCCCTACGCTCTCGTGCTGCTAACGCTGACAAATTGGAAGCTGAACTAGTTGAAGCTGCCAAAATCGTTCGTGAAAATGAGGTTCGTGCTATGTTTGCCAACGTTCTTCCCGAAGAAACAGTTGATGCTCTTGTAGCTCGTGCTTCTGCTCTCAGTGATGAGGATTATGAGCTTTGGCGTGATGAAAAAGAGCTGATGGCTCTTGACATGACTCAAGCTGCTGATCCTGAGCTGAAGGAAAAAATGAATAAAAAAGGTAAAGAAGGTGCTAAGGAGGAGAAAGAAGCTCAGGCTTCTGATTTGTTCCGTGCTCTTCTTGAAAGACGTAGATCTGAAGGGATGGAAGCTGACCCAGGGACTCCAGGTGCGGAACCGCACTTGATTAATCCTCCAGGTGGGGATGGTCTAAAGTCTGGCGTAAATCCTGGTGGATTGCGTACTCCACGCCACAAAATCGCAGGTAGTGCTGCCGGGAACGACCTCGAAGCCGTGCTTGAGAATGCTCAAGCCGAGGACGACGTTAACCTTGCCGGTGCTACTCAAGCGGGTGGTGAGGAGAATGGTGTTAGTCCGTTCCGTAGCTTAGCTGCGGAGATTACGGGCTATGGCAAGGAAGATGAGGATCCGGCTTCTGAGAAGCCGGGATTTGATCCTGTTCAGTAATTAAAGGGAGATAAAACTATGGCTCTACAAGGAAGTCGCCAAGTATTCCATACTAATGTGGATTGCACTGTCTCCGGTGTTGCTGAAAGAGGGGGCATCTTGTCTTACGTTCCTGGCGTTAATGGCCTTTGTGCATATGCCGATGCTACTGCCGTTTCTGGTGCTTTGTCCGGTCCAGCCGGTCTATTGCTAGATGATGTTGAAGACATCAACTACTTCAGAAACCCAGAGTATCGTCAACGCAACGTTGTACCTAAGGGTAGCGTTGTTGGTATTGCAACTGAGGGCGAATTTCACACTGATCAAGTCGAGCAGAACCTGCCGACTGGTGAAAGCGTTGGAACGTATGCACCTGGTGATACCCTGTATCTAGCAGACAACGGACAAGTTTCTAGAGACAATGCTTCTGGAGCAACCGGCACGGCACGCCCGACTGTTGGTAAAGCTCTAAGTGCTCTCGGATCTGATGGGTTCCTAAAAGTCCGGATTGAGTTGTAAGGAGAGATAAACGATGAATATGTACAAACGTTATCCGCAAGCAGCGGTTGAAGCTCTTAGAGCTACTGCTTCTCCTAACACGCAAATCCGTGAACAAGCTCAGAAAGCATTTGCTGCCGAGCTTCAGTTCCCATTGCGTCAAGGAGTATTTGATCGTGATAATCTTGCTGGAATTTTCGAAAGACAGCTATTGGCTCCTGGTGCTCAGGCCAATTACCCACTGGATTTCGTTAAGCCTGGTGAAGAGGATGAATTTATTGCCTTTACCATGCCGAAGCAGGGCCGCGTCCCTGAGCGTCATGTAGAAGGCGACGAGCTTTGGGTGCCGACTTTCAATATTGCTAACAGTATTGATTGGTCGATTAAGTATGCCGAAGAAGCTCGCTTTGATGTTATCATGCGTGCAATCCGCGTCTACGAGGCCGGTTTTGTTCGTAAGATTAACAGTGATGGTTGGCGTACCGTTATCGGTGCTGCTGATGGTCGTGGTTTGGTAGTTACCGCTCTTGGTGCTGCCCCATTCACCGGCTCTACTCTTGCACCTTCGCCTGCTGCTGGTCAGTTCACTAAAGAATTGATTAGCCGTATGCGTACTGCAATGACTCGTGGTGCTGGTGGAAACGGTAACGCAGGTCGTTTGACCGACGTTTACCTTTCTCTTGAGGCTATGGAAGATATTCGTGCATGGGACGTTGATGAGATCGACGAGTTTACTCGTAGAGAAATCTTCGTAAGTCGCGAATACGGTCTTGCTCAGATTTATGGCGTGGTTCTCCACGAGATGACTGAGTGGGGCGAAGGCCAGGAGTACGAAGAGTACCTAGAGTCTACTCTAGGTCGTTCGCACCAAACCGTTGCATCGGTAACCCTTAGAGAGTTCTGCCTGGGTCTTGACTTGTCTACTATGGACAGCTTCGTAATGCCTATCCGCAAGGAACTAGAGACTTACGAGGATCCTGCTCTATACAGACAACAGAGAGCTGGTATCTACGGATGGATGGAGCACGGCTTTGCCGTTCTTGATCCTCGTAGAGTTGTACTCGGTGAATTCTAAACCATCTAGGTTTTAACACGGAGGCGGCGGGGTCTTAGGGCCCTGTCGCCTTTTTCAATTAGTGTATTATCTTGTAGGAGATAAATTATGCCAGGTGAAACAAAAGTACTAACCGTAGGGGCCAATGCTTCGGCACTCGATATTTTTATAAACGCTGGCGGTTCTCCAGTTAATGCAACCTTTGTTGGTTTTGAACTTTTTGATGCATCAAATACTTCGGCTACTAGTGGCGTAGCTGTTAACCCATCTACAGGAAAATATACTGCGTCCGGTGTCGTTCCGGCCGGTTTTCAACTTGGTACATGGAGAGTTGATTGGGATATTATTACTGCTGGAAATAGTATAGTAACAGCAAGTGAACCATTTTGCGTTCAGGAGGTAGATGTACAAATTGGCTTTGTTCCACCTACAGATAAAACTGGTACTATTTATGAAGCAGTGAGAATTGATATTGGCGACCCGGATGGCAATGTTTTTGACGACGATTTTTTGAAACGTGTGCTTACTAAGGCTGCTCGTAGATTAAATCATAGATTAGGGTTATCTACTACAGCTCGACCACTTGGTATTCCAGGTACCTTTGGAGGGCCACGTCTTAAGGTTTCGCCAATTACTGTAGACTTAGAGGCTGGTACTATAACTCCCAATAATGATGAACTTTGCGATCTTATTATTATGATGATGGAATATATCATTATAACAAGTGAAGTTTCTGCATTGAAGAGACTAGCGGCCACATCTGCCTCTGGTCCATTTGCCACCTTGGTTGGAAATGCTGTTAATGATGGAATCTCTGTGACTAACGCCGACGGTGTTCGTGTAGATATCAGTGGAGGTAGATTGGCGAATAGAGTAGCTCTTCATCGTCTTGATATTCAGACTAGAGAAAAAGAACTTGAAGCTGCTATCAAAGCATTTTTGGCTCGCCAAACTGGAAACTATGGAAAGCTCATATATTAATGCTAGTGTACGCAAAGCAACCAAGAGGTATTTTATACATTGGTAAGGAACCTATATATGGTCGAGAAATGATCCAGGGACCTTCTGATATTCCGTATAAAGTATTTGAAGCATATAAGGATGGATTAGAGGAAGGCACATATAGAGAAGGGTTTCTGTCTAAATTGTTTGGTAATCCTGATTTTCCAGAGGTTGCCTTTAAATATAGTGATTTGAGGTTTTTGCCAGAAAAAACACTTAATAAAATTTGTGTTGGCATGAAGATGAGAATTTTTAAAAAGACCACAAGAATTGCTAAAATTAAAATGATAAAGAAGGCTTTGAGGGAAAAATCTCCTGATGTCGTTACGTCCGCTTAGACAGCAAGAACAGGTTAATATTGATTATATTTCGCCATGGACTCAAGAACGTGGCGGTATTCTTACATATGCGACAGCTTCAGGAATAACGTTTGCTCAGTATGCTCATGTTGCCAGCGGTGCAGTTCCTATTGGTATTCAATTGAACGATGTAGAAAACGTTAATTTTTCTCGTGAAGTATTTCCTCAAAGAATTAGAAATACTGAAGTCCCTTGTGGAATTGTTGGGATTGGTGTACAAGGAGATTTTGAAACAGATTGGGTTCATCAGGTTGGTCAGATATCTACAGGAGATTTGGCTTATGTTGGACCAAGTGGAACATTTACAAACTCTTCCAGTTTTGGAGGAGCTTTAGTGGGAAAGTTTTTAGGAACATTAAAAGCTAATGTTCATCCAGTTGTTTTTAGAGGATTAGGGTTTTCTAGAGAGTTTGTAGACCCTGTTTCAAAACAAATTGTTTGGGAAAACAATCCTTCAGATATGTTAACAGTGTTGTCTCCTGGTTTTGTGAAAATTCGTATTGACTCATCTCTTATGACTAGGGGGTCGCTATAATGGTAATTTTGCCTAATGGACAAGATCTTACTGCTGCGAGCGGTCTAATCAACATAGGATTTCTTGAAAATGTTTATCACTCAATCATTGATGAAACATTTGTAGACCTTGGTCGTAGAGTTGTATTTCATTTGCAGCCTTCTCAGGAACAAGATGTTGTAACTCAATCAAAACCACAGGCACAGCAGTACAATCCGTTTTTTGGAAGAGTTGGTGTTCCAAACACAAACACTAGAAATCCTGGAACCAAGATAACACCAAGAGATGTTATATATGACGCCCATATTAGAATTGGTCCAATGAAAGAAGGTACCGATACTACTGGTATGGGTGATCTGAAAGCAAATGAAGCAATGATCACTGTTGTTATTGAGGCTATGCAATACATAGATCAAATAATCAGCATTTCTATTGAGGGTCGCAGATATTCTGTTATGGAAACTAGACCAATTGGCTTTTCAAGTAGAAGGTATATAATGATGAAACTTGAAGAGATTAATGAACGTGAGGCCCCTAGTACAATTTCTACGGATGGTTAAATGGGATTAGAGCTTAAATTAAGATCACTTATCAAGCTCAATATGAAGCTTTTTCTTGACATGCATATGTTGAGAGAAGGAACGTATATTAATATTCCCAGTTCTGGAACTTTGTTTTACGACGGAAGTGATATGAGCGTTTTACTTCCTGATACTAGTGCGGATGATTTGTTGTTTGGAGTCAGTGACGGGCAAGTTTGGCAATCACCATTTAGACAATGGGTTTATGAATCTGGGGTGCCATTAGATGGAACCAATGTTCAAGTTGCTCCAATTGCATCTTCTGGTGTTATCGTTGAGGGTGCTTTTAGATCTACAGATGATCCTGTATATAGTCATACTTTAGATTTTATTAATGGTCGAGTTATTTTCGATTCTCCCCAGCCACTAGATTTAAAGGTGAATGGAGTGTTTTCTGCTCGTGAAGTTAGGACAGATTTTGAGCATGCATTTAATCAACAGCTTAGAACAGGATTCTTAGAAAGTAAGTATACAACAAATCCACTAACGTCGTTTCAGATCGTATACCCATCTGGCCAAGCTCAACCATTTCCAGCAGTGTTTATTGAAGTAGACGATAGAAACTTTTCCGCCTATGAGCTTGGAAACAGAAGTGCTATTATTGAAGATGTAATTAGGTTACATGTTTGGGCTCTAGATGATTTACAGAGAGATAATATAGTTGATATTTTAACTTCTCAATGGAGAAAACGTATTCCGGTAATTGATTTTAATAAAGCACCACTGCCGTTATCGGGGATAAATAATACTTTATCGAATGAGTATGTTCCTTACCAACTTATGGTTAAAAATCCTACTTTAATTACAACTGTAGGATCTGGTGTGCCAGTGCGTTATGTTGCTGATATTGATGAAGTTACGTCAATGAACATAGAGCCACATGAGGAGTTTGAGCGTTCTGTTGTTAATTATAAAATAAAAGTTTATCTGAACGCACCGACTACTCCATTGGGTCATTTGTTTGGTCCGATTACTACATTGGGTACAATTGAGGACCCAGGGTTTTAATAACAAATTTTAGTGTAATATTGAATGGTATACCAATTTTTTTATGGCAGGCTTGTCTATTAAGAGGAGATAATCATGGCCACTAATAATCGTGTCTTTTACGCAATTGAACAGATTGCGATTAAAGCTAACAGTGCTACGGCAACAGGTGACGTAGCTCCTGTTAATTCGCGTCACTATACCACTGGAAACCTCGCCTCTGGTGTGAACGAAGTTAATGGCCTATGGGAAGTTCCTCGTGGCCTTCAGAGTGCTGGTATGAGCACTACGTTCAACCTAGAGCAAGTGTTCCAAATCGGTCAAGTTGAGCTTTATGAATATTCAGAAAGACAGCCAGATATTGAAGTCACGCTTTCGAAAGCTATTGATGGTTCGAAGCCTCTGTTCTTCATGGTAACTGATTCTACTAAGGCTAACGATATTGTTGCACGTACAGCTGATTTCCGTATTGATGTTGCTATGCAAATTTATCCGGATACTCAATTCCGTGCGACGGGTAAGCCTCAGTCTATTGTTACTGCTTCTGGCATGTATGTTTCTAATATTGCATACACTTTCCCGATCGATGGTTTTGTGACAGAGGACGTTACTCTTGTTGGTAACGACAAAATTTGGGGAACTTTCGTTGCTGTGTCTGGACATACTGCTGGACATAATGCCGGTGCCGGTGGTGAGCCTTTGGTTGTATGGCCAGATGCTCAAGATGGAAGTAATCCTAATGCTCCTGAAGGAACTCCTTCTGGTGTATTTGGAAACGATGGACTAACTTCGACTCTTGTTGAAGGTGGTGCACAGGAACTTGCTGGTGGTGCTGATAGATTCGGCGTTATCATCGTTGGTTCTGGTGTTCAACGTCGTGAAGAAGTTGATATTAGACGCTCGGTTCTTCCAAAAGATGTTCCGGGTATCATTGACTTTGCTTCATCTGGTATTGATGCAGCTTTTGTGAATGGTGGATTTGGTGCTCAAGGCCCAGGTACTGCCGCTGGTTTGAGTCAGCTTATTGGCAATGCTAATACTGACAATGTTGCTGAGCACATTCAAAACATTAATGTGGCAGTATCCCTAGCCCGCGACGATATCTTTGAGCTTGGATCCAAGCGTCCATTTGTGAAGGTAGTTAGCTTCCCAGTTGAGGTTACGGCTACTATTGAAGTTATCACTGCTCAGGGAGATCTTGTTGATGCAACCTCTGACATTGATTGTGGTCCAGATAACACTACGGAATCTAACACAATCATTATGAGAACTTGTGACGGTTTGCAAGTCGACCTTGGTGATTCTAACAGATTGACTAGCGTTGAGCAGGGTGGTGGCGAAGCAGGTGGAGATAATATGACGATTACTTACAACTACTCGTCATTCAATACCTTCAATGTCTCGCACGATTTCTTTCAGCCGAACCATAGAATCTTGCTATTCGAAACAGGAAATAGCAGATTCAATGTTGGTGCCCCGCTATTCACGAGAAGCGTTCTAGGCATCTTCTAAACTGACGGACGACATAGGCTGCGGCGAGAGTTGAGGAGGTCTCTCGCTGCGGCCTCGTCCCATTTTTTAGCCTCTTCGGATTTAGGTATGTTAACGGTACAGGAAAAAATTAGTTTATTATTGTGGGATAGGCGGTATATAAAAATCCCAAATGATATAGATGTCCCAAATGGCATCACAACTCTTGTCATGGTTGATCCTACTTTAGAAGACAAGAATTACTATTTACATGTTAAAGCATGTGAGGCTCAGGCTTGTAGTGAAATGGAAATTCCTGTGCCTACCGAAGAGGATGTATTTAGTTCTGCTCGCGAAGCTGGCTTTTGGACTGAGATGGACGACAAAGTTATCCAAGAGACTGATGAACACATTGAGTTTCTTGAATCTGAACTTGCTCGCCAGAAATTTCAAGCTAGAAAACGCAGCCTCAATCAGCAGATAGAACAAGCTAGAATTAAATACAATAGCGTCCTGCAAAAGAAGGAGAATCTTAAGCTAAACTCGGCGGAATATCTAGCCCACGAGCATGCTACCTTCTGCCTTTTACAGCGTATTGTCTATAACTTAGACGGAACATTATTCTGGCCAACAGAGCAGCAATTTGTGAGAGACAAGGAGAGATACCTTCCATTAGTAATTTATATTGCCCATGAGTTTTTGAACGAAGGAACTTGGAGTATAGCTGATATTCGTGAAGTTGCTCGCTCCGGCGAATGGAGAATATTATGGGCCTCTACTAAAGATAATTTGGTGACTCTTTTCAACAAGAATGTTGGAGCTTTAAATCTTAATCAGAAGATGTTGGTTTACTGGAGTCGAGTTTATGATTCCGTATTTGAAGATCCGAATCGTCCAGACCAGGATGTTATTAGTGATGATGATTTATTAGATGAGTGGCTCGCCAATAGAGACTTGGATCGTGCTGAAAAAGAGAAGGATCTGGACGTGTCTAAACATAAAACAACAAAAGATCATCAGGAGCAAATGCAAGTTTTGGATGGATACTATGTTGAGACATGTACTTGCGGGGCCTCTAATGTGAAAGTCAAAGGCTTAGGTGAAAAGCCGATGCATGCTGTTGACTGTCCTTATGGAACTTGGCGTAGGTACACATTGCAAGAAAAGGAAGAACTTGCACGTCAAATATATGGAAGAAATACTAATAGGGTTCGTCAACTTATTAACAGTGAGCAAGATGCTGTTGAGTCAAAGGGGGTTATCGAGGAACATCATCTTAGACATAGAAAAAGTAATAGCCGAAAGATTTTGAATCCAGAGCAAAAAATTATTCCAATAAGACGATGAGACGAACAAGCAATTCTTCTAGAGATCAACTGATGCGTACTTCAGAACGCAGAATTAAACATTTGATGATTCAAACTCTTACCAAATTTGAGGATCGTTTTCCCCAAACTGACAATAGTAAGGCCGGGGAAATGTTTAAAGCAGAGCTAAGAACAGCTTTTAATGATGTTATTCGTGCTCAGCGTGACGAATTTCATGATTACGACGTTGAGTATCGTCCGTTGAAAATGACTGACGATAATACATTAATTATGACTCAGACCTTTATGGGTACGGTTCAGAAGATTGAATTTGATATCAAAGGGAATGTTCCGTCTATGAGGGTTTATGCTGATTCCGCTTATAGAAAAGAACTTGATGCTGTTAGATCTGAGTTAGGAGCTGGAGTTTTATATAATATAGATACGGCTTTGGTTCTAGAAATTGTTGGTACTGAATCATGTATAAATTGTGTACTTCCTCTAATGGATAAGTATAGATTACATGAAGGTGTTAGGAAAAAATATTTACAGTGGCGAGATATCGTTGTTAAAACATATATAGGAGATAGGGATGTCGACTGAGAGAGTTTTTAAGGCTGAAGATCGGTTTGGTGCCGAGATTGAGTTTGAGCTTTTTAGACCGGGATTGGCGGAAGAAGCTGAGGGTGAGCGTCAGTATAGAATTGCGTTTAGTAAAGCTTTAACTGAAGGGATTTTTCCCCGCGAGAAGATGGCGGAGGTTATGCGTCATCATATGATGTGGACGGATGATGATGATAAAAATATGAAAGCTGCTATAGCTAAAATTGCTATTATGCAAATAGAGCTTGAGCAAGCTCAGACTGCTGGAAAGCAAGATGAATGTATCAAGTTGGCAAAAGAGATTAGTGATCAGCGAAATCGTATGTGGGAATTGTTTTTGATTCAACAAAGTGTGTATATGAATTCTGCTGAAGGCGTCGCAGAGGCCATTAAGGCTGAGGCAATTATGGCAGCGTGTACGAAAATTAAAGCAACTGGCGAGAGGTATTGGAAGAGTTATTCGGAGTTTGTTAGTGAACGCGATGGGAACAGCAAATCTAGAGTATATGAAAAGGTGGTAGAGCTTCAGGGTAAATTGCTAGACGAGGTTAGAGAAGATCTTTTAAATCAATATCCCGAAAGACAATATATGCAAAATGTCAAGGATACATTATTAGACAAAGATATTGAAGATGAGGTTTCTAAAGAATTGCGTCGTAGAGCAGAGAAAGTCATCAAGAATCAAGATGAAAAGGAAAAAAAGAAAGCTCCGGTTAGAAAGAAAAAAGTAACTAAAAAGGTTATGGCCAGGAAAAAGAAATCATGACTTGGAAACTTCAATTAATTCGTCCAGAAGCAACAATTAAAAAGTCAATTAATGTAAATTGGCAAGAAACCATGATTGATATTGTTCCTTGGATTGAAACCAAATTGTTTCCAGCTATGGTACATGGAGGGTTAGGAATTAAAGGAATTGCTGATACGCCATTTTATAAATTTATTACCAGCCCAGAAGGATTAAGTCAGTTAGGTATTGAAAAAGATCAGCCGCCAAAACTTCTTGAAGCATATAAAACTAAAGCGTTTAAAGTTATTCAGCGTGGGAGGTCTATAAGAATACAATTTGGTGATGTGGCTCAGCTTAAGCTAGCTACTCCTCATCCCGCGTCAGGTACTGGTTTTTTACAAATTAAATCCTGGTTAGAATGGATCGTTGATGCCAAGACAGTTGGTAGCGGCTTTGTGCCGAGAAATCGAATTCCAGGCAATGCTAAAAAGAAGATTAGACTTGGCTCTCCTCTTGGTGGCCTCATGCTTCGTAGAGGAGTTTTTGGAAGTAGTGGTTTGTGGAGATTCCCATCTAGTTTATTAAATTATGAGGATGATTGGTTTAAAGAAAATATAAAAGCTATTCAAGACGCTATCACTAAAAGAATAACAGAGGTTTTTGTTAATAAATTACGATGAACAAGATTCAGTTAGATGCCGTTCTTAGATTAGTTGATGTAAAAATTAATCCGAGAGTGTTCCAGCAAATTAGTAGATCTGTGGCAGGTATGCCCGCCGGTCTTCAGGCTACTACAAAGGGAATAGCTGCTGCGAATACTCAGGCGACTGGATTAAATAGAACTCTTAAGCAAACCGCCACACAACTTTCCACTAGTGAACGAGCGGCCAGATTATTCTTGCAGCGTATGGCACAATTTGCCGTTCTATTGCCAGCATTCGCAACCTTGAATAGATCGTTGCAGGGCGGCGTTAAGTTTCTCTTTGAATTCGATAAAGAGCTGCGTAATATTGTTCGTATTAATATCGAAGGACTTATTGATCGTCTTGATGAGATTGGTGATAGAGCACTTACGATTGGTAAAAACTTTGGTCAAAGTGCTACTGAAGTAGCAGCTTCTATTAGATTGTTTGCACAGGCGGGTTTTGAGATTGAGCAAGCATTTCGCCTTACTGAGGCTGCTACGCTGGCAACCAAGACGAGCACGCTTGACTTAGCCAATTCTCAGGAACTTTTGGTTGCTATTATTAAACAGTTTGATGTTGAGGCCCAGGGAGCTGAAGCCGCATTAGACAAGTTTGTGCGAGTTGAAGACCTGGCTGCTGCTGGTGCCCAAGATCTGGCCGAGGCTCTTAGAACTGGTGGTAACGCTCTTGCATTCGCTAGCAAGAGTCTGGATGATACCATTGGTCTTATTGCAGCTCTTCGTGAACAGTCTCGAAAATCTGGAAGAGAAATTGGTACGTTCTTCAAAACTTTATCAACTAGATTGCTGGCTGCTGGTGAGGCTCGTAATGCTGTTGAAGCTCTTGGTGTTCAAGTTGAAAATGCTGATGGTTCTTTAAGACCGCTACTAGCAATTTTGAACGATCTGAAAACTGCATTTGATGGTTTGACTGAAGCTCAAGCCGCCAACGCCGCCAAGGCAATTGGTGGTATTCGACAGTTTGAATCTCTCTTGGCTACGTTGAACTCGCTTGAGAGAGCTAATGAGCTTTCTGCTGGAGCATCTGATTCCTTAGGAACACAACAGGAAAAGTTGGCTGTTGTTTCTCAAAGTCTCGACTTTCAGTTACAGCAACTTATTGCTTCTGGTCAAGAGTTAGCTAAATCGCTAGGTGATGCTGGTTTGGTTGATACTCTTAGTGATGCTTTAAAGTTAGTTAACTTGCTCTTTAGTGCGTTTACTAGAACACTTGAAGCAGTAAAAGATATTGGTGTAAATATTACTCCGTTGCTTGCTATCGGTGGATTGACGCTTGGTCGGAGCATCTTTGGTGGTCGAGGAGGTCCAGGTGGTGGAGCAGCTCAAGGTGGTCCTTCTCCACAGATTGCTGCCGCAACATCGCAGTTTCCAAAGTTTACTGATGCACTTAGAAAAGCAACACTTAATAGTGGACGCAGCTTTGATGTATTAAACAGAGAGTTGGTAATGTCGGCACGTATACTTGGATTAAATAGTCGTGCTTTGAATACGAACACTGCCGCTATTAGTACAACAACTAGAAGATCTAGATTACTTGCAAATGCGTTCGCACAGACTACTAAAGCAGTTAAAACTGCTGGTGCTGCCGTTGCGAAACCACTTGAGAATGCTGGTGTGCGTATTGTTGCTTTGACTGCCGCAGCTACTACAGCTGCCGCTGTTTTAGATGGTACCGCTGGCCAGGTCGCTCAGGCAGGCTTACAATTTGCATTTTTTGGTGCGAAGGCTGGGCTGGCAGCAGCTGGTCTTGAAGCCTTTAGACAGATTTTGAAAACCCTTGAGACGGAGCGTCAAGGAGAGAGAGAAATCAGAGCCCTTGAGCGTCGTGAATCTAGTATTGCTGCGGTTGCCGGTCAGGTAGCAATTGATGAGCAAAGTACATCGAGGTTAGCGTTTGCCCTGAGTGAAGCATTTCAAAACGCTCAAGGTCGACAGGGAGAGATTGCTTTCCAGACTATAGGTCGTCGATTCCTTGAAGGTGAAGCATTGGCAACAAGGGGAGCCTCAGTTCAGGCATTGCGTGACGTTAATCCGTTTGAAGTTATTACTAGACCTGGAGTAATTCAGTCATTAAGTAATTTAAACAACACTTTCTTTAGTAATATTGAGGCCGTTAACGAGTTGCGGGCTTCTTTTGATGATGCTGGTGATAGTACGTTAAGTACAGGGCAACAGCTTAAATTACTGCGAGCTGCATTTGGAGAAGTACAAGAAGAGATTAATGAGACTACTGGTACCTTACAAAGATCGTTAATTGCAACGTTCGCAGAATTTAAAAAGCGAGAAGAGATAATTGGTCTTGGCAAGAGTATCTTTGATCTTAATGAAACGATAGATCGTGCCAGACTGGCTCCGGAAAAGTTAGCTGACGGTATTGATATTTTACGTCAAGAACTTGAAAAAGCTGAACTTGACTCCGTGTTTGATTTGGACGCTATCAATAGACAGAGAGATGCACTTGTTAGATTGTCCGAAGGTATTAATCCTTCTCGTGCTCGTGAACTGTCTGCTGAAATTAGAAATCTTTTAGGAAAAGGTCTTGATGCCGCTGTTGATGGTGGTGCAGCAACTGCTGGTGAGAAATTTCAGGAATTGATCTTTAATCTACTTCCTGAAGAGGCGGCTTTTGCTCAGCAAGTTGCTAAGCTTGAAGTTGAAGCTAGAAAGATCGAAGAAAACAGATTTGCTGCTCGTCAGAAACTAGAGGAAGAGTTAAACTCTAGAACAAAGAAATTGTTAGAGGATGAAAAACAGGCCGCCGAAGAAGCTGCTTTGGCCACAGATAAGTTCAAGATTGCTCTTGAACAAATCGGAGTAGGTTTTGGTGCGGCCGATTTAGATCAGTTGATAAATTTGAGTCAAGAAGATTTGAGAAATATTATTTCTGGAGACTTGGATATCGGCGGAGCTTTAGGTGATGTTATTAAATCTGCATTTGGTGATGAAGTTCTTAAGGCTCAAGGCGAGTTGTCTGCCGCACAGTTAGAGACAGAACTGACTACTAGACAACTTGCTGCTCAGTTATCTGAACTTGATGATGAAATTGAGAAGTTAGGTAAAACTGAAGCCGGTACCGAAGACGACCTGAAAAAAAGACAATTGCAAATTGAACGAAATGCTGCCGCTTCCCAATTAGAGCAAGCAGCTCGCGAAGGAGCTTTGAAGCAAGCCGAAGCTACACTTGGATTATTACAAGCTGAGCAAAGAGAGGCTGATAAAGCAGCTGAGGCTGAGCGTCGTAGATTGCAGGCTTTAGAAGATCTCAATGCTGCTACAAATGACTTTGAAAATCAATTAAGAGATGCCAAGATGGCATTTGAAGATTTTGAAGCAGCTAGATTACAAGAGCTATTTCAAGAAGAAGCAAATGCTCAAGCTGAATTAAAACAAACTCAACAGGAAGTTTTAAGTAGCACAGAACAGTTAGACGAAGCTTACAAAAATCTAAATAGAGCTATATTGGATTTTAATGGTGCAGTTGCAGAAGCTCAAATTAAATCTAATTTACTATCTAGAGATATTGGAGTATTGACTGGTGCTATATCTACATTTCAGGGTAGACTAGGTAGTCTTGAAAGTTCTTTTAATAGCGTACTTCAGGATGCAAATATTACTCTTGAACAGAGAATTGCATTAGAGAGACAGCTTGCTGAAGAAACGTTGTCCTTCTTAGAACAGGCTCAGAATGAAATTGTCAGTGCTGGGTTATCTATCTTTGGTCAAACTGGAGCTGAAAATAGACAACTTCAAGAAGGGATTGCAGGACTAAACTTTGTTGCTCAGCAGCTTGGTGGTACATTTGAGAATTTCTTAGGTTTAAGTGCTACTGACTTACAGAATGTTGGACAGCAGCTATTGTCTCTACCAGTGGATTTTAGACAAAGTATTCTTGATGCTCTTTCGTTTTTGCCGAGTACAGTTAGTATTGGCGGATTTAGTGTTGATCAGTTGGAAACTGTATTAGGTCAAGTTGGAGCCGGTGTAGCTCCTGATGAAGGGTTGCCGTCAATTGAAGAACTTACTAATGAACAAGTTGAACAACTTAAGACCTTGCAAGGATTAGCTTCTCAGGATGCTCAATTGCAGATTTCTCAGGTTATCGCTGCACAAGAGCAATTAGATGTTTCCAGAGAACAATTAGAGGCTGCTAAAATTTTAGAAGCTAGAGCAATTGAAAATCTTCAAGAGGTTAGAGCTGGCGTTGCTGAACAAGTATCTATTCTGAATGAAGCGAATATACTAAACTCAGAGTTGACAGACAAAGTTATAGCAGCTGGTGATGCTACTGCGTTGAGGCAGATTGAGAAAGAAGCACAATTATTTGCAGATCAAAATAATGTCTTTAGGGATGTAGGTAAATTTATTGTAGATGGAATTTCGTCTACTATAGGTTCTAGACTGTCATTGATTGAAGCTACTGCTGCTGTTGGTTCTGCGGCGGCCGGATATGTTCCAAATATGGCTGGAGGTAATTTAACTCCTAGCGAAGCTGCTGCACTTTTGAGAGCGGGGGCTCGCGAGAAAAAAGCTATGCCCGGTGGTGCTGGTCTTGCTGTTGCGAACACTAGCGAAGCGATTATTCCGATGCGTAATCGTGGATTTATTCCTAACTTCCAAGAAGGTAATTTAGATATTGCTGCTGGTATTCAAGCCATTAAAGGAATTAATGAAACAGTTGTCGCTGCGATTGCTCGGTCGGTTACGCAGACTCTAACTGATTTACAGCGATCTGATAATAACATACCAGAATTGGATGAAGTTACAGCAGTGTTGTCAGATATTAGAGGAGTTTTGAACGATATCTCAGAAAGCAACACTGTCATTCAAACGAACACATCGTCTGATGCTGGAGAAACAACTACTACTCCTACGGCTGGGTCTACCGAAAGAGTTAATATTACTTTGCAGACTAACCAGAATAATACAGTAACAGTGACTGGTCTTGAGAGTTTAAGAGAACAGTTAAGGGATGCTGTTAGAGAGAATACATTAGCACAAGTAGATGAACAGATCGAGCCATTGTTAGCTGAGCTGGATGCGATTTTCCAAGTTCTTAGAGAGAGAGGTTTGTTGACGAGCTTCGGTCAACCAGGATAATTAAATGAATATTTTATCTTCAGTTACTAATCCGCCCCTATCAGCAGTTAAGGTACTTTATAATAATTGTCGTTTAGTACCTGGACCGCTTATTGATTGGACCGTTGAATCTCAGTTTGATGACGCCGGAGTAAGAACAAGCGATAAAAATAGGCTAACGCTAACTGGAACTGTTCTTATTACTCCTTCTGGTAGTTATGAGCAGATGTATACTAAGCAAGAGGAACTTCGTTCTGCGTTTAGTGTTGACAATAAAGATTTAGTGATTTTAGCTGGCCCAGGTAACAAAACTCTAGCAGAAGATGCAGTTATCTGTTCTGGTCTAACGCCGAAAGTTATTTCGTTAAATATTGCACCAGATATTCATGTTACTAGGTTTGATTATACTATTGAACTTGAAGATCTTGTTGCCGCTTCTGGTGTTAGTGGAGTTACTTCTAGTCTTAGTAACCAGTGGTCTTTCTCGGAAAACCCAGACAGTTGTACACTTGAGGTAACTCATACGGTAAGTGCTACTGGGCCAGATCGTGAATCTGATAAATTTGATCAGGCACTAAGAGCAGTAAAACCTCTTCTTGGAATAGACCAACTTCCTATTCAGATACCGTGTTTTGTTGAGCCGAATGCTTCTGGATTGTTTAATATAACTCATCCATCTAATGCAGCAGGCGGACCGATATTTGAAGTATCTATGCAACGCGAAGAGGTTGCTGATGTAGCAAATGGTACATATTCTGTCACTGAAGTATTTACTATTGTTAGTGGAGTTCCATTTTATTTTACTTCTAGAACAGAAGCATTTGATGAAGACCAGGCTGGAATAGCAACAGTAACAATTGCTGGGACTGTACAGGGTCTTGGAAGAACATTGTCTCCAAGCTTTGGTGCCGTTGGTGGAGTGGGTTTTGACAGAGCCTGTTCGGGTTTTATTAATCACGTCAAGCCTCAGTTGCCAGCTGACGCTTCCGGAGTATATCAAAAATATAAACAAACTATTGGCAGCGGACTAAATGTTAATAATCCAACTAGTTTCTCTATCTCACAAAACAAATGTAGAGGTACCGTTGGTTTTTCTGTCACTTACAGCGATGATTTGGCAGCGAACCTTCCGAGTGGTATTTCCACTAGAACATGTGCAGTTAATATCAGTGAAGGTATAAGAGTTTTTGCTAGCCACCCAATTCCATTTAGAAGACTGGGACCAATCGTTCAAGATATTAAAACTACTAGCGAAGGATCTATTTCCATTCAATGCCAAGTTCAGGCCAAAAATACCGGAGATAATGTTGCTGACACAAATAGAGCAATTGCTTTCTTAGAAGAAGAGATTAATAGACTTAAAGCTCAACATGCAAATCCTGCTAATTTTATTGATATCAGAATTTCTGGAATCGAACAGAGCATTGATGACATTGCGTTGACTAGTTCTGCTACAGCAAACTTCATCTTTACGGTTGATATCGCCAATGTTCAGAGCGTTAGTTCGGATATTAGTTTGAGAACGCTATGAGACCCATTTTTATAAGAATACCAAAGACCGGAAGCCTTAGCATTCTTAATGCTATAGGAGATAATATATATATTTCTAAGCATCGTTCTGCAAAATGGGTGCAAGAACATTATAAAGAAGATTGGCGAAATAGATTCACTTTTTCTTTTGTCAGAAATCCGTGGGATGCATTTGTTTCTACTTATTTCTTTAGATTTAAAGAGTTCGCTGAAAAAGATAGTATGTATGATTTTAGAAGTCAAATACGTCGCATGTTGAGAAGAAAACCTTTTAAAAAAGGAGTTCATAATAGATCTATAGATCAAGTTGAGTTTTTAGATCAGTTTGCATATATCTCGGACGAGAACGATGAAATTTGTGTAGATTTTGTAGGTCGGTTTGAAAACTTACAAGATGACGTTAATCATCTATGTAAAGAGCTTGATTTAGAAGAGGTTAGCTTGGGACACTTCAACAAGACCGATCATTTGGATTACAGATATTACTATGACGATGATTTAGCTGAATTAGTTGGCAAATGCAGCGAAGATCTTATTGATACTTTTGGATATGAGTTTTAATTATGGTTACTTTCCCAGTAGTAGAGTGGATACAACAAGATCCTACAGTTGACCCATCTGGTAGTAGACATCTAAAAAGTGGTGGTGCTGGCTTCGTTAAGTTACTCGGTACAGCCGCTGGTCAAGAATTAGATTTTGGGACTGTTAATATTACAGGATCTGGTGCCGTAAGTGATACGAGACTTGTATATGCCCGCGTCGATAGTTTTGGAGACGCTAGTGGTGTGTTTAATATGAAATTTTTCCTAACGTCAACGTCAGCGTTCAATCTTGGTGTTTATAGATTTCTAGAAAGTAAACAATTACATTTTGTTCCTAGCTTGACGCTTGATCCTGCTGCACAAGATACATCAGTGGTTGTACCAGGGACCACTAACCTATTAGGAACAATTCAGTTTCCGCAGTTTCAATCCGGTGCCCCGTGGGTCAGTGGCGTACAAGATATTGATGTTACACAATACATCTATCTTGCTTTAGAACTTCAATCTGATGTGCCTGTTGGAACTTATGGTGGAGCAGGAGCTGGATCGTTTAGGTATAGATTATTATATGATTTTTCGTAATGAATTATGGACCTCAATATAACGAAAGAGATGTTTTAGAGCGATTCTTTGAAAAGAAGACTGGCGGTTTGCTTGTTGAAGTAGGTGCTGCGGATGGCACCGACAACTCGCATACTGCGTTCCTGATAGACGAATATAATTGGACGGCTGTTCTTATTGAGCCACATCCACAGTATTTTCATGTTTTAAGCGAACATTATGCTTTGTGTGATAGAGTTTATCTAGTAAACAAAGCTATACATAAAGAAGAAGGGTTGCACGACTTCTATTTGAGTGGACAAATTTCAAGACTAGATTATATAAAGTCTGCTCCTAAAGTACGTGTTGATTGTGTTCGTCTTGATAATCTGTTGAAAAGCTTAAAAATAGATAGGATTGATTTTTTGTCAGTGGATGCTGAAGGAATGGATCTTGTTGTTTTAGACACTTTTGATTGGGATGAGTGGAGGCCGGCTTTGGTTTGTGTTGAACACAGTATGGGTCGTGATGAACTAAAAACTTATATGCACAAACATGATTACAAATTTGTTGAAGATAATATAGGGAATTCGTTTTTTGCCGATGGACGAAATTAAGCTTGAAAAAATGGGACCAGAATTATCACAAGAACATCAGCTTCCTCGTGGAGTTAAAGCTATGGTTCTTGGAGATCAGATAATATTTGTTCGCAGTATAGCTGGACGACTGATGCCGGTTTCTGCGGAACAACAGAGATTATTGACTGAAGAATTTATTAAATAATTAAAATGGTATTTCCAGAAATTAGAGTGTTCCAATGGAATACGGATGAAATTGCAAGTCCTGTTGGAACTCGGCATCTTCCTGGCGGATCCTTTGCTTACAAACAAAGAGTTTCGCTTGGGTGTGGAGCATTTAATTCCAATAAACCTGGAACCACGTCTGGAGCTTTGTTATTTGAAGGCACAAGGTTTGACGTTGTAAATGGGGCCGCACCGTCCCATGACGAATCAATTGTTGCCGCAATTACTTTTAATCTCGCTAATAGTGGAGTTGGCGTTTCTGACTTAAGACTTTATCTTGTGGATGATACGGCTTTAGTTCAGCCCGCTACTGATCGTGGCATTGATCCTGCTTTTGTTCAAATAACTACCAGCGGCACCTGGCTCGGTCCGCAGCCGATTCTACCATCTGGAGCAGGTACCCGCCTAACAAGATCTATTCCTTTTACAGCTAATGTTAGAAGACAAGATGGTCAAATAGGACTTGTTGGACAAGACGACGTTAATTCGTCTCAGTTTGTTTATATGAATTTAATTTTACCGTTTGGGTTTCCTTTGGGTGACTTTGGGATTTGTGGATCTGGTGCCCTTAGGTTTGGTTTAATTTTTAACTACTTTCCTAACGATCATATTTTACAGTTCGGTTAGTGTAATATATAATTGAAGGGGAATGCAACCCTAGCCTATTAGAACGTTCGTAAAATAGGAGGAATAATAAATGGCTACTTTTAATGCAACTTCAAGCACCAATAACGTAAACCAAGTTCTTTGGGGCTGGAGCACCACGCTTGAGTACCGTACGGATCGGGCCGTTACGGGTACTGCTTTGCATGGTCTTGTTCAGTCTGTCCAGAATCTTGGCGTTGGTGTTGCTGAAGGTGAGCCGTTCACGTTACTAACTTAATGTAAACGGGTTATCTTATAAAAACAGAGGCTGTGGTCTTCATAGATCACAGCCTTTTAGTTTATTTATCTGTGGGCATAGTCGTGTGATTTAGCCCAGGAGTAAGGTGAATGGTGACAGCAGAATTTGAACATGATGGCGACGTAGGTATACTTACGGTCGTTACCCATTTTGGGACAACCCATAAGATTGATTGCAAAAAGCAACCTACGGAAACTTTTCGTTTAGGTGGCACGGCGGTAAATGAAGTGATTGCTTATGAAGGGGTAGTGACCGATGTTGTGAACGCTTCATTTAAAGCTTTTATAACTTCTGAAAAGACTTTTGCTGGTAATGGAGTATTATCTCCTGAAGGTTGGAAAAACTCCCCTGAGCTGCATTGTTATGTTACAGAATATTATCCTTTGGATATGGAGGGTAAACGTCCTGGCTGGCTGGTTAGTCGGATGCCAATTAAAGATGCGAATCGTATTTTTATAAATTTGGACGCGATTGATGGTGGAGGAAACGTTATTAAAAGATATCGTGTTTCGCCTTTTTTTGGTGACTATATTGTTCTGGAGAATGTTTGATGGCGTTTCCTATTGATGATTATGCACTTATTGGATTTTGGCCGTTAAACGAATCGAGCGGTACGCCAGTTTTTCGTAATTATGCTCCACGAACAGCAAACGGTGCAACAAGTGGTATTTCATTTGATTTACATGTTCATGCTACAAATCCTGCGATTGGTGTTTCTGTAAGACAGCATCAATCTCTGTGGCCGGGAACTGATACTCAATTCAATTTTAATTCTGGTATTTTTCATACAGGATATAGAGTTCAAGGGAACTATAATAAAGCGACAGCTGACATTGGTCCTCATGAAAAGATTTTGACGGTTGGAGCCGGCGGGCGACGAAGTAAAGAGTTTATGACTACGCCTGCTATTGACGGTAGTGGATGGACGGTTGGTATGTGGGTTCTTCCATTGTCGAATGGGGATACTACTACATCTACGAACCAACAACATGGTGAAAGACATCCTATTATTTCCAAGGGGTTACGGTCTAGCACAGGTTCTACATCTGCCGGCTTTTCTTTTGGTGTGTATGGGAATTTAAGCGAATCGACTCCAAATACTCCAGCATCCAGAGAGCTTGTAGCTTTTGGTGAAGATTTTGGTGCGACACAGTTTATTAGTACGCCGATTGAATCAGGAAAGTTTACGCATCTTACGTTAAGATATGAATATGACTTCTCTGCTAGCAATGAAAGATTGACATTATATAAAGATGGAATCGTTCAGTCTAGCAGTGTATATGCAGTAAGTGATGCATTTACTCTTACGGCTGCGAATACATCTTTTGCTGATGCGGTATTGTCTATTGGTGGTGGACTAGATACAGGAACTAGTACGAATTTTTACGAATATGCTGCCGGTTGGGGACATCTTGTTTCTGGTGTTTACGCTTTCGAAAGACCTCTAAGCGATGCTGAAGTTTTGACTATACATGGTGGTCAAGGTCTTCAGCCTGATGAAGGCGTGTTCCCGAAAGGAACGCAAGATCTTACTCTTCAACATCCAGAACTAATTGCATATTATCCATTCTTGTCTCCTGGATATGTTGATGTTGGTCCGAATCATGAGCCGTTGATTTCAGAAACTGATGAAGGATCTGTCAACAGTACGTTTGGGACAACGATTTCTTACTATGGAATTACTGGTCCATTTGGACGTGGTGGTGCTTATAATGAAGCTGGAACTTCCAGGGCCATCATGGCTAGCAGTGGATTAATGCAACGAATTATTGATGCCAAGAGTTTTACTGTCGCTGGATATTTTGCACCGAATGCTGATTCTTCTACTGCGGACGTAAATTATCAAAGAAATATGTTGTTTGCTTGTGGAGCGACAGACTCTGATGTAACGCCAACTCCAACAAATGACAATATGTGTTTCTTTGTGAGTACCAGTGGCGATGCGGGTACTCTTAGATATTCTGCACGTTTCTATGAAGATGGTGATACTGGAACAGAATTAGCACTCCTTGCGAAGGAAGCTGATATATGGCGTAGTGTTTATAGTCACTATGCTGTTGTTTATGACGATCAGACTCGCGGCGTTGCTTTTTATGTTGGTGGCTATCTACAGGAGAGCGGAACGCTAGGTGCTTCCTTGGTTGGTCAAATGAGAAAAGTTGTTGGTGCTGGCTTTAACATGACATTCTTGGGGTCTGTAGATAATACTGATGCTCAGGGCTTTGTATCCAATGGCGGAATTGATTGTGCAGGATCTGAGTTTGCCATTTTTGGTCGTCCGTTACAACCACATGAAATCAACTATTTAGCTCAAAGCGGTATTAATGTCGACTCTCTATTGCTTACTCCTGCGGATCCAAGACTTAGAGGTTATTGGAAGGGAACAGAAGCTAGCGATGAGAATCTTTTGAACGTGGAAGATAGAGCTGTTGTTTGGGAAAAGAATCCTGCGAACTTGACACAGGTTCAATCTGATTTTTGGTGGGATGATATGTATACTCAAATTAATACAACTCCACCTTATGGAGAATTCCCACTATTTAATCAAGTAAGACCAACACCATCTGATCCTCAGCAAGCAAGTTTTGGAAATCTTGGAATGACATCTGGTGTTTGGGCAATGCGTGGTGGGTCTCCAGGCAATATGGGTCTTACTGCTGCTATTGTAGATGAAAAATTGTCTTCTTATGGTGCTCCTCCTGTGAGATTTAGACCGTTTATGTCTGAGCGTGATGGACCAATTCCTCATTATGCCAACAGCTTCTTGTTATCTTTCGAAGTAACTCCAAGCGGTGTTATTCATGCTCAAGGTGTTGCAGGAAACTCTGCACAATATAATTCTAGGATAATTTATTTTGGAAATGGTAATGCTAATGAAGATTACATTGTGCACTTAGAGCAAGCTTCTGGTGTTATTCAGGCGGTTCTTACTGGACGCTACAATGCAACAAATAGACAAGTATTGTTTGCACCAAATTTGCCTTATGGTGCTCCTAGTAGAGTAACTTTTTGGATTCGTCCAGATATCCCATACGTTATGGATAGCTTGGCCGGAGCGGATGATCTTCGTGCAACAGCCTTTATTGATGGTGTGCATGTTGACGAGAGAGTCTTAACTTTCGATAATACTAGAATTAGTCCAAATACTTTAGTTAGTGCAAGCTCAGATGATTCTAGAGCTATTTTTCAGGTTGGTGGATTTGCGGTAGAAGATACATTCTCTACTCAGCAGTCAACCAATGTTGGATTAGGCGAGATATACATGCGTAATGTTTTCATTATGAATGGTCATATAACACCTAATGAAGTAGTGCATTTAGCTACTAGTGGAATTACAGACTCTGTTCCAACAGGCTTTAATACGACACAGGATACTACGGAAGTTAACATCAACGACACAGCGTTGGAGGGTTACTATAGATTTACTGGTGGAGTATTTGGTAGAGGAACAAAGGATCTTAGTAACAATTCAAACGATCTAACCGACATTGCTAAGATCTATAAAGATGGTGGAAATTTTGTCAGTCCAACAGACAATGCTTTTGATAATTTAAGATTCTTCCCGGGCCCATTTAAAAATGGCTAATATTTCAACACAAGCTAGTGGTATTTCCTATATTGGAAATGCTCCAGCCGGCGACACCAGTACTTCTGCACCATTTGCAGTGTCTGGTGCGGGTTTTAATACGCCTAGAGATGGTTTTTCTGTTGGTTTCTGGTATGCACAAAGATTTGTTCCGGCTGCATTAAATGATAGTGCTCTTATCATTAGCTATGGCAAAGTTCCGGGAGCATTTAATCTCAATACTGACGTTAATGCTGGTTGGGCCATTTATCTAGACGATAATTCTAATATTAAAATGGGGCTGTCTATTGATGGCACGTTGAATTTAGAGCCGGATAGTGTTGCCAGTGCAGGGAACGTTAGATGTGGTCTTGAACGGAATGCGGTTGATGCGAATCCCGACTTTATTGACAATTTTACAAGAGGGATGACGCTCCCGGGTCATATCGATGGATGGAATCATTTTACATGGACATATGATCCTTCTGGATCCGGCGTAGTAAAGTGTTATTTCAATGGCGGTTTAGTGGACCAGCGAGATATGCTGGGACAAAAACCAAATCAACCTGATTTCCATGGCCAAATGATGAGCGTTTTTGGTGGTTTAGTAGGAGATTGGGACTGGACTGACGATGACATTTTTGATGAACATGGTGCTCTTACAGATCTTTTCTACTTTTCGAGAGCATTAAATGAAAAAGAAGTAAAGTACATTGCTTATCACGGCATTGCTGATGCTCCTGCGATTCCAATAGCCAGTGGATTAGTAGGTGGATATATTGCGGGACAAGATACTGCGTCAGGAATTATAGGCGGATATATTCAAGGTCAAACTGATGTATCCGGTATTGTTGGCGGGTATATCGTTGGCTCCATTGCAAGCAGTGGATTATTAGGTGGTTATATTTCTGGAATTAACTCACCAATGTCGGGTATTATTGGTGGATATATTGTTGGTTCAACTGCCTCATCTGGACTTCTTGGAGGACTGTTATTAGGTGCTGACATAGGTAGCGGTCTTCTTGGTGGATATATCTTGGGAGGTCTTTCTGGTAATCTTGAGTTTGACGCGGTGTTTAGTGTTTCGGTTATGGCTGCTCAAGATTATGATGCTATCACTCAAATATCACAAACTATTAATGATGATTTTGATGCCAAGGTAGTTGTGTTTGAAGATGAGTGTTTGCCATTAGTTGCAATTGAAACTCCATCAGAATCGGTTAGTGGCTTGGCTCCACCGTTTGATCAATATTTTGTTGGTAAAGCTTCTGGATTACAAAATAAAACTATTACTAAAACTAGATGGCGTTTTGGCGATTTTACTCCGCCCGTTGAAGTTTCTGAAAGTGGTGCCGGTTGTTATCCGGTAAGTCATACGTTTGCTCAAAGTGGTTTCTTTATTGTTAAATTTGAGGCTATTGATTCTGATGGAGTACATGCTTCCGCAACCAGAATCGTTAATGCCGCTTCTGGTATTGATCCAGTCCTTATTGCACTATCTGGGATTCCTCAGGCTGGAAATGCTGCATTAGTTGTAGATTTTACAACAACTATTGCGAGCACACCTATTGGAGTGAGTGTACTAAATAAATTGCTGGATTTTGATGATGGACAGACTACTATCAGTTTAAATCCAACACATTCGTATACGGAACTAGGTGTTTATAATCCTATCTGGTGTGTCCGAGACTCTCGTGGCGTTGTTTGGTGCGATAGTTTACAGCCAGGACTTGATCTGTTCACATCAGGAGGGGGCTAGGTATGAATTTAGTATTTAATCCAAACAGCATTACTGTCAGTGGTGTTGGCGTACCTCTTAACGGTATAGCCTGGCCTTCTGGTCAATTTGTGTTTAATGAGCCTGGTTCACAGCTCTGTGCATTTCTATCTTCTGTAAATGCTAGCTTTGGTTTTAATCTTACTCCACACAATTTTCAGATGGAATGGATCCCATGCGGAGATCCATGTGCGTTCCATGGGGCATCTGGTCAATTGCCAGACATTGGGCATAATCTTGAGTTGTTTATTGGAGACTTCTTTCTAAGAGGTATTGTTACACACGCTGATTACACTTCCAGTGTAGGTGGAACAATTGTTAATGTGACGGTAGAAGATGAGCGACGTAAACTTAAGAAAGTAAAGATTCATACAGAAGATATCGGTGAAAACGTTCCAAGCGGTATCGTTTCGGTTGCTCGTGCTTATAGACGAATTAATGGATTAACAGATGTTAATGGTGATCCATCTGATCCACTCATTAAAGAATACAAAAGAATTTTAGAGTTTGGTGCGACGTATAATCAAATTGTTCAAGCAATTGATTTAACATTTAACGAAGGTAATGCAGCTATTCCTGTTGCGGATATTCCAACCGTTCAGCAAATTGAAGCGAATATTGGTGGAACTGTTGATGCTATTCGTTTTCATTTTAACTTAACTACGTTAGACGAAGTGTTGACCCGTGTTCTGCAAGATACTGGTTATGATTGGTATTGGAGCATGGATGGACAGAAGGTTAATCTTGTCAATAAAAAAGCAGTGTTTGATATCCAGGAAAATGATATACTTGATTTAGTTTCTGAATTCGGCAGTGTCAGCGGCTTGAATGAGACAAAGCAAGTTGGCTTTGGTCAAGATATTGTACCGGATCCAACTAGATTTAGAGTCTTAGGTGGTCATCAAGAAGGTGTAATTAACTCTCCACTATTGAGTCCTATCGATGGATTGGATACAAGCGTTTTTGATGACAATATCGTTTTCACGAAGATTTGGGATCAACTTAGTATTGGCTTCTACGACAACGACGGCTTTTATAGAACATATATTCCAAGCGAAAAGGAGTTGCAATTAGCTCTTGCTGGAATTGAACAATGGAGTTATTTTAAGATCTATCAAACAGCTGATCCTGCTGACGATCCTCCTGGATATGGCCTCGCAGCTGACGCCGGATCCATTGCAGCACAGCACCCAACGTTTCAGAGTAGAATTGATCCATTGATGCCTTTGGCTGGTTTGGCTACTGGGGCAGCAGAATCTGGCATTAGAGTCATTAGCAATAGACGAGACGAAGAACACAATTGGACAATTGCTTTTTATAATCGTGTTAGAAATCATGCTTCGAGACACTATGGTAGATCATATGTATTAGAAAATCTTATTTTCACAGAATCTTCAGGATTTTATAGACTAGTAGATTCTGCTTGGGCAAACGTCGAAAATCAAGTTCAAGGATTTACTTTATCGGCATCCGGAACGCAAACAACTAGCGGCGTGTTCGTACAGGACTATGAAATCAATAGAGACCTTGGTCCTATTAGTCCTTTTGTTACTGATGATTTTAGAGTTTCTGCACACTGTGTGTTGCCTGTAGATACAGTATATGGACCTCAAGGAGACGACGTTCCTGCTAGTTTTGGCAACTGGACGGAAGATGCTCCTCCGTTTAATCCAAATGGAAGTGGAGAACATTATATTCCAGTTTCTCTTAGTGTTGTTGGTCAGCGAGTAATTAATCCTCGCAGTGACGACTTATATGCTTTCGAAGCGTTCCCAGAGGGAACATTGTGGTGTCAGTTACCTATTAATGCCGGTCCATCTGGAGGCTTACTTGAAGACACTATCATTTCTAACCTTGCAACCTTATTAACTACGAATCAAAAATTGACTGGATCAGGATTACTGGATATTATTAATCCCGCAGTTAGTTTGAATTCGTATGATTCTTTGTCTGGCGTTGCCGTACCAGTTCAAGCCAGAAATAGATATGGACAAAATTATCCAACACAATGGGTCGAAGGGGACCTGCACTTTCAGCAGGATGAAGATGTTCAATTAGATGATCAGTTTGTTCCTTGGGCATTTTCGCCAGAGGGCAATCAAACATCACTCGAAGTTATGACGGATCGTGCAATACGGCGTGTCACCGGTAAGACCGTCCCGCGTAGCTCGTCACGCTATGCAGATTTCATTCAAGTTGGACTACCTCTTCTTTCATTTGATGCGTTTGCTCAGCAAGGTATTGGACCATCTGGTCTGTACGGCGAGATCAGTCATGGTGTTAATGAGCTAAATATTAGTTTTGGTTTTGATGGATTTACTACTAGATATAAAATTCAATCATATTTTCCTAAGTTTGGAAAGGACGCTCCTCTTGGTGAAAGAGTTCGTGCTCAACTAAACGGCATTGTAAATCCAATTGATTTTACTGATCTTGAGCTTCTTGATCCTATTCCTGGAGATCCCAATAATCCAGTTCTTCCAGGAGATCCGTTAATTGGTCCTGTGTTCTTTGATTCTGAAGATAGAGCGGTAAGAGTTCAAATTAATGAAGTTAAGAATGTGTTTACACTTTCGAGTGTGCCAGGCACCGAAACAGATGAAAGATATAGAGGGGTCGATCAAAATCGATATACTAAACCGCCAATTAATCTATCATCCAGTCAATTAGATTTTACGGATGGAGCTATTTGTATTGACGGATTTTTGAACATTGGCGACCAAGCAATGTATCATACTGACGATTTCCAACTTCCTGGCGGAAATGTAGTGTTAAGGTACTTTACTCAAGGTCGTCCTTTTGCAAATGGTACAATTGTTCAAGTTGAAAGACTAAATGCCGCAGACTCTACTAAGTATGATGTTACGATTGTAGATCCAACAGCATCTTTGAACGGTGTTGATAGAGCTATTTTTGGATTAGAAGTGTTAAACGGAACAGTTTCTATTGGAGAGAAAACAACATTAGCTGCTCAGGGTAACGCAAATATTAAACCTGGCACAAACAATGGGGATGGTATTTTTATTAATGGTACTACATCTAGTGCTGCCGGTGTTACTCCCGTTGAAATTATAGCCGTATCCAATCAAGGTACATCTAATGCATTAGCCTCTTGTAGGCTTCTTGATAATACTGGTGCTGTTATTACGTCTGGAACGCTGTTTACTAGTGTTGTTCCAATTCCATATAGACAATTTGCAGCATCGGGTGATAGAGGATTTTTAGCTCAAACAAGCGTACCTAGTGGTTTGGGTGGTACAGCAACTGTTAACTTTATCGAGATTGTTAAGCCCGCATTTTTCAGATTTAGAATATAATGGTATTACAATCAGGATTACCTCCATACGAATACGCAGTTAGAAAGCTTCCGTTTCGAGTTCCGGATCCTACGACAGATCCTTCTGTTGCTATAGGTCCATCTGGTATTTTACTGGAGCAGGCCCAGTTCGTGATTACTGCCGAGCGTCGTCGGTTTAATAAAGCAATTGAAAGTCATATTCTTCCGGACTTCAATTTGTATGTTAATGATAATATATCTGCTGTTCAATACGAGCCAAAGGCAGACGGGTCAACGTTGCCGGAATTTCCTGGGTCTTTGATTTTCGTTGACTATATAGAGGAAACGAGAGCAGCACTTGAAGATTTGTTTACAGACATGTCTAATGATACGGCTTTTGGGTCTGCTGAAATTAAAGCAGATTGGTTGCAAAATCTATATTTTGCTCCAAGTGGGTTTCTTGCTGACCAGTTTGGTACAGTCGGTAACTATATCCATAGAATTCCTTCAGAATTTGGTCCAGTGCTTGAGTTGGCTCCAGATGTCCTTGGTGCTTCTGGAGTTTTGTATGATGTGGATTTTGGTGAGTTAATGTGGAATCCGTATCCATATATTACAAATATCCAATTCGCCGACGCTCATGGTAAAACTTCTCAAGGATTTAATGATAGATTTAATATTCAGGCTCAGCCAGTATTTCCGGCGTTCCAAACTACCGCTGGAGGATTGATTGATTTAACAGGGCGAGAACCAACATCTTTGTCAGATGCATATACCACAAGCCATATTTCTAGCAATACTGTCAGATTAGATGGTTATATGTTGACTAGCTTAACGAAGTATAGGCTTGGCACTGGATTTACTTTTGATCAAACTGATGATTTTACGTTCAGTTCTGTAACTACTAGACCAGTTCCTGCTCCTGGGAATTTGGATCTAGCAAGAGCGTTTTTAACTCCAAAGGCACAAACATCTGGCGTGTATAAAATACTTGCTATGAATGAAAGAGCTGATTTTCCTGATACTGCCGTAGAATCTGGAACTATTAGTGTTTGGCCAAGATCGAATCGAGCATATCCTGCTGGTGGTAATCAAGCTGCAACTAGTTTTAATCTTGGTTATCATGTTTATAATGATGCAATTTGGATAACAGATAATTCTGTTCTTAATGGCACAGATTCTAAGCCTTCTGGTTTGGCAATATTGTCACCATATACAGGACATTTTCAGTGGGTACGTTATGCTGAGCTTGTTAATGATACATCCACATCTTTAAATTGGCCAGACTATGTTGGATTAGAAAGAACCGCAACTAATACAGTTTACAGAGTTTCGCCAACAATTGTTAAGACTCTTACTGCCGTTTCTGGACATGTAGCGTTTCAAGAATTTGATGACATGTTAGATTATACTGGAGAAACCTTAACGACGAGTACGGTCGGTGATCCGGCTAATCCTGATGAGTTTCCTCTTGGTGGAGATCCAGACGAGTTTGCAGATATGTGTTTTGATGGTTCGAACTATTGGGTTACCAATAACGAAAATGTTGGCTTTGATGTATGGCGTTTTAACTCTTCGTTTGTGTACACTGGACAATTTATTGTCGTGTCTCCAGATCCAGTAGCGACAGGCACTTTTAATACAAGAATGGCTTTTGTTGATGGTGCTCTTAGAGTTTATAGGGCGTCTATTCCGTTAGCTCCAACACTTTTAAATCAAAGTGGTATTTATACAGTAAGCATTACGGAGCCATCTGACATTGGCGGTAATGATGCGGCCCAAGGCGGCACGTTAGATTTGGCTACCCCAAAAAACATCAATGGGGCACCATTCTTTGGCGTTCAATTGTTTGCCGAAATATTCGATCTTTTTGAAGTTAGCGGTGCAAGTCATGTTGATGATGGAGTTTATTGTTTAATTAGATTTCAATCTAGTAGTAATCCAGCATCCACAAAACGCATTCATCTCATACGAATTGTAGAATCTACTACAACTTGGGAAATTGTTGCGGTTTATCAGTTAGTTGCTTTAAATACTAGCACGTCTTTTCTAAAAAGATACGAGATGCTTTTCATGCCAATCTAGTGTATTATTGATAGCGTTGAGCGGGGAGCTTATAGCTGAAAACAAGGAGTGTTCTTCGGATAGCTTCTTTTTTAGGAGATAGAAAATGGTATCTGGTATTAGATTTTTTGCTTGTTCAGGAGCTTTGGGTGGCACAGCCTCGATTCGTGCAATACCCAATATTGAGATTTTTAATTTTGAGCCTCGTGCTACTAATTCACCAAATAGAATGGGATTCTTTGGTGTTGGTGGTGCTCCAAATAGCCCAGTGATTGTAGGTTTTTATCAAGATAGAACGCATAGATGTGATCATTTAGGTGCGGATCTTGGTCAAATGGTAAATGTTAAATTTAATGGATCGACAGGAGCTTTTGTTTCTGGCGTAAATATTTCTGTTACGGGTCATGCTTTAGAAGACATTCCGCAAAATTCAGGAACTCTGTTGTGTAGATTCACTGAGCCGAATGGAACTGCTGTGATTACGCAAAACGGTGTTTTTAGGGCCATCAATTTAACTGCTGCTTCTGGAGCAGCTGATGTTACTGGATCAAATAGGGCTACTGGCGTTACTATTCAGGCTGCTCAGTTAGCAGATACGGATGGGGAAGGTGGAGACACGTCTTGGACGACTATTTCAAGCGGTGGTAGCGATCTTGGATTAGCTGACCAAAGTGCTTCTGCGACAATTCATGATTATCATTTAATTGTTAGTGCGACCCCAAGTGCTGCTGGTAGAAAAATTGATTTTGCTTATTACATCCAGCTAGAATTTCTATAAAAAGAGCTTGCGTTAGGATGTAAGACGGCGATCAAATGATCGCCGTTTTTGTTTGACACCCTATTGCTAGCTGCCATTATGAGAGTAATTGGAGATATAATGACATTAGCATTTAGTTCAAAACATCCTCATGTACAACAGAATAGGTGGATAGCTTCTTTATCTGATGGAAGCACTGTTTTTGAGGATAAAACTCCTGGCTTAAAATCTGCATGGATTCGTTTGTCGGACTATCTGCGGAGCAATAATCTTGCAATAACAAACTTAAGGTTGGAATGTTATGGCCAGAGAATTACACTGATTCCGGCTCGCGAAGGAATTGATGGCTATTGGCAGTCATCTAAGATTTGTAGTATGCTCAACGGTCCAGTAGTTGAATTTTACTGGAGAGGGGTTGGATATATAAAAGATGGCATGATACATATTACATGGGTTGGTCAGGATGGCTCTATAACACAAGAAACAAGGGCAGCAGAAAATGACGCAGGAAATATTTTCGCCAAATAATTATGAATCAATAACAACGCCAGGAGTTTATCATGATGCAGCGAATATGTTAGTCGAGCTGTTGATTTTAAATAGAGATATAACAGTTGATGAATATCCATGGAGAGGATGTGGGGGTCGAGAATGGGGACGACTAGTTGCTGCCATTAAAAGGTTGATCAAAGATTTTGAAATAATGCCTGATCAACTTGCTTACTATATTTTTAAATGTAGTCCTCAAGATATAAATAGCACAGAATTCGCTAAAATGGCTGTTGTTGCAAAGAAGCTTCTTCGTAGTTATGACATAGAACAACTAGTTGTGCTTTATTCAGAACGCAGAGAAAATGCAAAGCCTTCAGTTTTACAGCAAGCTGGCTATAAACGTATAAAAGAAAAAACATTAACAGACTTACTGAAGGAGTTAGAGGATGGCCAAACGTAGAAAGAAACAAGAAACTTCGGAATTTACTTCGCCAGATTTCGGTTTCTTTAAGCAGGAAATTGAATCTGAAGATGGTATTAGGTTGATGTCGGCGGCCGAAGTCGGTGATCCGGCCCCCAATCGTTCAGGATCCTACAACCTGGACGCAGACCTTTCGATTCCTTTTCCAGAAGGTAGAATCATTGAATTATACGGGGATGAAGGTGCTTGTAAAACTACGCTTGCTTTAGAAGTTGCTGGCCAAGCTTGTTTAAGTGGCAAGATTGCACTCTATGTTAATATGGAGAAAAGTCTTAATCTGTCTTTGATGAGAACGGTGCGATCATTGCGTCCGTTTTTAGATAAGGCATTAGAAAGACTTAAGGAAGGTAAAGATTTTGATCCTGATGAATGTCCTCTTTGGATTGTTAGAGCTTCAACTGGTGAGCAAGCTTTAGAAACTATTCGGAAGTTTGCAGCAATGTTTCCTGGTGGAATTACTATTTTAGATTCTATTGATGCAGCTCAACCAGAAGCCGTGTTGTCTGGGAATATTGGAGATAGAAAAGTTGGAAATCTTCCTCAGTTAATGTCTGACGCAATGAGAAAGCTTGTTGATGTTGCAGAAAAAAATAGAGTGTGCATGATATTCATTAATCAAGTTAGAGAAAAAATTGGTGTTATGTACGGAGATCCAAGAGAAACGTCTGGCGGCCGGGCAATGAAATTTTATTCCTCTCAAAGAATTCAACTCATGAAGCCGGGTAAAGCTCAGATTTTTTCAGACAGTGATGGTAATAAAATTGGTGTTATTGTTAGATACAAGGTTGTAAAAAATAAGGTGGCTCCTGATGGACAAGAAGGCGAGTTTCCTATTCTTTTAAGAAATGGAATATTTCGAGAACAAGAGATCATATCTCAATGTTTGAATTTTGGTTTACTTAAATTTGGCGGTAGGGGAGGCAAACAAGTTCTATTGCCAGTCCTAGATAGAGAGACGGGAGTACCAATAAAAGAAGATGGTGAGATTAAGACGGTAGCCATGAAGCAATTCAATGCTGCGTTGAGACTGTTAATGGACATCCAATTACGCGATATGTTATCTGGTCAACTTGATGCTGCTATAAACAGCGAAGATACAGATTTGTTAGAGGAATTAATTGATGAAATTTCGGACATTGAATAATAGAGATGTTCGTATTGAAATTATTCCTAGTAGATATCCTATGCGTTCACGCAGTAATTCTAGATCATACGGACAATATAATCTAGGTAAACAAATTAGGTCGTTATATGGACAGGGTGCACAAATCTTAGAGGAGTTTCCTATACCGGAGACTAGATTATCGTTAGATTTTTTTATGCCCAATCATGCTCTTGCTTTTGAATTTCAAGGGTTACAGCACGATGAGTTCAATTCTCACTTTCATGTTGACAAGGATGGCTTTGAGCGTCAAAAGATAAGAGACCAAAGGAAACGTGAATGGTGTGAGATTAATGACATCATCTTAGTTGAGGTTCGAGATCCCAATATATCTGTTGGTGATCTTATGGAGTTAGTACAGGAGTTCCGTGGCTAATACAGCATCTGAAAAATTATTAATATCTGGACTGGCAAGATATCCAGATAGTTTCTTTGAATATATTCAATACTTGGACGTAGACGATTTTAGTCATCAAAAGACTCGCATGACTTTTGAATCAATGCGTTCTCTCTTTTTAGAAAAAGAGGCGGAAAAGATAAGCAAAGCAAAGCTTGTTTCTGAAGCAAAAGCACTTGGTCATGGTAATTATCTTTCTGTAATTGATGACGGCAAGTGGTTGGATGAGGTCTTATCTGAAGTAGTTACTATTCAAGAAATCGGACAGCATTTTCTTGAAGTAAAAAGACAGTCTCTTATTAAGAAGTATATGCAGGCTTCTCAAGACGTAAGAGATTATTTGAGAAATACATCAGATTCATTATCTGATATTATCAGCAAGGTTGAAGATACTGTAGTTAGCAAAGTCACGATGTTAGATCGCGGCGAGCGAGCTATTAAGTATCTGACGGAAGATGCACGTAAACGCATCGAATCTTTAGCTAAAGATCCTGGTCATGTTGGTCTTGATATCGGATATCCGATATGGCAGTCTAGAGTTGGTCAAATAAGAAATGGATCTATTACGTTTGTTGTTGGTACAACCGGAAGCGGTAAGAGTCAATTTGGTTTACGTGCTGCTTTAACTACTGCTCACAAATTACATTTGCCAGTTTTGATTTTGGATAGTGAGCTAAATGAGAACGATCAACTTGTTAGATTAGTTGCGATGCTTGCGAAAATTCCTTATGAAATTATTGAGACTGGATATTGGACTCTTACTGAGAGTGAATTAAGAGCGGAAGGTGTTACCGATCAAGCAGAGCTAGATCGTATTAAAGAATATAAAAATAGATTACAAGACGATAGATATTGGCAGATAGTAGAGAGTTTACCAATCGAATATATGTCTATTTCCGGAATGGGGGTTAAAGAAGTCATTCCACATATTAGACGATGGTTATTAACAAAAGTAAAGCCAACGAAAGAAGCTAAGCACCCGCAGTGTTTGATAGTATATGATTATATCAAATTGGCAACAGTTGACGAGATTAGTGGAGGAAGAATAGCTGAGTGGCAAATGCATGGATTGAACGTTGCGGCATTGCACGATCTTGTTACTAGATATAACGTTCCATGTATGGCATTTGGTCAAACTAATAATGAAATTGATGAAGGGATTAAATGTGTGGCAGGAGGAAAGCGTATTAGCGAAAACGTTACGTCGGTTTCTTACTTTAAAAGAAAAAATGATGATGAGCGTGCATTTGATTCTAACGGATCACATTTGAGCAGGATTTTTAAAGCTAGATATGGTCGCGGTACTCCAAACGCTTATATTAATTTTGATGTTGATCTTAGCTTTGGAGAATTTAGAGAATTAGCTGTTGGTACAGTCAATTTCAATGAGGAACGTCGCAGACGAATGCAACAACAAAGAAATGCTGCGAGCAGAAGGGGCGGTGACGATGACGATGATGAGACTTAATAACGAAGATCGTAAACAATTACGCAAGCATGCCAATAGAAATATTACGTATTTATTGGATCAGCTTGGAGTATCGTATTCTGAACGGGGAAATTTAATTCAAGCTAGTTGTCCATGTTCTCAGCACGGTGGCGATAGAGATAACGATACGGCTTTTAGTTGGCGTGTAGACATTGGTTATTGGGTTTGTTGGAGTCATGCATGTGAGGAAGTTTACGGCAATGATATATTTGGTTTAGTACGCAGTGTATTGAATCTTAAATTTCATGAAAGTATAGCTTGGTTAAATGATAGATTTAAAGAGCACGGGATAAATACTTCAGAAAAGATCTCTGGTCCAACAAACGCTGGGAAAGAAATATTTCATATCCATGAGCCTTTAGATGAAAATCGTCTTAGATTTTTGAAGCCTAATCCGGAATATCTTATTAATAGAGGATTTGATCCTGATGTATTGAGAAGATATGAGGTTGGTTCTTGGCATCGTTTGGGAACTTATATGCACGACCATGTTGTAGTTCCAGTAAGAGATCATGAAAATCATTTGGTGGGATTTACTGGACGAACAATACATAATAAGGATTGGCATGAAAAACGTGGTATAAAGTACATTAAATGGAAACACAGTAGATACTATGATCGCTTTCCAAGAACCGGTGATTTTTTTACTGGATCTATATTATACAACTTATATAGAGCGAAGAAGTATATCGGAGAAAACAAGATATTAATACTTGTTGAAGGACCGCTTGATGGATTCAAATTAGACATGGCTGGTATTTACAATTGGGTTGCCACTTTAGGTACAAAATTTGGACCAAATCATAGAAGTTTGTTGGTGCAGTTAGGAATCAACAAATTGTATGTCGCATATGATAACGATTCTCCAAGGGGCCCAAAACAAGAAAGCCCAGGTCAAAAAGGATGGGAAAGAGTACAGAGTATTGTTGGTGATCTCTTTGAGCTTGAAAGAGTGCCTCTGCCTATCGACGAAGATCTTGGTTCAATGTCCGTTCCTACCATCAGACAAGTATTTGATTATGTTAAAACTTAAATCTATTTCTCCGAGTAGAATAAAAACCTTTGATACATGTCTTTTTCAGTATTGGCTTACTTACCATACTGACATTGAACTTAAGTCAAACTGGGGTGCTGCACATGGGTCGTTGATTCATGATGTACTAGAGAATTATTCGAATGGTAATGATGCAGATTGGATCAGTAGATTATATAGAGGCTATGGTGGACTGTTGCACACCTTGGATAGATATGGAAAACCAGAGGTAATGGAGAGTCCTCTAAGGTGGGCTAAGCCTGAAGATTTTGCAAACAAAAAGCCGTTGTGCGATACGTGCCCCTTTGCTGCCGACGATGCCACTTGTTCTATTTCCAGAGAGTTCCTTGATGATCTTAGCGGCTGCCCACGAGGTTTGTTTGAAGGCTCTATTGTTATGATGGAAAAGACAATAGAAAGATATACTGAAGTATGGGATAAGCTGTTAAAAGATAAAGATGGCAATATTATCGGCACAGAATATGGTTATAATTTACCGATAAATGGTACGGAAGTTCCAATGATTGGTATTATGGACCTTGTTATTGAAGAAGATAAAGATACAATTAGAATTATTGATTATAAAACGGGTTCATGGACACAAGACTATAAGCAATGTTGTGAAGATATTCAAGTTCAGATGTATGACTTGGCGGCTTATAAAGAATTTGTTCTTGACGTTAACAACAAGGGATATCAATATAAGAATATTATATTAACTTTTGACTATTTTACAAAGTCTCCGGTTACCTTAGCGTTCGACAATGATCAAAGAGAAGAAGTAGAAAATAAAGTTTTAGATAAAATCAGACAAATTCAATCTACTGATTGGATTAATAGAATTGTAAATAATAACTCTGAATTCTCCGAACGTAAGGCTTGGAAATGTAGAGCTATGTGCGACACTACTGTTTGTGGCGAAAAATGGAACGGTAACTTTAAAGCTAGTGAGGTTATTAATGACGAGACTGCCTGATGATCACTTGTCTGCTCTGATGGAATATGGTATTGATCGTGTACATCGTAGATTGTTCTTAGGAGATATCGAAGAACAAAATGTAATTAATGTAATTAAAGGTATTTATTTCTTTGAGGCAGAAGATAAAGAAAAACCTATTGAGTTGTTTATTAGTTCATATGGTGGTGACTTAGATGAGATGTTTGGTTTATACGATGTGTTGAATACCATTGAATGTCCTATTGTTACGGTTGCTGTTGGAAAATGTCAAAGTGCGGCCCCGCTTTTAGTCGCTGCTGGCAAACTGGGAGAAAGATATGCACTGCCTCATACTTCGTTTATGTTTCATCAATCATCTGCCGATGGGGATGAATATGCTGGTCAACTTAGTAGAATTGAGGCAGAAATAAAACAACATAGAGCAATGGAAGAACAATGGTATGCCTTATTAGAGAAGCATTCTAAAAAACCGGCGTCGTTTTGGAAAAAATTAGGCAAACTACCGAACGATACTTTTTATAGTGCTGAAGAGGCAATTGAGTTTGGTATAGTAGATCAATTGTGGAATCAAAGGGAGGGAGATGAGTAATGGCGGTATACAAATTTTGGTGTAATAAAGAAGGACATATTTTTGAAACTAAAATACCTAAAAACAGATATGAATCATTTATTCGTAAATGTGAGTCACTTAAAAAAGTTTGTCCAAAATGTAAGCCAGAGAACGTAAGAATTTTTCCTCTGGAGGATTCTGACGGATGTAAAATATATAGGTGTCCGAAAAATCATGTGAATACGATGTGTTTGTTTAAAGATGGTATGGTTCATGTGTCGTGCAATAATGTCTTTACTAACTTTTTGGAAACAAAGGGAGATAACGCCGAGCAGCTCGTTGTCGAACTAGTTGACGATGGAACGATTTGTTGTCAGTATGAAGGTGAGTGTGGATTACCTCTTGTGGCTATAGATGACACTCAGTTCGTTAGGCCAAATGTTTCGTTTATTAAAACCAGAGTTAGAGTTGGAGACATTTGGGATAAAGCTGGGGTAGCAGATCCTGTTGCTGGTAGTTATGATGGTGATTTTTATTATAAAGAAAGCGAGTTTGAAAAGAGAAACAAAGAGCGTTTGAGTAGAATGAGGCGTGAACGCAACATCTCAAAAGATAGGCTTCCTGGAAAACCGTTGAACGAACCGACCAATCCTGACGAATGACTTTTATACATCTAAGCGTACATTCTAAAGCGTCAATGCTTTATGGATCTGCTGATATTAAGAAGCTTGTTAAAAAGGCAAAAGAATGTAATCAGCAGGCGATTGCTTTGACTGACTATAGTAATCTTTTTAATGCTGTCAATTTCTACAAAGAGGCAACTCATGTAGGTATTAAACCAATTTTAGGTGTCGATGTTTTGTTCTGCGAAGATTGTGACGAGTACAAAGAACAAAAGATCAGACAAACTAATCATTTGGTACTTCTGGCAGAAAATGATATTGGATGGAAAAATATTACGCGAATAGTGGCGGAATCAAATACTGGCGACAATTTCTATTTTAGTCCTAGAATTGATTTTAAGATCTTAGAGAAATATTCTGATGGTATTATAGCTCTAGCTGGCGGTACGTTTGATGGCGTCATTTCATACTATCTTTATGACAAAAAGGGTGATGATGGTTCGATTAGAGACAGTGCTGCTCCGTTCAAAGCACAAGCGTTAGTTCGTAGATTCATTAAGATTTTTGGGACCGATCGGTTCTTTCTAGAAGTTCAAGATCATGGCCATGATATCCAGCGTGAAGTTAACAATAAACTTAGAAACATTGCTATCAAATATGGCATAAAAACAGTTGCTACCAATAATGTTCATTATGTGGATAAGAGCGACGCTGAAGCTCATAAAACTTTGCTGTCTATGAATGTTGATAGATACAACAGAACTACAAGTACAGACTTTTCGCGTGAAGAATATTATCTTAAATCGAGAGAAGAAATGTGCTTACATGACAGCGAGATCGCTACAGCTGTTGAAATTGGTGAGCGATGCAATGTATTAATTGATGTTGCTAAACGTCGGCTTCCTAAGTATGCTTTCTTGCCAGAGGGCGAGACCGCAGATGGTTACCTGCGTAAACTGGTGATGGATGGTTTAGCATATATTATTCAAGGAAAGAAAAATGCCGATGATTATATGGCTAGAGTTGAACGTGAATTGTCGGACATTCATGAAATGGGATTCGACGATTACTTCTTGATTGTTCATGATGTTATTTCTTGGTGCCAAAAAGAAAAGATGTTGATTGGCCGAGGTCGAGGTAGTGCTGGAGGTAGTTTGGTTAGTTATTGTCTCGGCATTACGGACATTGATCCTCTTAAATATGGTTTAATTTGGGAACGCTTCCTAAACAAAGGCAGAGGAGGATTACCTGATATTGATAGCGACGTTCCTCAGTCAAAACGCAAAGCTGTAATTGATTATATCAAAAGTCGTTTTGGGGCAAATAACGTTGCTCAGATTGTTAACTACAATGCCATGAAAGCCAAAGGTATTCTAAAAGAAGTTTTTAGAGTTTATGGTATGGAGTTTGAGGAAGCAAATAGGATTACTGCACTTATTCCAAATAAGAACGAAGACCATGTAGACATAAGTCTTGATGAAGCCTTGGCTACCGTCCCCGCATTGAGAGAATATGAGAAAAAGTATAAAGCATGGTTTTCTATAGCTAGATCATTAGAGGGATGCTACAAGGCTACAGGTATTCATGCGGCCGGTATTGTTATTTCAGATACTCCGTTTGAAGAGAGTAGTTATCCTTTGGCAAGAGCTAAAGATGGTACGCTAATCTTCGGTTGGGATATGCAAACTGTAGATACTTTAAGTCTTTTGAAACTTGATATTCTTGGTCTTACCACTCTTGACGATGTACAAACGACATTTGATCTAGTGAAAAACAGGCGAGGTTTGGATGTTACTAGACAAAGTATTCCTCTGAATGATTCTTCAACCTATGCTATGATTGGAGCCGGCTTTACAGTTGGAGTATTTCAGATTGAGAAACAGCTTGGGCAGGTTTGGAGTAAAAACCTAGAGCCATCTAATATTGAAGAGATTAGTGATCTTTGTAGTATAATTCGTCCAGGACCATTAGACTCTGGTATGGCAGAGCAATATCAGGAAGTTAAAGCTGGAAGAACTGATCCGGATTATATTCATAACAAACTAGAGCCTATATTAAGTAAGACTTACTCTGGTTGCTTATATCAAGAGCAGGTAATTGAAATTTGTCGGCAGCTTTCTGGAATGTCGTCGATTGATGCTGATAAAGTTCGCAAGGCCATGGGCAAGAAAAAGCCAGAAGAGATGGCTAAATGGAAAAAAATATTTATAGATGGTTGTTACAATTACTCTAACATTGATATTATAACAGCGGAACAGATTTGGAGCTTTATTGAAACCTTCGCAGGATATGGATTTAATAAATCTCATGGTGTAGGATATGGTCTTTTAACATATGAGACCGCTTACCTAAAAACAAACTATACTGTAGAATTTTTATGTGCAAAGCTACGTCATACTGATGGTGACTTTGATAAAATTAGTGCACTTGTTTATGATGGCAAGCTCTTTAATATAAACGTGGTTCCGCCAAGTGTTAAAAATGGTAACAGTAATTTTGCAATTATAGATGACAACAACATTGCTTTTGGATTGACTTCAGTTAAGGGCGTGGGAATTGCAGCTATTACAGACATCAAGACTGTTGCAAATAACGTAAGTAATTTTGATGACATATTGTGGAAGATAAAACTAACTAAGAATAAGATTACTAGTGCGGTTGTTGCAGCACTCATTAAAAGTGGAGCCTTTGATTCTTATGGTGAGCCTCGTGTCAGAATGTTGGCAAAACATAATTTGATGGAAGGATTAAGCAAGACGGAATTGAAGAATATTGACTCCCTTATGAAGAGAGAGCCAGATATCAAAGATTGGGTTCGTTTTGTAAGAGGTCTATCTGATGACAGCAAAACTGATATTATTAAGAACAAGTATGGAATACGTGTTCCAGACGCTCGCCGTCGTCCAAAGTTACAAGAGCTGTTAAGAGAATATGATGCAGCCGATTTGTTTGATGGGAAGATACAGAATATTGGTTGGGAAAAACAATACTTAGGAATATCTCTGAGCGGCAATGAAGCTGAAATGTTTAATGCTAGGAATAAGTGTGCAGAGCTGATGAGAAGCGGTGAGCCAAACGATGGATTTGAAATCGCGGTGTGTGTAGATTCAGCTAGAGAACATATTTGTGGTAACGGAAAAACTATGGCTTTTGTTTCTGCGAGGGACGATACTTATGCCATGAACAATATTGTTGTTTTTCCTCAACAGTTTGAAAAATTTCATGATCTTTTAATAGAAGGAAATATTCTAAAAATTAGTGGTAAGATTAGCGACAGACGTTCTCTTGTAGCTAATAAAATTAAGAGGCTAAGATGATGTATGTATATGATTTTGAAGCTATAAGTTTAACAAATGAACAGAAGTACTTACTTGAAATGCAAGAAATTGATCCATCTGTTTTAAGCGAAATGGTCAAGGAATTGATTAATAAAAGAGTTAAAGATGGGTGGGAGCCTCTCTATCCGTTTACGTTTCCTACCTTGTGGTTTAGAAAAGGTTTTCACGACGAAAACAAATGATGACCGATTTTACAGAACAAGAAGTCGTCGAAATACTGAACCAGTATAGTTCTTTAGTTGATCGTATAGCAAAGAATACTTTTAAGTCGTCGCCTGCTATTGATTATGCTGATTTATGTCAGGTCGGTGAGCTTGCAGTTTTAAGGGCTGTTAAAACTTACGATCCTAGTTGTGGAGCTAATATTAAGTCATATGTATATAACGTAGTAAGACGGGATATTTACAACGAGGCTGCTAGATTTTTAGGAGTTTTTACTGTAGACCACAAAGTAACAGAGATCGCAGCGAAAGCAAATAGGTTGTTTGAAAAAGGAAAGAGTGATGCTGAAATTGCAGAAATTCTATCCAACCAGATTAAGAGCCGAAATTTTGACGAATCACATATTCGAGATATGCGAATGGCATACACAAGACGGGCTGCTTATATAATTTCAGATGATGAGGGAGATTCCGCCGAGGAAGAATCAATAGAAGACCTTCTTTCTTCTATTCCAAGCAACAATGTTGAAAAGTTTATTCTTAACGAGAGAATTATGGGATTATTGTCAGCAGATGCTGCTTCCGAAGCTCTTGGTGTATCTCTAAATAAGATATATAAGATAGAACGTATTTTGAAGCAACGGATTGAGCGTGCAATATCAGGGAGGACTGATGAGTTATAAGAAGAGAATTTTATTTGTTGGCGAAGCTAGTTTTTTGAACACTGGTTTTTCTAATATTTATAGACAGCTATTACAAAAGTTGGCAGCAACTGGGAAATATGAACTTGCTGAATTTGGTAGTTATGCTCGTCAAGATCATCCTGATGTTCAGAATTTTATTAACGGTCGCTGGAAATTTTACGGTAACATGCCAATGAATGAACAAGAGGCACAAGTTTATAACCAAATTTGTCCTCATCCTCGTGCTCGTGGAAGCAATACAAACCAGTTTGGCGAATGGAAATTTAATAGCGTTGTGGCTGATTTTAAACCTGATATTGTAGTAGACATTCGAGATTGGTGGATGCTTGAATACCAAGAAAGAAGTGTTTTTCGTCCTTGGTTTAAATGGGTTGTTATGCCAACCGTTGATGCTGAGCCTCAACAAGAAGAATGGATTCAAACCTATGAAAATGCTAATGTAGTGTTGGCCTATTCTGATTTTGGAATTAATACCTTAAAAAGACAGTCTGCTAATGTGCTTGGTAAATCTAAAATGAAAGTATTTCCTAAGCCAATGCGTCCAGGAGTTGATCTATCTGTTTTTAAGCCGACAGATAAAAATGATGCTAGAGAGCACTTCAATTTGTCTAAAGATATACCTATTATCGGCACAGTGATGAGAAATCAAAGTAGAAAGTTGTATCCAGATCTTATTGATGCTTTCGCTCATATGAAAAATAAATATCAAGGCAATGAGCGTGTTGATAAAGCAGTTCTAGCGATCCATTCTGCTTGGCCAGACAATCAACATTCATATGACTATCCTCGTCATATCATGCGACTAGAATCTTACAGTTGGATGCCATACCATAAAAAAGGTATTCGTTCAGATGTATTACAGACTATGTTATGTTGGGCGTGTAAACAAAGCCATATTACGTTTGCAATGAATTTGTGGAATAAGCCTATTGATAGCGGCAGAATAAGATTGCCGTGTCCATACTGTGGACAAAACGAAGCCTCTCCTCCAAATACTGGAGTTGGATTTTCTCGTGAGGAATTGGCTAATTTTTATAACGCTATTGATCTATATGTTCAATGTTCTATTTGTGAAGGCGATGGAATGCCTATTCAAGAGGCTAAAGCTTGTAAGGTTCCTACCTTAGTGATGGATTATACTGCTATGCGTGAAAAAGGACGCTTTCCAGCAGAATATACTCATTTAAAAGAACTGAATGTTTCCGAAAAAGACTATACATGTCATAAAGGTGGAGACATTATTGAAGTAGAGCGTTACTATATGGAGCCTGAGACTTCGTGTAAGCGTGCTCTTCCTAGTATTGAAGATTTGGCAGATAAGATGTATCAGATGATTTCTGATCCTGTGAGGCTCGCCAAGATGGGAGAAGAGGCTCGCGAATGTGTAGAAGAAAATTATGATTGGGACAAGGTATGGAAACAATGGGAATTTGTTTTCGACAAAATTTCTGTTATTGACAGAAATGAAACTTGGGAATCTCCTGTAGAGCAAGTAGAGGAAGTTAGAGCAATAGATATTCCAGATGGAATGGATGACCAAGCTTTTATTAATTGGCTATACACACATGTTTTGAAGTATCCATGTATAGATCCTAACGGAGCTAATATGTGGCTTCAAAATCTTAAGCAGGGAGTACCACGAGAACAATTAAGAGATCATTTTGTTAAGTTAGGAAATCAGCAATCTGATGCTACGAAAGTTAGAAATCAAATTAGAGCACAGATTGATGGAGTTACTGTAGAGCTTGAAAATAAGCAGGAGTGGTTGTAAAATGACTGAAAATACTAAAGAATGGGCAGAGAATTTGTTGAAGCAAGGTGTTGATATTACTTTTGTGCTTGATAGATCTGGATCTATGTCTTCTATGGCAGACGATGCAGAGGGTGGAATGAATCAGTACGTTAAAGATAGACAAGATGAACCATTTGATACGCGATTTACTTTTATTCGCTTTGACAATGAATACGAAGTTGTTTATGATGCCGTGCCAGTGGACGAGGTTGGTGAAATCAAAGTCGAACCCCGTGGAGCTACCGCCTTATTGGATGCAGTTGGTAGAGCAATTAACGAAACTAAAACAAGAATCGGTGCTATGTCAGAAGATCAACGTCCTAAGAAAGTTTTGTTTGTGATATTGACTGATGGTTATGAAAATGCTAGCCGCGAATTTTCTAGAGATACAGTTAAAGAGATGATTAAAACTCAGACAGATGACCACAATTGGTCTTTTGTTTTCTTAGGTGCTAATCAAGATGCATTTGCAGAAGCTGGTGGATTGGGCGTTATGCGTGGTAATGCTATTAATTTCACTGGAACTGCTAGTGGAATTAGCAGTGCTCTTAGCTACACTTCTCAGCAGACTAAAACTTATTCGTGTTCGCCACAAAATGTAGCAATGAATTTCTTTGATGGCAATGAGAATGTAGACGACGTTGTTAATGTTAATGATAACGATTCATCCGAAGGATTTACTGTAACCAAATCATGAAATTACTTTTTTGCGGTCCAGTTCTAGACTTTAGTGGGTTTGCTCATTCAAGTAGAAATTTTCTGCGTTGTTTGCAGCAGGACATAGAGTTAGATGTTGTCGTCAGAGCTTTAAAATATGATAAGCTTGATAGTGGACAAGAGTTTGTTGTAGAATCTTGGTTATCTGAAGCACTTAAAAAGGATCTACAGAACATAGATGCCTGTATTCAGATGACTACATGTAATGTTGAAGCCGTTCCTATTCCTGGAATATGTAACGGTTTATATACTTTTCTTGAAACAGATAGAGTACAGCAATCTTGGGCGGCAAAGGCTCAGTCATTTGATTTTTTGATGGTTCCTTGTAAGGCTAATGCTCAAGCTTTAATGAGATCTGGAGTTACAAAACCAATACTTGTTTGTCCTCCCCCTTGTGACACAGATGTTTATAAAAAAGAATATTTGCCATTCCAAATTAAGGATGTTGGAGATAGAACTGTATTCTATAATATTTGTCAATTAAGTACTAAAAAAGGTATCGACGCTTTATTGCGTGCTTATTATGCTGCTTTTGCAGATTGTCCAGATGATGTGTTATTAGTATTAAAAACATATATCAACATGAATGATCGCAGCAAAGATTCAGAAATCGTAAAGGGATACATTGACAGAATGAAAGTTTCTTGTCGTATTCCTGTTCAAAAACTTCCACCAGTTTTACCTATATTAGGTACGGTGTCTGATGATGAGATTAATAGCTTGCATGAAGCAGGGCATGCGTACGTATGTTCTTCTAGAGCAGAAGGATGGGGTATTCCTGTTTTTGATGCTTTGGCACATGGCAAGACTGTGATTTCTAATGCTTCTGGTGGACTAGAAGACTATGTTAGGAATGAATTTGCGTTGGTATATGGCGGAACGTCAACATTTTTCTTTGATGCTCCACACCAAGATCCTGGACTGTTTACTGGACTTGAGCAATGCTTTGAACCATCTCCTGTAGAAATGGCTTTTCTAATGAGGAAATTTCATTTGCTTCGTAAAGATCATTCTGGCGAAGATGCTAAAAAAGAGTGGGAAGGTATTTTAACTAGACGCGAGAATGCCTCTCAATTAGGGGACAAGTTTGATTATAGAGTTGTTTCTAGCAAAGTAACTACTCAAGTAAAAGAAGCCTTTTCTTCCTGGAAAGAAAATGGCTGTGTGCAATTTAATGCAAACAAGGACTTGGTAGAATGAGCTTGACAGATTGGGCCAAAGAACTTTTAGATAAGCCTTGGATTAAATCGAGACAATATAGAGAAATAAGAATTATATTTAGAGAATTACCGGTTGAGTCTGAAATATATGACATGACGACAAATAAAAAGATGAAGCATGTTAAAAATATATCAATAGAGGGAGCCATTGATGCATCATGTTGGATGGCAACGCTTGAATGTTTTAAGATAATGTGTGAAAACGTAGGGGGAATAGAAGGCAAAACAGAGTTTTCTGACGAGACATATTTTGAAAAAGTTCTAGTGAAAGAGTTTGTAATATCATGAACCAACAACAAATTTATTATGAGCCGCAGATGCAATCTATCGCAGAGCGAGTGAATACTCCTGTGCGATTGGTACAATGTATCCAATGCCACAATGAAGAAGAATTTATCGGCCGAACTCTTTCTTCTATTTACAGCGTAGTAGATAGAATTATTGTTATCGAGGGAGCAGTAGAAAACCGTCCTTACTCTACAGAAGACGGTCATTCTACTGATAGAACTTTAGAAATTATTGAAGATTTTAAAAAGAATCATGACCCAGATAATAAAGTGATGTTAATTAAAATTTCCAAGCATTGGAAGAATCTTGAAGAAATTAAGCAGACCTTTTTGGATCTTTGTTTTCCTGGCGATTGGATAATTATTAATGATGCAGATGAATTCTATCGACCTGAAGATATTCTTAGACTGAGAGCGGCCATTGAACTTAATCCGCATGCCTGTGAATTTGTTCCAAACTTTTTACATTTTTATCGTGATGTGTGGCATGTGGCTGTTCCTGGTCCAGAATGGCAGCCACAACATCAACGTATTTTTAAATTTGTGCGAGGAATGAGGTACAATAGTCATCCTGTCGTTACTGATCCGGCCGGTCACTGTACTTATTTTTCGTCTCATTATCAGCATCGTCGTGTTATGCTTAATGATTTTTGGATCTATCACTATGGATATGCTCGTTCAAATATGGATGAGATTATGAGACGAAAACAAGAATACTATAAGGGTGAGCTTGCTAAACACGGCGAAGCTAATGTTAAGTTTGATCAGAAGGTGAAAGATTGGTTTGATGGCACTGAACTCGTACTGGAATTCACAGGGCAACATCCTGATGCTATTAAGGGACATCACATCTTTGAAAAGCCAACCCGTGTATATGAAGCTGGTTCTAAATCATGGGTTGACGATGAGTTTTACGGAAAGGCTATTCGAGGAGAGTCATATGGTAACATCTGGCTCTGTATGACTGGACAAGCTCAGCCACCGATGTCTCATTATCATAATGGCATGACTATTTAGGAGAAATAATGAAAAATTGGTTTAAAACGACGTTTTTATATAAATGGTTTCGTATAATATATGACCCAATTTATTTTAAAAGAGTATTGGGGAAAAATTTGTTTGCAGAATCTTTTACTCCTGATAAATCTGTAGGTCATCAACACGTATGGAAACCTGTTTCTGTACAGCCATCAATAATGGGTGCTAGAGCTGTTTCTACATGTATCTGTGGAATGAAGTTGTTACATTCTCGTGAGCATTTTGAAGAATGTAAGAATCATGATTGGGAGTTTCTTAGTCGTCATTCTGATTCACATTTTGTATGTTTCAGATGCAAAGAGTGTCATGAGACAACATTGGTTCCGTCTCATGCTATTAGTAACGAATTAAGTGCTGGTAACGACGTTACGTATGATAGTAATCATAAAGGCGTGAAAGTGTACAGAGATAATAAATTTGTCAAAGAGATAAAATACAAAGACATTTTAGATGCCTAAACTATCTTATCTAGTTTCTACTTATGACTCTGCTCATTATCTAGACCTACATCTAGAAAATCTAATTAAAAATCAGACAGATTCGGATTTTGAGGTTATAGTAGTGAACCCAGATTCGCCTAGTACGGATGGTTTTATTGCTAGAAAATGGGAAGATGTAGACAGCAGAATTAAGTACATTTATTGGCCACATCGTGAGCCGTATGGTGCTTCGTGGTTGCGTGCTTGGAAAAATGCAAGAGGAAAGTTTGTCGTCAATAGTAATACTGACGATTTTCATCAACCGATGTTTACTGCTAAATTTTATGAAGCTATGAGTAGAGCTTCTGACGATGTTGGTTTTTGTTATTCTGGCCTTGTGGTAATCAACGAGAATGGTGATATTGTTGGAGGAGGGAACAAGCCACCTTTTAATCATGAATTAATGAGTAGAGAGTGTTGGGCTGGTCCACAAGTATGCTGGAGAAACGACGAAAAGTTTAATAATAGTTTGGATTGGGACTTAATGCAAACTAGGGCCGATGAGTACCATTCTGCGTTTGATTATTGGCTTTGGTTATATTTTATGTCCAAGGGATATGATGGTGTTGTGATTCCAGAGCAGCTTACGATCTATACACAGCGTTCTGATTCAATAGAAAACAGTAACAAATGGGCCAACAATTGGGAGACATACTCGGCTATCTCTGAGTTTTTCCCTCATAATTTCAAAAACCATTTAAAGCATGCCAAAGAATTTATTGAATTCGATAATCGTCCTCATAGAGAAGATTGGATTGCCACAATGCAGAAAGGCAAGAAATGGAAATAATTGAGAAGCCTTGGGGCCGCGAAAAGATTGTTGAACTAAATGACAAATACTGCATGAAAATCTTAGAAATTAATGCGGGCAAAAGATTGAGCTTGCAATATCATAAGATTAAAAGAGAAACGATGTACTGTCTATATGGCATTGGTGAATTGGAAGTTTATGCTTTAGACGGTGCTCAAAAAGTTTTTTCAATGTTGCCCGGTCGATTCTTTACTATTAGTCCTGGACAGGTGCATCGTATTATTGCTGGAAAGCATTCTAATCTAGTTGTTATGGAGGCGTCCACTCCGGAAATGGACGACGTAATTAGAGTTCAAGACGATTATGGCAGAACTGAAGATTAATAAAGATACAAAACGTTGGGCTTTTGATCTGTTAGTTAGCACTGATCCGCAGATTAAAGAACTGCGTGATGCATTGATTACTGAGATGGCATACAATATGTATCTTGAACATAATTTAAAGCCTGGAACAATTCCGTTCAACAAGCTGAAAACAGAAGAGAGACGTGAATATTTTCAACGAGTTGAGGAACTAATATATAATGACTAAAATCAAAGTAATGCACTATCTTACCAATCTTGGGTTGGGAGGTACAGAAAAGACATGTCAGCTATTTGCTAATAACATGAATACTTCAGATTTTGATGTTTATCTTGCATATGAAAAAGCTGGAGATAAGACTAGGTTGGATCTGTTCAAATGTAATAAAGTTGAAGTAGATAAGAATTCGGACTCTTTAAATGAAGTTATCAAATCTTTTCAGATAGATATTTTTCATGTCTATAGATCCGGCTTTCCTGAGTATCCTGTTCCTGGAAAGGATATAAACGTAAATAGTTTTGTAGAAACGAATGTGTTTGGAATGTTAGACAGAAATCCAAAGATTAATCGTAGTCTTTTCATGAGCGAGTGGCTTATGTTCGATGTTTGTCGTAAGATAGGTGGCAGACACGAAAGATTTGATTTTGTAAACAACCCTGTTGAGAGTCCGTGTACTGATGAAAACATGCGGACTCAGTTTCCCGAAGACGCAATTATTCTTGGGAGATGTGGCAGACCAGATAATGGAATTTATAATGATATCAATGTTCAGGCCGCCAGAATTTTACGGCTTCAAGGCTATCCTATTCATATACTTGCGGTGGCTCCTCCGACTAATATGGTTAACGATTGTCGTCAGTTTGATGTACCTCTTGTTGTCATAGAGCCGACTATTGATCCTATAGTATTAAGTAAGTTTTATAATACAATTGATATTTATGCTCACGCAAGAGCGGATGGCGAGACGTTTGGAGTAAATATTGCAGAAGCAATGATTCACAGCAATCCTGTTGTAACCCATATTGCTACTCCAAGTTTTCCAGGAATGGGAGTTTTTCAAGCACAAACGAAACTGGTTGATGACGGAATTACTGGATTTGTGGTCCAAAATGATTGTAACGAGTATGCTGAAGCTCTTAAGAAACTGATTGACAGTAAAAACCTGCGTGATAGAATGGGTATAGCTGGTCTCGAAAAAGCGAATCATGAGTTTCATGTTGATGCTTGTGTTCAAAAACTTGAGAGGATTTATAAAGAGGTAATGTATGTCTAAGATGTATGAAGTTAGGGCACAGTGGCCAGTCGTGGTTGAGGGATTGTTTTATGTTGTTGCCGATAGTGAAGAGCACGCTGTCAGTCTGGTTGAAAATGGAGCTGTAGATCCAGCCTGGGATGATTTTGTTGATACTTCAAGAGATCAGATTGAGATATTAGAAGCAAACGAAACAGATGATGCTGACTCAGACTGAAGAACTTAAGTATATAATGCGAGATTTTGACCTTGCTGCTGTGAGGCTTGATGTTTCTACTTCTGTTGAATCGTTTGATCTTTGTACAGTAGGTAGTAGAGCAACTAAAACATTCCAAGGAAAGCGGACATTTAATTTTTCTGTTAGTTTTCTTCGCCCTCGTACTGAATGGAAAAATATTGAAGCTGGTAAGGAATCAGAGGAAAATCTTCAGGTTTTTTTTGGTTTAATAAAAGAACTTGGGTTTTATATTCACTCTAGAACTGAAGAGTATCATACTGACGGAACAATTGTAGTAAATATAGATGGGGAGATTATAGGTGTCAAAAATTAAAGTTGTGCATCATACCAAAACGGTTGGTTATAGCGGTACTGATCGTACAGCACAATTATTTTGTAAATATCTTGCTAAGAGCGATCGATATGAGCCGTTTATTGTTTATAGACAACCTGATGGCAATAATCAGAGACTGGACGTTGCTCGTAAATGGTTGGGCGACGATCACGTCATTCCTTATAGTGTGAGTTTTGGTAAGCGTGGTCGAATTCCTCCTTATATGCCAGATAGCGATAACTTACACGAAGTATTGAAAGTTATTGATCCTCAAATTATTCATATGCATAGATCTGGTTATAGCGAATGGCCTGGTTTCAAATATCTTTATCCACAAGCTAAATGGGTAGAAACCAATATCTTTGGCTTTAATGACACAAATCCTGAACGTCAATTTGATTTAAATGTCTATATTTCTGAATATATTAAAGATGTAGCAATGCGTGCCGGCAATCAGGACGGCCCTGTTTTATATAATCCAATAGAGCAGCCACATCTTGATGTGACAATTGAAAATATTATAGCATGTAAGGTACATCTTGCAGCCAATCATGGCATACCACATATGGTTGAAGGTAAGCGACCAGTGTTAATTGGTCGTGTTGGTAGGGCCGATAACTTTGATCCAATTTCATTACTAGCTTTTGCTAAGATTGAAAAAAGTAATCCCGAAGCTTATTATTTCGTTGTTAATGCTTGTGATCAGTGGAGATCTACAGCTGAGCGTTTAAAAATCAAGAATATATTCTTTTTAGACCCTATTATTAGTGATGAAGCTTTATCTAGATTTTATATGGGATTAGATATATATGCTCATGCTAGATCTGACGGTGAGTGTTGCCCATGTAACATTCAAGAAGCAATGATGCATGGTGTTCCTGTTGTGTCGCATTATGGATCAACATATAATGGGCATCCCGAGATTATAGAATCTACTGGTTTTGTTGTTCCGATTGCCGACCACGAAGCTTACGCCGAGGTTTTGGGACAGTTAGTGAATGATCAAGAACAAAGAGCCTACTATGGTCGGGAAGGTCGTCGTAGAGCGATGAGATATTTTGATGCTGAGTGTGTTACAAATCATCTAATCAAGATGTATGATTCAATTCTATGAATAAAGAGACTACAAAATGGGCAAGAGAATTGCTAGAAACTCTTCCTCCAGAGTGGATAAAGTTAATTCCAGAAAGATTTTGGCACGAATCATACCATCCAAACGAAGCTTTACTTTTGGTAAGAGGTAAAGACATTAGCCGCATTCAAGTACAAGAAGAAATTTCAACGATGAGATATCCGTCAACGGTTAACGTTCCTCAGACTGATATTTTTTCTGTAACTTGGCCAATTAATTATGATAAAATACATGAATTTACTGTTTGTAAAAGAGAAACTGTCGTAAAACATAATAAATCCCTTATAGTATATGTCGATGAAAACTATTTACGTTGATTTTGATGGTGTAATTCACAGCTATGTTTCTGAGTTTACTGAAGCTCATGAGATCAATGATCCCCCTCTTCCGGGAGCATTGAAATGGTTGGAAGGTTTGGTTGATCAGTTTCATGTGTTTATTTACTCTACCAGACTTGTTCATGGAGCTGAAGTAGAAAGAGCTATAGTAGATTGGCTTGTAAAGCACGGTATGTCTATGTACCAAGTAGATAAGCTTGGTTTTACAGCAGTAAAACGTGGAGCAAGTGTATACATTGATGATAGGTGCTGGAGATATGAAGGTGGTGCATATCCTACTACACAAGAACTTCAGGATTTTAAACCGTGGAATAAAAGATGAGTATTGATTTTAGTCAATTTCGAGCTAAACCTATTCGTCGTAGGTTTACAAAGGAAACCGAGCCGAGATGGAAGACGAAAGATGGAACTGTAATGCTCATGTCTCAAATGGAAGATTCTCATCTTATCAATGCTATAAAAATGGTGATGAGAAAAATCTATAAAGAATACAAAGATAACTTTGATCTTTCTGGGGATAAGCTAGTCGAGTTTATAGAATATAATCCGTTAAGAACTTTTGGGATTAAAGATCTATTGAATGAAGCAAAATCAAGAAAAAGTATTGACTGCTCCATGTTTGGGTCATACGCCAGATCTTTGTCAGCCCGAGAAGAGGTTAACGATAAAGAATCTGTTAAACGTTGGGCATCGAGATTGTTAGATTTATTAAATGACTAAAATAATTTCATTTTCATTATGGGGTAATGATCCAAAGTATTGTCAGGGTGCTATTAAGAATGCAGATTTAGCCGCAGAAATTTATCCTGATTGGACATGTCGTTTTTATTGTGGAGCAAGTGTTCATTCTAATATCATATCCAATTTGTTAGATCGCGACAATACAGATATTCTTTGTCATGGTCAGGATGGCGATTGGACGGGTATGTTTTGGCGATTTGAACCTGCTAGTGAAAATGATGTAGAAGCAATGATTTCGAGAGATTGTGATTCAAGGTTGAGTTACCGCGAAAAAGCTGCTGTAGACGAATGGATTGAAAGCGATAAGGGATTTCACATCATGCGAGATCATCCCTGGCATGGTTCCAAGATATTAGGAGGTATGTGGGGAGTCAAACGCGGAGTGTTGTCAGACATGCGAAATCTTATGTCAAACTGGGATCAACAGAACAGATGGCAAACTGATCAAGATTTTCTTAATGAAGTAATCTATCCGAGAATTGTTAATGATTCTATGGTTCATGCACAATTTTTTGCCATGGAAGAACATGCGATTCCTTTTCCTGGCTTTCGAGATGGGTTAGAATTTGTTGGTCAAGTTTTCGATGAAAACGATATAACTGTTTCTGAACATCAACACGTACTTTTTAAAGCATTAAAAATGCAAGGCGAACCCGTAAGACAATTACCTGATTATCTAAGATGAATGACTCATTTTTGAAACGTTTACGCAAACTAAGCGTAGAGCGATGTGAACAATATTTTTTCCCTATTAATCATTGGAGCGTGCTTGAGTGGGCCGGTGCAGCGGCCGGAGAGGCTGGTGAAACTGCCAATGTAGCCAAGAAGATAAAGCGAGGCGACAAGAATCCATGGATCCTTAAAGATCAGCTCGCAGATGAAATTGCTGATACTGTTATTTATTTAGATTTGTTATGTGCTAGCGAGGGAATTGATCTTGAAGACGCCATTCGGCACAAATTTAACAAAGTATCCCAAGAACACGGTTATGAGAAAGAACTATGAGAGCTTTATCATTCGACGACATTCAGTTAGTTCCTCGTTTTAATAATATTCCAAGTCGTAAAGATGTAAGTACCAGAGTGCAATTTGGCGATCTTACATTGGATGTTCCAATATTTTCGTCCAACATGGATACAATCACTGACTCTAAAATGGCTCGTACTATGTATAAGCTGGGTGGGTTGGGGTTTCTACATAGATTCTGTTCTATTGAAGAGAACATTTCTATGTATGATTACGCAACTAAGGAATGGCAAAATACTAGAGAGCCACGCAAAATAGAGGCTGAAGCCGTTGTTTCACTAGGTGTTAATGAAGGATTAGATCGATTTCATGCCCTATATGAAATAGGTGCTCGTTATTTTTGCATTGATGTAGCACATGGTCACAGTGAATCTGTTGGCAGGATGATAAAGTCACTGAAGAAATTTAGCGATGATATTTATGTTGTGGCTGGAAATGTATGTACAAGAATGGGAGCGGAGTATCTAGCTGGCTGTGGAGCAGATGCAATTAAAATTGGTGTCGGTCCCGGCAGTGCATGTACAACAAGAATTAAAACTGGTTTTGGTATTCCGCAATTCACAGCTATTAGAGAATGCTCACGAGTCAATGTTTTCAAGATTGCTGATGGAGGCATTCGTACTCCAGGAGACGCCGTGAAAGCTTTTGCTGCTGGAGCAGATGCTATTATGCTTGGTGGAATGTTGGCTGGCTGTGATGAGACTCCTGGCGAATTGATCACTGATATTGCACAAGATTTTCGCGGCGATTGGAAGGCGACTAACGATAGTTACAAAATCTTCCGTGGTATGGCCTCGAAAGAAGCTCAAGATGATTTTATGGGATCTATGTCAGACTGGAAAGCAGCAGAGGGTGTTGAAATAACAGTTAAAGTCAAAGGTCCAGCTTCAAATGTAGTCAATGAATTAATGGGCGGCATTCGAAGTGGAATGACATATTGTGGAGCGAATAATATTCGTGAGATTAGAGAGCGTGCTGAATGGGTAGAAATTTCACCAGCCGGTGCAGCTGAAGCTAAACCCCACGGAGAAGGAAGATTATGAAATTCAGTTACTTAAGAAAAGACGACGATGGTCATTGGTATCTTGTTCCAGAAGAAGATGTTGAACGCTTCGATAAATTGATGGAAGAATCTTATCAAGTAGATTCTGATTCGGATAGATTTTATGAAGTCTGCGAACTCATAAGTCAATTTCCTAGCTGTGAAAACATCAGAGATCTGAAGATTATTATGAACAAACCAAGAACAGAAATGATTTGCAAGGGATGTGGTTGTTTTTCTAGTGCTCAGTATTGTCATCATTGTTCAACGAATCCGCTATATCCTAAACTAATTGCGGCAGAACAAAAAATTGCTGAGTTAGAAAAAAAGCTAGCTTATGCAGGTTGGGAGACTAATCCAGACAGAATGGGAAAATGAGAATATTAGTTTCTTACAGAGGAATTCCTCAATCGCCAGGCTGGGCGACCGGCGATATGGTTGTCAAGGCTCTTAGAGAACTTGGTCACGAAGTTCACGCATATGCTAAGAATTATCAAACCAGCACTTGGGTAGAATGTCATTTACTGCACCCTCATTTGCAGATAGACTATGACTTATGGATATTTATGGAGTGCAATGATGGCGATCAACAATATCTTGGCTTAAAAGACGTAAAGACCAAAAAGAAAGTTTCCTGGACATTCGACAATTCATACTATCCCGACAATCTAGCGTCCCTTCTTTCCTATTTCCAGTTTGATTATCACTTCTTGGCTAATCCACTATTGTTAAACCAATTTCCGAATAGTCATTATTTACCCTATGCCTGTGATCCTGAACTACATTCTAGGTCTTTCGATAGAAAGAGAGAACATTTTTGTACTTTAGTTGGGTCAATTCGTGAAGATAGAAAAAATCTTGCTAAGTCTCTTAAAAAACATAATGTTGATTTAAAGCTTATTGGGGAAGTGTTTCGAGAAGAATATATTGATACACTAGGATCTTCTCGTATAATTGTAAATCAGAATCCTGGAGTTGGTGCCGGATTACTTAACATGCGAACATTTGAAGCTCCTGCGGCTGGAGCATTACTTTTAATGGAACGTCGAGACTATGAAGCGAATCCGGGAATATTACGAAATAACAAAGACTGTATTGTTTTTGACTCTGATAGTCATCTTGCTGAGTTGTTATCTAACCTGGAAAAGGATACAACTGGCTTGGTTGAAAATCTACGTATGGCTGGACAATCTTCCGTTTTGAGTCAACATACATACGTAAAACGCTGCAAACAATTGTTGGATATAGTTAATGCTTAAATTAAACCAAGCTATTGGATCATATTTGGAAGATCCCGAAGGGTATACAGATCTCGCAGAGTATTCTTTTAAAGAAGAATTAAAGCTTGGCGGTTGGTGTCCGGCAACAATCATGTCTTTTTTAAACACTGCTGTTTCCAGTATGCCTGAAGATCAGTATTATCTAGAAATAGGAAGCTGGTGTGGTAGAAGTTTATGTGCGGCATTAAAAAACAATGATAAGCGGGCAATTGTAATTGATCCTTTAGATCATATTGCTGGCGGTAAACAAGTCTTTGATGAATGGAGTCGTAATGTAAGATCGGCTGGTATTGAAGATAGAGTTGCTCTGCATAGAGTTAGAGCAGAGCAATTTATTGGTGATCTTCCATCTATTGGAATTTTCTTTTATGATGGCAGTCATGACTCTGGGCACACTTATGAAGGACTATCTCGATACGAGCGATTCTTAGCAGATGAGGCAATAATTATTGTGGATGATTATTTTATTTATGGCGGAAATAATCAGCAAGTATTGCCTGGACATTCTTTGAATATACAGGATCCAGTTAAGGCGGATACAGATAGATGGATTGCTGAAAACAAAGGTAAGATTAGTATGATTCATATCACTAAGTTTTTACATGGTCAGGCTATTATACATTATAAGCGATGAAGGTAAGCGTTTTAATTTGTGCTCATAGTCAAGATGAAAACTACGACAAGCTGCTTTGTCGAGCACTTGAGTCGCTAGCTATTCAGAGCTACGATGATTTTGAAACTGTTTTAGTACTAGACGAATGTTGGGATGGTACTAGATCGGCGGTAAAGCCTTATGAATATGTGCTAAACATGAGAATATACGATAGACCACATAAACAAGGGTTAGCTATTGCTAAAAACTTTGGTCTTGAACGTTGTAATGGTGAATGGATTGCTTTTCTTGATGCAGATGACAGATATATGTCTTGTAAACTTGAAGTTCAGATGAACTTTCTGGAACATAATCCGCATGTAAGTGTTTGCGGTACTCTTGCGTGGGATTGGTACAATGAATTTGATATGAAGCCTTCTTGTTTTCAGCCCGGACAATACCAAACTCACGACCAAGTTATGCAGAGATTACCAAGCGAGAATGTCATGTGTCATGGCAGCATTATGGTTAAGCACGATGCACTGAAAGCTGTTGGTAATTATCCGACAGACAAGATTTATTTGGGTCGAGAAGATTGGGAACTTTGGCAGCGTATGGCTAATGCGGGATTTGTGTTTCATAACATTCCAGAGAGACTATATATTTATAGTATGGGAACTAGTGTTGAGCGATAAAGATGTGGATCTTGATTGAAACAGACTTTGATAACAACGATGCAAATTGTTGCTGGGGTCCTTTTAAAGACTTTTCTGAAGCTGCTGACTTTGGAAATCGTAGAATTGCCTTATTGGCTAACGAGTGGGACGGTGAAGAAGATGGCTTCTTGATTAATTGTTTAAAGTGGGAAATTCGTCGGTTAAATACACCATGAAAATATTATACGTAGGACTATTATACGATTACGGCCGACGAGAACAGGGCTTTTCTTATGAGCACAATAATATTGAAGCTGGTTTTCGAGATTGTGCCGAAAAGGATTTGTTTCATGTAGATTATTTATGGCCCGATAATAACACGGTTATCGAATCTGATGGTGAGTTTAGAAATTATCATTGGCCGGAAGATCTTTTGAATATAATTCCTAGATATGATGCCATATTCCACGTTGCTTTTAATGAGCATCTGGATTTTCCAGAACAAGCTGCTAAGCTCGCTCTTAGATTAGATATTCCCGTCATTCAATGGGACTGTGATGCAAGTTGGCGATTTCACAATTGGATTATCAACCGAAAAGATAGAGTTAGCCATTTTGTGACAACGCATTCTGCTACAGTTGAGTGGTATAAGCAAAATAGCATGAATGTTATACGAAGTCAGTGGGCCGGATCTCCACTTTATATCAAAGATTCTACGGTAGAAAAAAAATATGATGTTAGTTTTATAGGACAAAAACATGGAATACGACCTGAAATTCTTCAAAAACTTTATCAACGAGGCATCGAAGTTCATTTGTTTGGTAACTATTGGGATGATTGGCCTAACTGGCACGGCTATATCTCAGACTTCGCATCTGTCATCTCGGTATTCAATCAATCGAAAATCTGTCTCAATCTCTCAAACCCTTGGCACATCGGAACGATGCCGCAAATCAAAGGTAGACACTTTGAGATCCCTCAATGTGGTAGTTTCCAGTTATCAACGCCAGCCGACGACTTACAAACGTACTTCGACTTTGGTAAGGAAATCGTCGTGGCAGAGACAGCCGATCAGCTCGCGGACTATATATATTACTACCTCGACAACGACAATGAAAGAACCGAAATCGCCTTGGCGGGCGAGGAGAAAACGAAACGTGAACACCAATGGTCGCACAGGCTTGTGGACATATTCAGGGAGATAGGTTATGATGTTTAATCATGGTACTGCTACTTTTAAAGATGATCAATATTTTAAGGAGCTTAGAGTACAAAATAAAAATGGAATAATTACTGCTTATCTCCCTGAACAAAATATTTTTGCAGTTCATTTTGGAGGTCCAGAGTGGATTACATTTAACTGGACGGAAGAAGAATTTTTAGAGAAATTTGAGGTAGAATTAAATGAAGGGCCACAACCCCTATAAAAATACTCCAGACGATCATGATTTCATGGAAGAAGAGCATATTGCTCGCTTCTTGCGAAATGATGGAACCGGCGTCGATAACTTAGGCCGCCGATCATTAGGCAATATTGTAAAAAGTCATGGTCATCCAGATGTATTAGATATAGCCTGCGGTACTGCTGTTAATTGGGAAACGTTTAAAAAATTTAATATGCCGTGTAATTACACAGGGCTTGATAGAACTAAGAATCTGTTAACTCACGCAAAGGAACTTTATGGAGATGAAATTTCTTTAGTTGAGGGGTATGCTCAAGACTTACCATTTAAAGACAACAGTTTTGATATTGTAATTCTCAGGCATATTCTTGAACATCTTCAAGAAGGATATGAAGATGTAATTAAAGAGGCCCTTCGTGTAACGAGAAAAGAGCTTGTGGTTGTGTTCTTTTTAGATCTTACAATATCAGAAGAAGATCGCATCCAAGAGTCAGATCCCGATGAAAACGGCTGTACGTATTTTTGGAATGAATACAGCCACTCTAAGTTTATGCGTTTTGTTTCAAGCCTTGGTGTTCGTCCTGCTGTTGGATATATACGCAGTCCAGACGCAGCACACGCAGATACTATTTTTAGGTTAATCAAATGAGATGGAGCTTTGGTATCATAACGGCCGGCGGTGAATCCGATCGTATTAAAAAAATTGTGCAAAAAATACGCTGTCAAACGTGGAATTGTAATACTGACAAATATGAGATAATTATTATTGGCGGATATAAACCAGACTTTCTAGGCGGCAGACCAGCATCAGAATCTATTATAGTTCATCTTCCATTTAAAGAAGGTGAAAAAGCTGGTTGGATTACTAAGAAAAAAAATATGATAGGCAGAGCTGCCCAGTTCCAAAATATATGTATAATGCATGATTATGTTGCTCCATCCGGGTACTGGTTGGATGGATTTAAGAGATTTGGTAGTGACTGGCTAACATGTATGACAAAGATAGAAAACAAAGATGGTGGACGTTTTAGAGATTGGTGTGCAATCCATAATGACGCATGGATGAAGCCTCCGATTGATGATCAGCAACCTCCGGAGGGATTGGGGCGTTTGCTTGATTATAAAGATAACACGGCCGGAAGATGGCAATATTATTCCGGTGCATATTTCTGCGTAAAGAAGACGGTTCTCCAAGAGGTTCCGCTGGATAATAATAGAGTTTGGGGCCAGGGCGAAGATGTACAATGGAGTCGTCTATTATATAAACAATATGGCCAACAGGCATTTACAATGAATCCGCATTCTTATGTCAGGTTCTTAAAGCAGAAGGAGAGGGCCCCGTGGGAAAAATAAAATTGGTATGTTTTGATCTAGATGGCGTTTTGGTGGATGCACCCGAATGGCACTATCAAGCTCTAAATAAAGCACTGACAGAAGTATGTTCCATTTCTATTTCCAGAGAAGATCATGAATCAACTTATAATGGACTTCCGACAAAACAAAAATTAGATTTGTTGGGACTGACTCCAGAAGAAAAATCTAGAGTATATGAACTTAAACAGGAATATACTGTAAAAGCTATAGAAGAAAATGCTTACTTTGACGATGGTAAGGTTAAACTTCATTCTAACTTGGTTGACAAGAAAATTTCCATTGCTGTTGTAACGAACGCTATTCGTGAGACGGCTGAATTGATGTTGGTTCGTACAGGACAAATGAAATTTATTAATTATCTTGTCAGCAATGAAGACGTGCAGAATTGCAAACCTCATCCAGAGGGGTATTGGAAGGCTATGTCATTGTTTGGAGTCTCTCCAAGAGAAACTTTGATTGTGGAGGACTCCGATAAAGGCTTTGAGGCTGCGATTCAAACGACGGCACACGTATGTAGAGTTAAAAATCCATCAGATGTTACTTGGGAAAATATTGAGGCAGTAATTGAACAAGCAAATCAATATTAATTATTTAGCTCATAGGCGAGATCTTACTTATCAGAAGCTGTCGTTTCAATTTTTGAAACGAATGCATCAGTCTACTAAGGATAAAATAAGAATAAGTTTACTTGTTAATGATTACAGTGGAGTAGCACGCTGGGAAAGCTTGTCTAAAGATCTTGAGCAGTCTGGTATAGAAACGTTTATCGCGTACTTTCCAGAAGAAGATAATTATAGAAGGAAAATTAGATGGGCAACATCTCAGAATTTTGAGTATTCCATAAAGATGGACGAGGATTGTTTTATGAATCAATATATGTGGGAGTTTATGATTAATCATGCTTTTGCATTAGACGATCCTCAAAATTTAATGATTAGTCCAGTGTTGTCTAACGGAATTCCTAGTTGTGAGTTTTTTATTCACGACATTTTAACTGAAGCAGAACAGTCTGGTATGTACAAGAGTTTTCAACAGCATAAATTTGCTGAAGTTTGGAATATGGATTATTCTATTCTTAATGAATGTACTGTCGACTGTTATGAGCCATGGACGACGAACAGATGGTTTGAAACACTTGACAAAATTGATACCCCTCTTAAGGGAATTCATCCGATTAGGTTTTCTCCCAACGCTCATTTTATTTTGAATCTTTATGTATTGGCACACATACGAGAGTTTCTAGAAAATCATAACTTTTACTTTCATGGCTTTAAATCTCCATATACTTGCAATAGTATATTTTTAGCTAAAACCAAGTTGTGGCACGACACATTTCATGACAAATCGTTGTGTGATCGTGCAGCTAAACAGCTTGGAACTTGGGCATATGCGTTTGATGAAATTCAATTGAACGAATATAGACATTTGAATGATATGAATGTATTATTCATTAGAGGAGGATTTGGGATTCATTCGATGTTTAATACTCTTTATAAATTTGATAGTCGTGCTCGCGATTATGAAAATAATTTTGTGCAGCAATTGGCTTTATCATGTCCATAGCAGTTATTGTAGTTGCTGGCGGCGAACGTCAGAATGTATGTGTTTGGCCGACATATTACAATTGTGATGCTGGAGTAGATCATGACTTGATAGTTGTGCATCGTAACATGCAGCATGTTCCTAGTGTCTTTAATGTGCGAGGCAATGTCATTTACGAAAATAAATGTTTTCCAGACGGAGAGCTTCCTCACAAAGCTTTTGGTGCATATCGTCACTATTGCGAGAAATACATTAATGACTACGAATATTTTGCTTTTGTTTCTGATGATGTCTTTTTCAAGAGAGATAATTGGCTACTACAAGCATGTGAAATGTTAGATAAATATGACAAGTTGGGTCTTGTCGCAACCCAAATTTTTAACGGTAATTGTGGCCAGTATCCACATCCAAGTCATGCTAGAGCACCTATTTGGTTTAGTAAGTCATCAGCTCTCAAGAAAATACGTTGGGAATTTGACTCTGATCATGATGGAGAGATGAGAATAGCCTATCAGTTTTTAGTTGCTGGATATTTTAGTGCTCAGATAGGACATAAAATTGATTTTGCTTATGATGCAGATCAAAAAGATCATATTGCGGTTTTGTGGGAACGTGACAAATACGGATGTAATAAAGATAAATACTCTACTGAAGAAATAGAACAATTAGATGCTTTTCTTACAGTTAGACTTTTAGAAAATGACGTATCGGACCTTGACATTCATTCTCCTTTTAGTCATATTGGTACTAGAAACGTCATTCGAGATTTACAGCCTTTCGATGGCTTGCTTTATGATAACAGCGTAGGTCTGGCAGTAAATTATACTAGGGTAGAGCGTCATAATTTTGGAACATATATTTTATCGTCATGGACTTAGAAACATTATTATATAAAGAGTTGCCGCCAACGTTTACTGATTTTGCCGGAAATCAGCGAGCTTTTCATGAGGCATTTGTTCGTAATGCAGAGCTTGGTACTCCAATTAAGGATGTTTTAGAGCTTGGTGTTTGTCGTATCAATCGAGACTTTATGAGTCCAGATGTTTATGGTCAATCCACAAAAACGTTGAATGTACTATGTGAATTTTTTAATTCTACTGAACTAATTTCTATCGACATTGACGAAAAAGCTCGCGAGACAGTAGAGCATTGTAAGAAATGGTTGAAAGACCGAGGTTGGGGCTTTAGAGAACATAATTTTATATGCTCTAACAGTATTGAATTTGATGTAAAATTTCACTTGCCAGATGGTGTAGACTTTATTTTCTTAGATACCAATCACGATGATAATTATCCTGAGCGTTTAGGCATCAAAGGCGAAACAGGCGGAGCCGGAATGACATACAAAGAGATTTGTTATTATGCTCCACACTTGACAGAAAATGGCCGTTTGTTTATGCACGATACGATGCATTTTTATCATCCTAAAGCTTATGGTGTAAATACTGAAGGTGCAGTAAGACGTTTCTTGGATGAGAATCCTGGCTTTAAGTTTAGAGAACATGGCTTGAATCAACATGGTTTGGGAGAAATTGTTAGGAAGGATTCTAAAGTATGGTAGATTTTTTTAGAAAATTAATGTGTAGAATTGGGTGGCATACTCCTAAACAAAGTTCAACAGAAGTTGCTGGGATTAATATAAAATCTATTTGTTCCAGATGCAATAGAAGTATTATGTTAGATTCTCAAGGAAACTGGTTCTAAAAATGAAAGCTTTGATACCGATGGCAGGTGAAGGTAGCCGTTTCGTAGCGGCGGGCTATACTTTTCCCAAGCCTCTTATCGATGTTAACGGCAAGCCCATGATACAGGTCGTTGTCGATACTCTTCCTGTTTGTAGTGAATACATATTTCTATGCAGAAAAGAACACATAGAAAAATATCAATTAGAAGATATGCTTCAAAGTATTACTGGCGGTTGTTCTAAAGTTGTTGTCGTGGATAAACTTACTGAAGGTGCTGCATGTACAGCCTTGTTGGCAGAACATCACATTGACAACAATGAGCCTCTTTTAATTGCTAACTCGGATCAATATGTAGAGTTTGATCACAGAAACTTCAACATTCTACGTCGTCATGCAAATCTCGATGGCATTGTATTTACGTTTAATGCTTCACATCCCAAATGGAGTTTTGTCGATGTAGATTCTAAAACCTTGCAAGTTACTAGAGTTGTTGAAAAACAACCTATTTCTAATATTGCTACATGCGGTATTTACTATTGGAGCAAAGGAAGTGATTTCTGTCGTTATGCTCATCAAATGATCAAAGCTAATAGACGTGTTAATGGAGAATTTTATATTGCCCCTGTTTATCAAGAGGCACTGCAAACAGCAAGATTTATGCTTGTGCCGTTTTTTGTTAATAAAATGTCCGGACTTGGAACCCCTGAAGACCTTGAGAATTTTTTAAGATAATGCTTTTAGTATCAAATAATTTGTTTCGTAGAGAGATTACTTATCCGCCCAATGCTGTTGTGCGTATCAATTTAGCTTGGGCACATACGCCAGAACTTTTGGCTAAAGCAGTGGACACTGATCACGATGTGTTTTTGGATTTCCCAATCGGTAGGTCTAAGCCTCCATACAACAACTATTCATTAAAAGATGTTTATGACTTTGTTCAGCAATACGATAACATCAAATATGTTGCAATTTCAAATGTTCATCATAAAGGATACTTAGCTGATGCTATTGAGGTTTTTGGTGATAGTGTTATTCTTGTTCCAAAGATTGAAAGTTTGGAGGGTATTAAGAATATTCATGATATTATCGCAGCATTGCCTACTGAACGTAAGGTATTAATGTTGGATCATGACGATTTATGTGCAGATCTTATTAAAAATGGTATTCCTCCTAATGACATGTATACTGTACATGTTGCCAACCTTATCGAAGCCTGCAACAATGATGGTGCAGAACTTCTCAGAACACAAGGGGTTGTTTTTAACTCACAATGGTAAAGCTTCCAACCGTTCTTGCGTCCTCTGTAATTAGATCTACTCATCGTGGAGACAGTCATGGTGGCATATATAAGATTAATTTAGAAACATCTGAAATCAATCAGTTGCTTGATTGGAATAATCCAGATATTAATTGGGAGGGCCGAGGAGGAGATCGTGGGATTCGCGGCCTCGCCTTTTTTGGCAATCTGTTATATGCTGTAGCAGGAAATGAATTGTTTGCATTTAAGTTAGGAGATGATGGCAAGCTTGTTAAGGTTGCGTCCTACACTACTCCATACATGAAATTAACGCATGAAGCATGGCGTCACAGAGATAAACTGTATATTTGCTCTGGTGGAGCAGATTGCATACTTATATTTGATCTTGTGCAAAAAGATTGGACGTATAGCTGGTATCATAACAAGGAATCTCATCCTGAAACTCTTTGGTTTAATCCTAAAAATATGGAAGAGCCTTACGCCAATCCTACAGAAGGCTTCATGCATCTTGACAGCGTATATGCTAATGATGATAACATGTGGTATTCAGGAGCATACACTGATAGTTTGTGGGTGAAGGATCTTAGAGTTAATGGAGTTACTGGACGTATCAAGCTCGTGTATGACGATACGCACAATGCTCGACCCTGGAAAGGTGGTTATTTATATAATCTTTCTAGACATAGTAAAACGGTGTGGGAAAAAAATGGCAAGATTCAAGACGAGTGGCATACTCCTCACCGCCCTCTTGAAGAACTTACATATACTCATTTGCCACGCGATCATGCTGTTCAAGGATATACTCGTGGTATGGTTACTTATGGAGAATATGTAATTGTTGGTACTTCTCCTGCCGCAATAAATGTCTTTAAGATCGGTCAGTTTAATCCTATAAAAACTGTTCATCTTACTAATGATATTAGAAACTCAATTTGTGGAATGGTTCTAAATGAGTGGGAATAACTATATTATGATTGCCCATAGAGGCAATATAAATGGTCCAAACCCTGAGCGAGAGAACGCTCCTGATTATATTCAGGAAGCACTTGATGCCGGATATGATGTTGAAGTTGATCTTTGGCATGTTGATGGAAAATGGTTTCTAGGACATGACGAACCAAAATATGAAATTGATCCAAGATTTTTAGTTAATGAAAACCTATGGATTCATTGCAAGAATACGGCAGCGTTAGACGAAATTCAAATGATGATGAATGTCCTAAGTAGATTACGTAAACCAAACTATTTTTGGCACGAAGAAGATGAGCGTACATTAACTAGTCAGGGTTTGATTTGGACTTATCCAGGAAAAGAATTGGCCCATCTCTCTATTGCTGTATTGCCTGAGCGATTTCCAGATTGGGACATCAGTAAAGCTATAGGATTTTGCAGCGATTATATAGCTACAATTATCGATAGATTGGATGATGAATGAAAGTTTTAATCACTGGTGCTAATGGTTTTGTTGGACGACATGTGGTACGTGAGCTTGAGAATAATCACGAGCTTTTGATACCTGATTCTAGTGAATTAAATCTGCTTCCTGTTATCTCAGCAAGTGGCGTCCATACCAATAATGGGTGGTGTTTACCGCAATGGCCCGATGGTATTCATGATACATATAGATACCTTTTGACAAAAGGTGTAGATGCTGTTATCCATCTTGCAGCAACTTGTGGTGGTATTGGTATCAATGCAGATAATCCTGGTCGATTTATATACGAGAATCTTCAAATGGGAATCAATGTGCTTGAGGCAGCCCGTTTAGCAGAAGTACGGAAGGTGGTATTACTTGGTTCTGTATGTTCCTATCCTAAGTTTGCGAGAATACCTTTCCATGAAGAAGATATGTGGGACGGTTACCCCGAAGAAACTAACGCTCCATATGGTATAGCTAAAAAAACTATTATGGAGATGGGTGCCGCGTACTCGCGGCAATATAAAATGAACGTAACTAATCTTGTGCCCGTAAACATGGTTGGAGAATATGACAATTTTGATGAATATAGCAGTCATGTTATTCCTGCCCTGATTAAGAAGTTTGAGTTGCCGCAATACCGTGACTGGTATCGCGGCAATCTTGAAGAAGATGGTGATTTTGGTCTTCGTGGTCAATTGAAAGATCCATATGTTGAGTTATGGGGTACCGGTTCTGCTTCGCGAGAGTTTTTATACGCTGGCGATTGTGCTAGAGCAATTGGAATTGCTTTGGAAAAGCATACTGGGCCCGATCCTATTAATCTGGGAACAGGAAAAGAAATTACCATTAAAGATTTGGCTATTCTTATCAAACATCTTGGTGGTTATGATGCGGAAATTTTGTGGGATGAAAGCAGGCCAGATGGTCAGCCGCGTAGATGTTTAGATACTACTCGTGCCAAGCATATTTTACGTTGGGAAGCAACAACTTCCATCGAGAGAGCCATTTGTAAAACGATTGATTGGTATCGAGAGAATAAATGAATAGACAGTATGAGACTCATATTCCGGTGCTCGAATTTATAATGGATAATTTTGATATTCAAAGTGTCTTAGAGCTTGGAATGGGAAGATCCAGTACAAATTTCTTTAAAAAGTTTACTGATATCTCTATAGTGAGTGTCGATTCTAGTCAAACCTATGCAAAAATATTAGAGTCAACAGAAAATCATAAGGTAGTTGTTAGCCCTCTTTTGCAGTATGTTATGCAACGTGAAGATCAATATGATCTAGCTTTCGTTGATGGGAATCCTGCAAACGAAAGGTGGCTATGCGTGAAAGAATTATTTAATAAGGCGGGAATTATTGTGGCACATGACACAGCTCCAAAAGACGATTGGAACTACCACTATTCTAAGATAGAACTACCCGAAAATTTTGTTAGAATAGATTATAAGAAGGATTATCCTTGGACTTCAGTATATACAGCAAGAGATGATGCTAAAGAAAAAATTTTAAGATTTTGTATGGATACGATGTAGGATCAATAGAATGCCAGAACAAAGAGAAGTAGAAATATGGAAATGTGACAATTGCGGCCATATTGACCATTTTGAAAAAGAGGTATTATGCTGGCAATGTAATGGTGCTGGAGAAATGATTTTTCAAGGCAAGCAATGGGTTGATGTAAAGGAGGAGGGATAATATGTGTGACCTTAGAAATATTGTGGCAATTAGATTGGATGACGGCACGATTGAACGCTATGATAGCGGTGTACCTGCTGCATATTTCAGTGCCGAATTTGCCAAAGAGCAAAATGAGCTATCTGTTTCCGAAGTAACTAAACCTGGATTATACCGATGTAGTGCTGCTCCATGCTGTGGAGCTGGCTTCAGATATTTTGATGGGTCCTCTTGGATTGAAGAAGGCAGCGGCTGGAAAGTTAAAGAATTACTTATCGAAGAGAGTGCTTGCAATACAGCTTTCCAGATGATGATACATCACGGTTTAAAATGTGAACACGTTGAGATAGATGACTATAGTCAATTGCCTGAAAAATATACTATTAGAGTGGTGATGAAGGATGAATAAAACAGCTTTGATTAGTGGCGTTAGTGGCCAAGACGGTTATTATCTGTCTAAATATCTATTGGATTTGGGATATCGTGTCGTTGGTATAGTTCGAAGAACGTCCACACCAAATGATACTCGTCTTAGAACTCTAAAAGGCACGCCGAACTTCGTTCTTGTAGACGGCGACATTACTGATATTTCTTCTATTCAAAGACTGGTTAAAACATTTCAACCAGACGAGTTTTACCATCTTGCGGCCCAATCTCATGTAGCCTTGTCCTGGGAATATCCCATTCAAACCGCTGAGACTACTGGAATTGGTGTTTTGAATTGCCTTGAAGCTTTGAAACAAGAGAAACCAGACTGTCGTTTCTATTTTGCTGGTAGTAGCGAACAGTTTGGTAACAGTATACAAGGCAAGTTTAAAGTATTTGTTCCTGGCTTAGGATACAAAGGATTGGGAGTAAGGCGAGAACCAGGAGAAGTGCTTTTGAATGAAGATTCTTTAATGAATCCTGAGTCTCCTTATGCTGCCGCTAAAGTGTTTGGATATAATATTACGCAAGTTTATAGACGTTCATATGACATGTTTGCAAGCTGTGGAATATTGTTCAATCATGAGTCTCCCTTGCGGGGAGAAAACTTTGTTACTAGAAAGATAACAAGTCAACTTGCTCGTGTCAAATGGGGGCTGCAAGAATATGTCGAATTGGGTAATTTAAACTCTTATCGCGACTGGGGTTTTGCGGGTGATTATGTTCGTGCAATGCATGCCATGTTGCAGCACGACGAACCAGATGATTTTGTTATTGCTACTGGAGAAACATATTCGGTGCAAGAGTTTGTAAGCCGTGCCTGTAATTATTTTCAGCTTGATCCTCATAAAGTAATTAAAATTAATCCTAAATTTATTCGACCAAAAGATGTAGATGTATTAATAGGAAACTCAGAAAAAGCTAGACAAATTCTCAATTGGACGCCAAAATATACTTTTGAGGAGCTTGTACAAATGATGTGCAAGTATGACGATCATAGACAGTCTACGGATCCTCAAATGGTTCGTATGGCTGATGAGTATTTGGGAGGATAGAATGTCGGAAGAAGAGCATGAAATCACACAAAGAGAAAAAGATGCTTGGAAAGCCAGTAAAGAAATAAAACCACGTAAGAGAGAATCTTTGAGCCGTGAGCAAACTAAGGTATTTCTTAAGCTGTTGTCTGAATTACGGAGTCCTGTATATTTTGAGAGAGATTTGGGACTTAGTAAAAGAGATGTCGAGTATTACAAGCGTGAACTTAATATTTCCTCACAAGATGAAGCTAGGAGAATGCTTAAGAGGGTTCAAGCAGAGGAAGACAAACGGAAGGACGAGTGGATTCAGGAAAATGTACGTCAGCAGCGAGATGCAGAGCGTATTGCTAACATTCGTTTACAAGAATTCGAGAGAAAAAAAGAAGCCGATCGTATTGCTCGACGTGAAGCAGCTTTACACAACTTAGATCCAGTAGCTATCAAGCTTGAAGATAAAGAACGTCAAAAGCGACTTGAGTCTCAGGAGTTAGAAAAACTTCACAGCGTTCGTAATGATTGGAGACTTCCGCTAACTGGAATCAATGATGATGAAAAAATCAATCTCTTTAGAAATGATATTATTAACCATGGCATAAGCTTCTGCGTTAATAAATATTCTGCTTCGCCTCAGGCTATTAAATCCGAAGCTATCAGACTGAGCTTAAAGATTAATTGGGATACAGTCAAGAGATAATGGACAAGAAGAAGTTAGCTGCTCTTTATAAAGAAATGTCTATTGCTCAAGTTGCTGATCATCTTGGTGTAGCACGCTCAACCGTTTATCATTATCTTGTTAAATTTGGTATTAAGATACGAAGCAAAAGTGATGCACAGCGGAAGCATCTTGCAGACTTTCCGCATCAAAGACTTGGTAACAAACATAAAGAAGAAACTAAAAAACAGATATCCGCCTCTAGTAAAAAGTTTTGGGAGAGTCAAGGTGGTAAAAATCAAAAAGATAGATTGGCTAAACTTCGTAAGAAAGAGTGGAATAACAGCTCTAAGAAAAAACGAAGTAACAAGATCTCGCTTATGAATCAAGCGAAACGACCAACTCCTGGATCTCTCTCAAAGTTTGGGCTTAGATTTGCCGATTATCTTCGAACGCACGAATCTAGAGTAGATACATGTATTCCGTTGACAGCTAAGCATGTTTCTGACATAGTGTTAGAGGATAGAAAGATAGTCATTGAGCTGGTAATGCCAGTATCGGTATATGGAGAAGAAGCCGCTAGAAAACTATCTAAGACGTATGAACGCTTATGTAGAGAACTGAACAAGTCTGGCTATCGAGTGGCAATTGTGGAAGATAAATCGAATTCTGTTTCAAATGCTCGCTGTGAAAGACTGTATGAGAAACTGGTAAGGTTTTTCGGAAGTAAGAAACAAAAAATAACAATAAAATCATGAGTAGTAGAAAAGACACTAATTGGGAAGAGCATCTTCTCGAAGATGAAATAGTCGTAAAAGAAGGCAAGAAGATTGTTAAACTTGTTGGATTGCAACGACTAGCTGAACAAGCTGGACTCATTCGAAGTAGCTGCACTTTGCAGCATATTCCCGGTAAAAACTTAGGTATTGTCCAATGCATTTATACCACAGAATTTGAAGATGGATTTGTCTCTGTAGGTACTGGCGACTGCAATGAATTGAATACCGATCAAGAGTTTGTCTGTTATCCAACAGCAATTGCTGAATCTCGTGCTGAATCTCGTTCTCTTAAGAAGGCTTTAGGTATTCGTCTTCTTACGGCAGAAGAGATTGGGTTTCAAAATGTCGATAGCATGGAGACTTCTCCAAACAAACCAATAGCTGAAAATGTTGTAAAAGCAATTCAGGTATTATGCGAAGAGAAAAATATCGAACAAGTTGCCGTTGTAGAGTCGGTAGTAAAAGACAAAGAACGTGCTATTGCTATCTATGAACTTTCTCAGTTAACTAACGAGGAAGGACAACGTGCTTTAGAATTTTTAAATGGAAAAAAGTCTGCTGGCTCTAAAAAAACGACCAGTAGATCTGAAAGAAAACAAGAGCTGTTAGACAAAAAGAAAGGCACATAAGATGAAAGTTAGTTATACAACAGCAAACAGAAGAATGACAGTAGAACTAGAGGGAGACACACAGAAATCTGTGTTTGAAGCTATCTCTCAATTTCAGGAGGTTTTTGAAGAGACTGCATGCGGCAAATGCGACAGCGAGAGAGTAAGATTTATCGTTCGGGAAGTAGACGGAAATCAGTATTTTGAACTGCGTTGCCTAGATTGTGGAGCACGTCTTGCCTTCGGGCAACATCGTCAGGGTGGAAGTTTATTCCCTGTTCGAAAAGCCGGCAAAGATGATAAATCTGGCCTTGAAGAAGGTACTTGGCTTCCCAGTGGGGGCTGGATGCGTTGGGATAATAAGCAAGGAAAAACTGTATGAATTTGTCATTTAGTGAATATCAAAAACGAGCTATTAGTACAGCCATTTATAGAGAGAGTAATGACGATTTGGTTCATCATTTGACTGGTGGACAGTATAATGGTCAAATTTCTCAGTTGTTAAATATGTTATACGCTAGTCTCGGACTTGGCGAAGTTGGAGAATTACAAGGAAAAGTTAAAAAAATCATTAGGGATAGCGGTGGCCATATTTCAGATGAAACTAGAGCCGCTATCTCTAAAGAGCTTGGTGATGTTTTATGGTATCTTTCAGTGACGGCTTCAGAATTTGACTTGGATCTTGGAAGTATTGCTGAGCAAAACTTGGACAAGCTTGCTAACCGTAAAGAGCGTGGCACTTTAAAGGGAAGTGGCGATAATAGATGAGTCCTTTTGAAGGAAAAGAATTAAGAGCCCGATGGTGCCCTCAATGTGATAAACAAAGACTTCTTAAGCCTCTTGATAAAGAGGTAAGTTACAATAAAGAAGAATTTGAGACAAGAGACGGCTCTAAAGTTAGTCTATTCACTGATATATGTGAGTATTGCCAAGTAAGGAACTTTAGAAAATATTTTGAGCCGACGAAAGCAGACGCAAAGAAGGTTATGAAAGCTTTAAAAGAAGCTACCGAAGGTGATAATCCTCAAGATGAAACATCTCTCGAAGAAATGCTCTAATGAATTAGTAGAGTGGGCAAAGAATTTATTAGAAAACCCACCAGGCCCGAAAAACACCTTCGGAATAATTAATGCTACTATTTCTATGTTTCCTCCTGCCCCTGACAATAGGGTCAATAATTTTACTGGAACTTTAAACTTTCCGAGTGGAATAGTAGAAATACGAGACACAATCGGGGAATGGCGAAGCACGTAAATTATTGGTTTGAAACCTGTCCGCCTAAAATTAAGGTGTCTGCTGGATTAATTGGTTCCGCAGACATTTTAATTATTGGAGGCGGCGTAAGTGGCATAACTTTGTTAGCTCATTTGCTTAGAGCTGGTATACAAAATGTATATCTTGTTGAAGAAAACACTATAGCTTTTCATGCTTCTGGTCGAAGTTCTGGACAAATTATGCTCAGAGGCGGTAAAAGCTTTACTGAGTTCGAAAAATCTATTGGGACAAATGCTACAATAGAATATATTAAATTCATATCTCAGAACGCAAAAAGGTTTGTAAAGGCTCTAGAGGGAGTTAAGTTTGATACTGATCTTAATGTGAACGGCGGCATTCATTTAGCAGTCGATGATCAAGAGCTTTCCGTTCTAAAGCGTGAGTATGAGCTGATAGATAAAGCTAATGCTGGAATAGTACCGGCAATGCTATCAGAAAAAGATGTGTTTAATCTAATTCCATCAAAAAAATCTTTCAAGGGAGGGTTATTTATTCCTGCTGAGGCAACCATTAACCCTTATAAGGTAGTTAATGGCGTGAAGTGGACGCTAGATTCAAAAGGATCTAGAATTTTAACGAACGCTTCGGTGGAAAGTGTTGCCAGGAATAGTGATGGAACATTGGTTGCAAGTATTCGGAATAGAGGAACAATTCGAGCAAAGAAAATAGTGTATTGTACTAATGCCTACGTGAATACGTTGGTGCCAGAGCTGGCAAATTATATGGGTAGTTTTAGGGGGCAAATGATTGCGACCGATGTGCTACCCGATAATCTTATTGAGATGTTACCTACAACAAGCTTGTCTTGTAATTACGGTTCCGAATATTTTAGATTGCACGGTGGAAGATTGTTAGTTGGTGGTATGAGACATGCTATTAGGGGAAAACAAGAAGGAATTCTTGCAGATGGTGAGATAAGCAAAACCGTCTACAACAGATTACGAGATTTTCTTAGTGATATTTTTCCAGCTTTGAGCAACAGCATCGAGTATACTTGGTCCGGTGTTATGTGTTCTACAAAAGATTCATTGCCCTTTGTAGGAAAATTACATAATAGACCAAATGAATACGTTATGGCCGGATTTAATGGTTATGGTTTTTCTCATGCTTTTAATGCCTCCTTGATTGTAAAAGATTTGATTGTCAAAGGAAGTTCTGATTTACCTGGGACGAAGCTGTTTGACCCGGCTCGTTATTTATATTGAGGAGAAGTGATATGTTGATTTTAGATGGACTACAAAAGGAGATTTTTTCTAAGCGTTATGCAATGCCAAACGAAGATGCTTGGGAACAATGTGCCAAAAGAGTCTCTCAACATGTTGCCGCCGTAGAGATAAATGGTTTAGCAGAACAATGGAGTGAAAAATATTACACCAGCATTAGTGCTGGTGATTTTATGCCTGGTGGACGCATTTTATTTGGAGCTGGCCGTCGTCAGTTTAATATGCTAAATTGTTATAGACTTCATCCTGATGACACCGTTGAATCTATTGGTAAAACAATTCGTGACACATATCTTGTGTCTTGTGGTGGAGGGGGTATTGGATATAATTTTTCCGACATTCGGCCTAAAGGGGATGATATTCAGAACATTCGTTGGTCAGCTCCTGGTGCAGTATCTGTTATGAAAATGATCAATGAGATTGGAGAGCACGTCAGAAGTGGAAAAAATAGAAGAACTGCGTTGATAGCTATATTAAATGTTACTCATCCAGACTTGATGGAGTTTCTTCATGTGAAACTTGACTTAGCGGAGCTTAATAACTTTAATATTTCCATTGGTATTACCAGTGAATTTATTAATGCAGTAAAAAAGAACAAGCCATGGACGTTCCATTTTAATGGCAGAGAGTACAAAATGTATGAGATGGAACGAAACTCTGACGGACGTTCTGATAAGGTTAGAATTCCAGCTCTGAACGCCGATGATGCAATTGGTCGAGCAATGCAACATAACCGCTTGACGCAGAATGATAAATTTGAAAACGTTCGCGAATATAATTTAATGGCCCGTGATATTTGGGACCTTCTTATTATAAATAGCTGGAAGAGTGGTGATCCCGGCATCTATAATCTAGACTTGGCAAATGAATATACTAACGTTTCCTATTTCGAGGATCTAGACTCTCCAAACCCATGTGGTGAAATTCCACTTCCAGCATATGGAAACTGTTGCTTAGGACACGTTAATTTGTCTAATATGTATAATGAGAAAACCAACGATGTCAATTGGAAAAAGCTGGCTCGTACCATTCGTGTTGGTATTCGATTTTTAGATGATGTTCTTACGTGCAACCACTATCCCATTCCAGAATGCAAAACTATTGGTGAAAAAAGTAGACGAATAGGTTTGGGAGTAACCGGCTTACACTATCTTCTCTTAAAGATGGGCTACGTTTATGGTGATGAAAGCTGTTTAGAGTTTCTTGATCGTTTGTTTGCGACATTCCGCAACGAGGCATACAAAGCGTCGGTTGAAATTGCTAAAGAAAAAGGTGCTTTCCCTGCTTTTGATGCTGAGAAGTATTCCCAAGAAGGATTTTTTGCACAACTGCCTCCACGTCTTCAAAACTCTATTAAAAAACATGGAATTCGCAATGCTGTCATGTTAACTATTGCTCCATGTGGTACTAATAGCATGGTTTTAGGAGTATCTTCTGGAGTAGAGCCGATTTTTTCTCCAGTATATAAGAGAAGATTCCGTGACGGAAACATTTGGCGTGAAGAATTTGTTGCTGACGCTTTGTTTACAGAGTTTTATAAGAGCGACAAGGATTTGTCACATTTCCGTGGTGCCTATGATATTCCCGTCAAGGATCATCTTGCTGTTCAAGCAACTATTCAAAAATATATTGACTCTGCAATTTCTAAAACAACAAACCTCCCCGAAAACTACAAGGTAGAAGAACTGGGGGAAGTTATTCTGGAATATGCATCTTATGTTAAAGGCTTCACCATTTACAGAGAGGGCAGCAAAGGAAAAGAGCCATTGCAGCCAGTTATTATTGATAGTGACGGTCAGCTAAAAGACGCGATGAGTAAGGCTGGAGTTAGCACGGATGCAATTGAAGCTTGTCGCGGCGGAACTTGTGAATTGTAGTTGACGGACAGAGCTACGCTGTCATTATGTTATAAAAGCGTGGCCACAGATTAGTGGAACACCCACGATAAACTAGTTATCTGTGGTCTGAGCGGGGGAATCAGTATACATGCGTGACCCGTCAATAGGATATAAGACCCTTGTGGTACCTAGTGAGGTAATACTGAACGCTTTCTCTTTCCTATTTAAAGGAGCATTTAAATGACTGTTGAACCAATACACGATTACAACTTCGAGTTTGCTAAAGATGAAAACGGAAACGATATCAAGTACCGTTTTATGTTGACGACCAAAAAACCTCTTAATGAGATCAAAGACGGAATAGAGATGAATCTTGTGCAGGTTGGAGGAATTGATTTTATCCAACCTGGTGGGCGTTATACGCTTGAAATAGTTGTGGCTCGCACGTTCGATCCTGAGCAAGTAATTGATGCTATCAAAAAAGTTTTGGACGAAATTCAGAGCGATATTATTACTCCCAACAAAACAATTATAACTGCTTAATTGAGGATTGCACTAATGAGCAGAGTCCAGAAGAGCGACGTTCTACCTCCCAACGCGATCCAGCTTTTTAACAACCAAGGTTTTGTTGCCCTTATTGACCATATGGGTGACGATAGAACAGTGGTTAATGCAGCAAGAGTTTCTTTTGGTAAGCGTATTGAAACCTTTGATCCAGAAAAAGACAGCAAACTGCTAGATTATCTGGCAGAACATAAACATATGTCGCCATTTAGGCATCCTCAGATATCTTTTCATTTAAAGGCACCCGAAGCTGTTATGAGACAGGCTTATAAACATGTTGTAGGTATTGGATGGACGCCAAATGAATGTCCAATAAAAGATCATGCTTGGAATGAAATTAGTGGGCGATATGTCATGTACGAAGATGTATACGAGCCCGCAATGTTTCGTCCCCAAAGCGAGGATAATAAGCAAGCCAGCGAAGATGGTGACTTGAGTCAGGTTGAAGCTCCTGCAATTATCGGCGACAGTGAGTTTGTTGAAAAATACGGCAAACTTTTAATGTATAATGTTGACGGCCTTAATGTAAGAACTTTATATCAGTTAAGTGTTGATTTTTCCAAGAAGGCTTATCAAGCTCTTGTTGATGCTGGTGTAGCCAAAGAACAAGCCCGCCTCGTTATGCCCTTTTCCACATTTACAGAAGTTATTTGGACGTGTAGCTTAGAAGCCGTAGTCCATTTTGTTAAACTTAGAACACATGCTGGAGCCCAGTGGGAGACTAGAGAATTTGCTGAAGCTATACAAAAACTAACTGAGCAGCATTATCCTTATTCTCTAGAGGCTTTGCTGAAGCACTTATAAAAATAATTAAACTCTTTATTGATATAGCGGGTAGCTAGTTAGCTACCCGCTTTAGTGTATTCATAAGATGCCTTTGTTTTCGTTTGGTGCTTATAAGATAAGGAGTTAAGTAAATGGCACGAGAAGTTTTTGCGACTATTGGTTCTGGCACGTTACCTTTTACAAGAGGTATTTTACCTGCTGCTCAGCGAGGAGCTGAGCCCACTGGAGAAGGGGCTCGCGGCGGAACACAGGTAATGATTGGAAACCCTGAAGATCTTAATTCTGTTGATGTATGGGCTGTTTCTGGTGTTGCTGTTCCTGACAGCGAAGCTGTGCAGATTATGGGCCCAACATTAAATCCATTGCCAAGAATGAGAACAATTATTCTTCAAAATGTTGGAGCAAATGATGTTGCGATTGCTCCAGATAATAACGCTAATCCAGCTGCTACAAATGGCGGGTTTATTCTTGAAACTGGTGCCGCTGCACAAACAATTACGCTTCCATTTTTGCATAATGTAGAAATATGGGCCAGAGCCGATTCTGGTGGAGGCACCATTAATATGATCATGTACTAAGGGATTCCCCTTTGATAAAGGAGGGCCTTAGTGTCTAGAGAATATACAACTGTAGTAGGAAGCGGTCAGATACCGCATTTACAAGGATATCCTACACATCAATTTACTCCAGGAACCTTTCCTGTTCCATGTAAGTCTGATCCAAGGACTCGAACTGGAGAAGGTGCTGTTGTATTAAATCCTGAAGATTTTTCTATTAATATTAGTTTAAGATCTCAGGCAATTACGGTAACTACATCAGCAACACCGTTACCAGCTAATCCGCTGGAAAATAGACGTGCTCTTGTTGTTCACAACAACAGTAATAGTACGGTTTATCTTGGACAGGCTGGAGTTACCATTTCGAATGGACTTCCATTACTAGCAAGTGAAAAGATTGCATTTGATATCCAAGGAAATCCAAACGTTGTGGTTTATGCCGTAGGTTCGTCTTCTGTTGAAGTTAGAATAATGGAGCTTGCATAGTGGGTCTTGGTGCTGGAAATATAGTCTCTATTGGCGGAGGAACTGGTGGTACTGGTGGAAGCACAAGCGGTATTCTTGTTATTGATCCGGGTGGAAACACTGGTACGACCGTAGTTTTTGATGGGGTAAATGGGATCTCTGTAACTTCCCCTTCAACTAATTTGATATTAATTGACGGAGCAGGAGCGTCAGGAGTTGGCGGATCTGATGGATCTGGAATCAATGATATCAATGGAGCTTTGGGTCCAAGTATAACTCTTGATGGAGCAAATGGTGCCAATGTTTTAACTAATGGCAATACCCTTACTGTTGACGTAAGTGCTTTGAGTGGACTAGTACCTACAAAATTTGCCGCATCTTTCGTTGATATTTCTAGCGGATTGTTTACTCATAACTTGGGAACAGAAGATGTAATTGTTCAAGTTAGGGACGATAGAGTTCCGCCTAGAGTTATTCAACCTGATGATATTATTATTGAAAACACTAATCAAGTTAGTATTTTATTTAACCGTTCTCAAACTGGTAGAGCTGTAATTATTTAGTGTAATTTTATTATGATAAGGGGGTATCAATAATGGTTAGGATCAATGGTGATTTAATCCCGACAAGTAGTGGATTGTCGCATTTAGGTGTCGATGGTGGGGCTGTAGCTAATGCCTTTGATATTGATAGCATCTCGCCGTTTGGTCATGTGCATCTAAATAGTGGTGTATTTCATCATGCTCTTGGCCATCAATCTGGTATTATAAGATATAATGAGCCATTAGCATGTTTTGAAGTTTCAGTTGACGGCGGAGCTTCGTTTGATTGTGTCACTACTACTGCTACAGCTGGAGGAGTGACTTCGGTTGGAGTTATCGGTGGGGCTAATTTAACTGGTGCTGTTGATTTTACTAGCACTAGTGGTTTTGTTGTAATTGGAGACACGGCAGGTGCTTCTCCAGTTACTTGGGATGTTGATGTTGCTGCTCTTTCTGGTTTATGGAATTTTCCGACTGGTGGGTTCGATAGAATTCCAACATGTTTTAACCAGTCCTTTAGTAATTCAACTTCAGTGACTGTTACTCATAATTTAAATACTTTAAATGTTATAGTTCAGGTTTATGACAACAGTAGCGATCCAGCGATTCAAATTACACCAGACAAGGTTGTAGCAACAGATGTTAACACAACAACGATTAGTTTCAATGTATCTCAAACGGGATATGTAGTTGTTATGGCATGTGAGGACAGCTAAATTGAGAAATATATATATAGTGCTAGCAGATGGCAATATTCGCAATGTATTCTTATCAAGAACATCTGCTGTTGAGTTTATTGGAAATGAGTGGCCCACAGCCGAACAATTGGATGATAATACATGGCATGATAATGCAACTGGTGTAATCATCGTTATAGAAGAATGGGAATTACTTAGATAAATTATGGCTAGACGAGTCGGAGATTTATGGCCGTTTGCTAGCGGCACATCGAGCTTAGGTGTGGACCAACTAGATGGTCCACAGGCGGGATTTACAAATGAAATTCGGCCGTTTAACCATGCTCACATGAATAGTGGCGTATGGCACGATCCTCAAAGCGGTATTTCTGGAGTCTTTAGATTTAGACAAGCAGAAATTGCTGACGCTGGATTTCAATTGCCACGAGGAAGATATCCTGCTTTTGAAATTTCATTCGATGGAGGAAAAACGTTTCCTCTTGAATTTGCTGGCACAATGGAAAACTCTGATCCTGGGTCTCTTTATCCAAATGGTGTGGCATTTATTCAGTCTGGAAATGATTCTACTCTTGGAGTAAGAGGCAGCGGTCTTATATTCATTTCCGAAGGATCTACGAGATATTTTGCACTCAATGCAGAAACCGGTGGTGTTGGGTCTATTCAATACTTTGCTGATTCAACCATTACATTTTCTGCTGGTGCCGCAATGCAATTCACTGGTGCAGATGATATCACTATACAAACCAATGGTGTAGATGGTGATATTACATTGCTTTCGTCTCCTGGTACTCCAGGTCAAGAGCTTGGTGGACAAATTGCTTTACAGGCATTTGCTGGCAGTGGACAGCTAGAATACCGACTTGGTGGTATAGGTGGTCATGAAGCCTGGCATTGGAAGCCAAGTTATGAAAGTGGCGGCGGACCCAACGCGGATGGATTCCATCCTATTCCTAGCTCTGGTCAGATTTTACGAATGATCAATGATGAAATTGCATCAATTGATGTCGGCATCACAGAATTAACAGATATTAATGCATCTATAGCAGACGATTCCAGCATTGAATTACAAGGAAATGGTACCGTTGAAGTAGTTGTACAAGATGCAGCAACAGTTAGTTTTGATGCATCTTTTGCTGGAGTTAATGGAATTGAAATTACTAATCCCGCTGTTGGATTTTCAGTTTTTAATGGCATTGCATTATCTGGTCTTTTCAGCATAAATAACGAAACGGGCCCCGATATTACAATCGCTGGCGTCAACGGTATTGATGTTACTGTACCAAGCTCAAATACGATCCTTATCGATGGTATCGCTGCATCAGGTAAGACCGATGCTATCCAAGTAACCTATGACTCTGGAACTCCTCAAGATATTAATGCTGCGGCAACCGATAATCTAGTTCTATGGAATGTTAATGATTTAATTGAAGGCGACGGTTTAAGTCATTCTACTTCTACTAATACATCAAGAATTACAGCTAATACTAGTGGAGTATTTGTTGCACATGCTACGCTTGCGTGGAACACGGCAGGTGTTCGTTATAATGGTATAGCTAGATTTAGGCTTAACGGAACTACAAACATCAATGGAAGAAGTAAATGTGGTTATACTAGAAATACTGGTGGACACAATGAAGCTTCGTTACACTTAGAAGCACTTGTTCGTATGGTTTCTGGAGATTATCTTGAAGTTCTTGTTGATAGAGAGTCTCTTACCTCAAGTGCCGTAAATTTAAGTAATAATCAATCGTTATTTGCAGTATACAGACTTGAGGGTGTTGGTGGAGGAGCCAATGATACCCTGCAAAGTGCATATGAAAATGGTACTGATATTTACCTGACTAGAGCTGCCGGTAGAGACGATTTAGATATTATTTCGGTTGATGGTGCTACAAGATTTTCCACAAATGGTACGCACTCTGAAGTAGGATTATCCGGACTACTTAGTGCTCCCGGTCTTGCTAATTCTGAAGTTGGAGATATGAATTTCTTTGTTCATAGTCTTGAGCCTAGATCTGGAGGATCTTTCCCTGGAACTTTAGCAGAATCTCAAGCTAGAGCTTTAGGACCGGGATCTCTTGCCTTTGACACCGGTTCCGGTGTTGCGAACGTAAGAATCGGCTCAGGTATTAGTCAGTTCTTTAATACTAGCAACCAGACACTATCAACAAGTCCAACAGCAATTACGTTTACAAATGCCGGAAATACTGTTCCAGACACTCATTTTGTTAGAGCTGCTGGTAACAGCGGAGTAAAGGTCATGCTTCCTGGAACGTACAGAGTACAATACACTGCAAGCTTTCAAAAGACAGCAGGTAGCACGCCCCAAACTGTTGGGTGCGAATTAACTTTAGCAAGAGATGATGGTCCAGGACCGCTCGGCCTTATTCCTGGCGGAGTGTCATCTGCCTTTTTGTTTGATTCGTCTGATAATGACACAAATACTGCAAACGGTTTGGCTATGGTTGATTTGTATCCGGGAGATTGTGTTGTACTAGAAGCAACTCTTACTGCATCTCCGGGAGGAAACACTGTAAGAGCACAAAACCGCGAAGCTAACTTAATTATTGAATACATTGGCCCAAGAAGAATGAAGCAAACACTATTACCGACATGATAACTCAGGATCAATCAGATGTCGTTTCTCAGTCTGTACCAACAGATATTGTATCTTACTTACTTCAAGAATATGGTCTTATAGGTGCAGTAGCAGGTATCTTTATAACCTTATATTTGAAGCAAGGAAAACGATTAGCTCAGCTTGAAAAGAAAAATATAGAGGACGCTGATAAGCATTCGAATAAATATGCAAAAGTTGTTGAACAAAATACTTTACAGCATAAAGAAATGATATCAGAATATGTAGAGCTGGTGCAAAGTAACATTCAGGTTATAAATAAACTGTCGAACTGTATTGACAGTTTGAAGGGTGCCATTGAGCGTATTGAGCGAAAACAGGACAATTAAAAATATGCAAACAGTAAGTAAAATTAGGCACACAATTGGTACAAAGTCAGAATATGTTTTAAAGGCAACATTGCCGGTTCCAAAAGGAACATATCCAAGAACCGATGGTAAGGAGCCACTATCTGTTTTAGATCCATTTGGTAATCCATTTCCTACATCTGTGCACGCAGTATCTTGGTATCCAAACAAGGCAGCTGATGGAGCAGACGTAGTAGAACTTCAAATTCAGTTTAAGGTTGCCGGCAATCAGACTTCTGGACAAGAAGTTATTCTTGATGTTGTAGAAGATCCGCATCCCTTTAAAAGATTAAAGATTGATAGAATTGCACGCCAAGCCATTGCTAGTCCGATGAAAGTTGTGGCTCATGATGTTCACGGAAATAGATATCATGCACGAATTTCTTTGCGGCATCGTAAGAAAAACAAAGCAAGATATACTAAAATTGGCCGAGGATCATTACAGATTGAGACATACATAGATATGACTCCAGTTGATCCGACCGCAAGCAACGTCCTTGAGAAGCTTTTGGGAGTGAAAGCTATCTTTACTTTATGGCATAATGAGAAAGCAATTTCGCTAGATCTATATCTACACAATGGTCATAGTGGCTTAAATGGAAACAAAAGACCGAACCACAATGTATATTTTGATTCATTAGAACTATGGGTTCCTACTGGTTGGAATGTTGTGCACAAGTACAATGAAACTAGTCATGGTGGATATAGAACTGAAAAGAAGTATGAAAAACATACTTTAGTTAAACCACTCTCTGGCGGCAAAATGCATGTCGTTCGCCAACAGGCACATATAGTGAGAAGAATGGTGCTTGCTCCTTTTGGCGAGGAGCAGGATGGTCAGTTTTATGCTGAAGACAACACGCTAGGTTTCTGTACTCATTCTCAGGGGCTATGGTCTTGGTGGACATTAGGGGGTTTTCAAAGTCAAGCGACTCATTTGCCATGGGCACCGCACATCGAGCCACTTGTAAAGAGTAAAAATTCTTTTTGGTTTAACGACATGAAGGATGCTCTTGCTAATGGTACACCAATTAATGGAAGTCCAAACGGAGTTCTCGGTTGGGCCCATCCTTATGGACCTAATTATGGGGGAGTAACCGGAGGAACCGAAATTGACATGTATCCAGGTTGGTTAGTAACGCAGGCAGCGAGCTTGGCTGGATATAGAAAACATGATGTTTATATGCGTGCCAACACGGACAGACAACATCAAGTTATTATTAATGAGAATGGTGAGCATACCAAGCTGTCTGACTGGGTTATCGATGGTCCAACAGGACGATATTTCCCCGGACACTTTTATCAAACGCCATTTAACACAAATGGAAATGACATCTTTGGTTTTAAAACAGCGAATGCATCACACGATACATTTGTTAAGAATAACAATCTATTGCCTCCATACAACAACGCACTGCTCGCTTATAAGCCATATGATTTACAGCACTATATTAGATATACTCGTAGCTTAAAGTTCTTGGTGTGGATGGGTAACGACCCAATTGCCAAGCATCTCTTGAAGGGAGCTGCCGAGATTGCACGTTTATCACTTAAAGATGTACCGAATGATGAAAACGGCAACGCACAAGGGTTCAGTCTGTATTCTCTAAGAAGAAGTGCAACATTCAACCCCAACAAGGCAAATGTTTTTGGTAGAGATCACGGTTGGTGTGTCGATACTATGGCTGCTGCATATTCTATCAGCGGTAATGTCTGGAGAAACGAGGCATTGCCTTGGTTCCAAGAGGTATCAGACGTAATCAAAATGATCCAAGGCGGCTGCAACGGAATGCTTAAAAGTCACTTCGGGTCAAAGATTTTGAACGGCCGATATAGAGGACAACAAATTTTCGAATTAGTTATTGCTACAAATGCTTTACTGAGCGTAGGAAATCAGGTGCTCGATAGCGTAGATGACAATAGAAAGATGGATGTTGACAACGCTATTGTTGCTGCAACCGATGGCATGATGTCTTTGGCGTGTCCTAATTTTCAGCAAGCCCCAAAGCATATCGTTGCTACAGCACCATTAGGTGATTTTAGTCAACCAATGTATTGTACATGGAATGACCTACCGCCAAATGGATGGTCTGGAAAAGAAGCAACATATTGTTTCCAGCTATTGGCCATGGCTGCCGGCTTAACTGGCAACCAAGTCTACATGGACAAAGCATTAAACATTGCCGAAGGTGTCAATACATGGAAGCCTCAGCACCAGACATTGCTTGATTGGCTAGATAGCCTATGGGTCAACAAAGCGAGTGGTCAGAATCTTGAGAATCTGGCTTACTTGTACGCCATTGCTCAAGCCGTCCAAACCTAAACTATTCTAGGTTTTTCATCGTCGGGACTAGCCGTTCCACGTTGCTTAGCTTTATCAGCAGCTAAGCTAGCTTCTGGAGTCATGACACAAGCTCCGTATGGAGTTCTTTCCGGTCGTGCCAAGACCTGTATAAATTCGTCACGAATATTATGCTGAATTTCTCTTGGCACGTTAAAGTCATTTAAGCGTTCCCGCAAGATTCTATCAATAACTGCTTCAATATTATTCTTTGGGTCTGTTGACATCGTTTCCTCCAAACCAACTATCTTTAAATTTTCTTACCTGTTTTTTCTTAATCTCTTCTTTTTCAGCCTCTATTTTATTAAATAGTTCTGTAAACTTTTCGCGTTTGAGAGATTGATCTACTGATCCTATAAGAGTATTATGTCCCTGTCGGACATTTTTGTTTATAAACGACGGATCTTTTTTTCTAAAGAGCACTATTCCCTTAATTAGTGGCAACAGCTGTCTTTTGACATATAGTGCCAACTCTTCAGAATATTCGTTTAAGGCTGAAGCCATACCGTTCAGCTCTTCAATGATTCTTGTATCATTATATACAAGTATATCTTCTTTTACTTCTCTGTCTTTTAATTCTGCTAAAGCAAAAATAGCTACATAGTATAAGTGGTGTTCTATATCGAACAGAGGATTTCCACTATCATCTAGAGCCGGAGAGCAGGACCGAGCAATGTCAATCCCCTCTCCGGTTATATAGTAGCCTTTATGATTGAAGTATACTGTTATCACTTACTGGTGAAATGGATTGCTCCATTTACTTCTGCCATTCTTAGCTCTTCGTCGGTGACGATAGTAGCGTCTCGAACAGCATTTGAAATAGTAAGTAGTAGATCTTGTGTGCGAGGAGACAGTGTGCCTCCAATACCTAGATCGAAACCATTTCTAGCCAAGATCTCTTGCTCAACAATTAGAATGACTAGAAGAGCTTCATCATTAGTAAAACCATTGTTTTTCAGTGCTTCAGTTAGCAGATTTTCTACTCCACCAATAACTGGATTGGTTGCAACATCTTTAAGAGTTTCTGCTACGAGTTCTGCGTCTTCTACACTGATAGTTTCATTAACGATCAATCTATTCATACCAATCTTAACGCCGAGCTGAAGATACAATTTCCATTTGTTGAAATCTTGGTCAGACATCTCTTCGATGACAACAACACCGTGCTCGTTCTCTCCAGTGGACACACAGCTAACGCCGCCGAATGCCACTAGACTTAAAAGTAATCCTATTGCAATATTTTTCATTTAACGATATCCTTCTCTGGTTCCAGCGGGAGCTTTAGCGTTCATGTAGGCAGCCTTTTCTTCCGCAGAGTGTACAGGCAATTTAGTGCCACAATCTTTACATCGATGAAACCAACCCTTTTGTCCGTTGCCAATTTCACCCATAGTTACACGACCTTTGTTTCTGTGAATACATTTACCATCATCTTCATGAGATACAGTTGTTTCAACAACGTGATCGTCTCCGTTTCTATCTTTTAGCTCTTGTTTTTTTTGTCTGACAAAAACATCGTCGTCATGATCTTCTGCGACTTCATTAAGTTCTTGTCTTCTGGAAGACACATCTTTTTCTTTGGGAAGTGGTTTGTCTGAAACTAATTGTTGTTGAATTTTTGAAGCACATGCTCCACATAGTTCAAATTTATTCCCCACCCTTTTTCCAGGCTTTTTAAAAGTTAACTGATGTGTGTTGTCAGGATCATATTCTTCTTTACAGAAGTCACATTCCTGTATAGTTCGTTTACCCATATTAATACTCTATATTGTGTTCTGAATAGCGTTGTAATATTTTTTTAACAAGCGGATTTCTATGAACAATTTCGTAGTCTTCCATCGAGACAATTCCAACGCCATCAAGCCCTTCGATTAAATTTATTGCGTTTACTAAGGCACTATTTTTTAATGGAATGTCGCATTGATCAAGATCTCCCGCTATAACCATTCTGGTATTTTTGCCGATTCTTGTCAAAATCATTTTCATAGCCCCTCCATCTAGAGGTACGTTTTGTGCCTCTTCTACGATAACGAAACAGTTGTTGAAAGATCTGCCTCGGCACATGCTTAGAATAGTAAACTCAATCTGCTCTTTTATTAATCTATTGATCTCCCCTTCGTTATGTATAAGTTCTCTCATATTATCTTTAATGCCTTCAACGTAAGGTAACACCTTTTCTCGAAGGTCACCGGGCAAAGCTCCTAGATCTTCACCAATATTCGAGTGCATGTATGGTCTAATAATAACGATTCTTTTTATCAAGCTCCTGTTGTCATATAATTCTCTTAATCCAGCACTAAGTGCTAAGAATGTTTTTCCCGTGCCTGCATAACCGGTGCAAATCGTGATTTCGTTTTCTTGTATAGATTTATAATATTCTTTTTGTCCGTGATGAGGTTTTGCTGGTACGAAGATATTTTTCATTTCTTCCTCTTCTTTTTTGCCCTCCGCTTCTTAATTACCTTAAGTCTGTGCGGAGTAAGTTTCATTCCAAACTTAGTTCTGCGGACCGTATTACTATATACCTCCTGTAGATGATGACTTACAAGCGTGCCGTTTAAGTGGTCCATTTCATGCGATACGGCTTGTGCTTGAAACCCAGTAAATGTTCTCTCCTGAATATTTCCATCAATATCGAAATATTTTAGAGTAACTCTCTTAGGTCTTCGTGTTGTCACAGCCATACCCGGCAAGGACAGACACGCCTCCTGTCGCTTTCTTATTCCTGTTTTGTTCACAACAATAGGATTAATGAAAGCTTCATTTTCTCCATTAATTCTAAGCAGAAAAATTCTTTTTGGATATCCAACTTGTACAGCCGCTAAGCCAGCCGCGTTGTCACCCAATTCATTAAGGAGGTCGTTCATCTGTTCGATAACCATTGCGTCTGCATCACTAATTGGAATGCTACACGATTGAGATTCCATTTCTAGAAGAGGAAACTTCTCGGAAATAGGAGTTATAATGGGATGCTCATTCATGATAATAAAGTATATCCTTCTTGTTCAACTAAAATACAATGCTCAAAATGGGCACAACGAGAACCATCTCTGGTTCGAATTGTCCACCCATCAGAATCAACACTAGTCAGTGTTCCGCCAAACGTAGCGACGGGCTCAAGACAAAGAGTGTCACCGGTTCTAAAAGTAATTCCACTATACTTTCTTATTAAAAGCTTTTGTCCAAGACTGTTTTTGCTACTGTCAATACTGTTCGGAATAACTGGTTCTTCGTGAACAGATCTACCTATCTTGTGTCCACAGAAGTCAGCGAAAACATTTACACGATGTTTTGCGGCCCTCTTTTCTGCCGCTACAATAATATCATATATACTAACGCCATCTTTAATAACCTCTAGTTCTGCCAGCAATATATCTAAAGTAGATTCTAATAGCAGACTGTCGCCATCTCCAATTATATCGGTTGACGCTGCGTCTACATTCCAACCGCCATATTTTGTGCCAATGTCAATGGTTAGATAGTCGCCATCTTGAATTTTATATTCGTTTGGCAATCCATGAATGACGACATCGTTTACTGATAGACATGCAGTGTTCGGATAGTTTAAATAGCCTTTAAAAGCAGGTTCTGCTCCAGCGTTAAGAATAAATTTTTCTAGTTCACTATCCAATTCGAGCAAGGTCATTCCGGGTTCAACTATCTTAAATCCATACTCAATGGCCTGTCTATTAATGCGGCCAGCATGTTTCATACATTCAATTTTTTCTGATTCGTTACCCATTCCTTAATCATTGTCCAGTGAGGTAAAGTAGTTTTGTAAGCACGATCAGGACTTCGAAGATGGTATGCTGGATGATACGACACCATAACTTTTGCAGTATGATCTTTAATTTGATATTCAAGCCATTCTTCTTTTATGTTTTCAGGAAAGAATTGACTTAGAGCACCTTTAAATGTAGAACCTTGTAGCTGTTGCATAGCAATTCTACCTAGTGCTATAATGAGAGGCGGCCTGAGTATTTGAATTTGTTTATCTAATCGAGCTTTACAGGCGTCAAGCTCGACTTGATTTGGATTGCGGTTGTTGGGTGGACGGCACAAGACAGCATTTGTAATATATATTTCGTTTCTATCTACTCCAACGTATGATAATATATTGTCTAGTTTTTTGCCAGCCTTGCCAACAAAAGGCACGCCTATGTTATCCTCCTCTTCGCCAGGAGCTTCACCTACAATCATAAATAAAGGATTAGAGCTGCCTTCACCAAATACTACGCTGTTTCTTGTGTTACATAAATTGCAGTCTGTGCAATCTAGCATTTTATTCTTTAGATCTTGCATCGTATTTTTCTATTACTTCTTTAGCTGATAAATGACCTTCTACGAAGCTTGCATATTCTTCTCTTGTTAATTTAAGAAATGTGTGTAGTGATTCTGGACTATCTCCAGCGTGCCACTCTTCTTCAAGATCTAGAAGTCTAATTTCGTGTATGTCCGGTGAAGAATCCATTGTGATCGGGATGCCAATTGAATTGATTAGATTTACGTTGCAAACAGAAGCTACCAAAATGTAATAGATCTGCCATATGATCTGCGTAAGCCACTATCTTACCTTCAAAGGTTTTAATGTTTGATTCTGGGTTACACATATTTTCAAGTGCTTGTTTAGACTCTTCTGGAATACTGACTTGCATTGCACTTTCTGTATTCAAGAAAAGATGATCTATGAATCTGCTACTTGCACGATATATACCTGTCATGTAGTAGGCATCGCGAGGCTGTAAGTAGTCACCTTTAAATATAGTAGTTGTGGACCATCCGATGTTTCTGAGTATACAACCAACTATAATTAAAGATTTATTAACTGGTGCCTCAATTAGTTTGCATTGTTCTGCGGCAGATAGAGCAATTTTTAAGGAGTGTGTAACATGCATCAATAACCCGCCTCTATATGCTAGCGGGCCTTCGATGCCGTATGGACTTGTCTTGAGCATAGATATCAACTCTAAACTATTCATAGCATTACCAATGATATCTCGATAGTGGCTATCGTCGATTTCGTCAACTATGCCTTGCAGATCTTCACCAAAAACAGTTAGGACGTTTTCATTTGGTCCTTGTATGTAGTCAGTAATATTGTCTGGGGCGTTACCGAAGGGTTGTATCTTATCTTTATTAGAATTAAACTGAAGGTTTCCACGGAAGTTCTTTATTGTTACTTCCATTTTGATGAACTCACCAGGCTCGACTAATCCAGGATTTTGCGTAACATCAAAATCCCAGATCGCTCCCTCCATTTTGCCAGTAACATCTTGTACCACAACTTTGGTAAACGACTTGTTTCTTTTTACAGCATATGCTTCAACGACCATAAAGACCTGTTCGTAGGTATGACCGTCTTGTAAATGAGCTATAGGGATATATTGATTAACGTTCATGTTTCTTGTTGCGTCCACCGGGCGATCTATCTGAACCAAGTTTACATTCGGCACAGCGTGCTACTCTGCGTATTAACTCATAAACTTCGTCGCCATATGCAAACGATACTCGTTTCTCTCCGGCAAAATACATTTTTCCGCACTTGCGGCAATTAATAAGTTGGAGCGTTTTCATTTTTTAACCTAATACCGAGAATTTCTACCATCTTTTTTATTCTAAGGTGAATCAAATTATGTGATACGTTCTGTTCTTCAGCAATTTCTCTGAACGACTTCTTAAGTATAAAATGGTCGTACAGATGCGAGACATGTTCTTGATCGCTTAAAACATCAAAAATGGTTTGAATAAGATCATCACTAATTATCTCTTGTTCTATTTTCCCGTTGTCACTAACGGGTACTAATTCAACGTCTTCTATTCCTGGTTTATTATTTAATCTATTTGTGACAAAACGACATAAGTGTCCGTTGATATATATCCAAGCAAAGCTACTAAACTTAATGTTCTTAGCTTTGTTAGGATCATAATTTTCGCATGCTTTTAACAGGGCAATCCATGCTTCTTGTTTAAGGTCTTCAACATCAATAAGCACATCTCTTTTACACAAAGGAATAAACTTTTTGACAATACTGAAGATTAAAGCATTCCACTCTTCTTCTGGAAGCTTCTCTAGTAATTCATCATTCATATGATTGTAGTTGGGAGATAAGAATTGTTAGGTAGGTGTTTTTTTGTTCTTTACTAAATTTGTTCCAATTTTTAACTACATAAGGATTTCCAGTGTTTGGCACTTCTTCTTGGCATTCTGTAATTCTTTTATGTCTGTACAAGATGGAGCCTTCTTCATCTGTAATAACTAGTCCAGCGATATCTAGTTCTTTAGAATCTGACAGGCTCCACATAAACTGGAGAAAATCTTTAAATTGAATGTTGGTTTTCTTATAGTCACCATCATAGTGAAGAATCATAACTCTAAGTTTGGTGTCATCTAAGAAACCTTTGTTGACCAGATCTTCTTTAATCTCATTAATTTTCTTCCAATTAACTTTAAGGCCCATAATGTAGTTCCTCCCTGTTAGGAATTACACTAATTAGCAACTTTGCCGTCTTCTATATAAACCCCAACTTTATCCTTGCTATTTCTTGAGGCATATTCAACCCATATCTGAAAGTCTTTATCTCGTGCCATTTCATCGATGATTTCTATACTTTTATCATCTAAAACGGACCCATCTGTGATTCTTATTACCCTCAATTCTGGGTTGGATGCCATCGCAATCGCTAAGGATATTCTAAGTTTTCTTGCAGCTGAAGCTTGAGTGAAAGGAACCCACTTTCCCTCTTCGTTCATTACCATGATGCCGTTCTCAGTAATCGTAAATCCTTTGACTGGTAGTGGACAATTTTCTAAAGCCTCAGCTTTATTAATATCCAACAGCTCCATTTCATCGTTAAGGTCTTCAATTTCTTGATTAACATCTTTCAATTGCTTTTGCAGCTTTTTATACTCTTGGACTTCTCTAGCTCTTTTGTTTGCTTTTTCTAAACCTGCAAGCTGTGTCTTTAGTGGTTCTGGATCAATTTGGCGAAGCTTTGATAACGCTATTCTTTCTCGTTGAGCAGCGTTTCTAGCTTCTTCAAGCTCTCTTTGTAGTCGATCAATTGTTTCTTGCAATAGCTTCAAGTTTTCAGTACGACGGTCAAATTCTGTATTCTCACTTAGAGTTGTTCTCAACTTCTCTGCTACATATACCGCAGATAGCTCTTCTTGTGGATCTTGTTGTGTTGGAGGAGCAATGTTGCGTAAACTGTTTTCTATTCTTATTTTATCTTTTTTAATTTGAGTACGTTTATCATACGCAACTTTTCTCTTACGATCATATTCCGCTAGATCTGTCTGCCCATTGCTTATATTAAAAACAACATCGGCTAAAGTGTCACGTTGATCTTGCTCTTTCATATTCGCAAATTCCCAAGGATCAAATGACAAATCTCCAATCAGTCCATCTAATAGCTTTTGTGGAGATGGGACGATGTTTCCATCTGGAGTAGTAATTTTTAACGTAGTAGAGCCATTAGCTTTAATACATCTAGTTACGATATAATCTCCTAGATCTAGAATCGTAACTGCCTCAGCTTCTCCAGCTCGAACAGGCTCTGGATTACTTTTCTTTCCAGCCTTATATTGTAACGTTGTCCAAATGGCATCTAAGATAGATGACTTACCGTTCTCATTTAATCCAGAAATAATCTGAACGTATCCATCTGGCGTGATGTCTACTACCTTAATTCTTTTAAAGTTCTCTGAATGAAATTGTATTATTTTCATTTATCTGTTAAATCGATATGTTATGTCTTCTCCAATTTCGGGGACGCCTCCAGACTCCAACATTTCCTGCCATAAGACGTGATCGTGGTTATCACATTCCTGCCAATAATTTGTTAGCTCAAATATTTCACGGGTATGTGCCATCCCGACGGTTAGTGGATCAGTATAATTTACTTGACCGAGCTTGATTCTTTTTTCTTTTGATCTGGGGCTCTTACGTTTTAATCTCATCTCCTGGCCGGCGGATCTAAACATATTCGCCTTGTCGTTTAGTCTGCCATATCTCTCGATGGTAGTCAAGTGGTTTGGCAACCATATGTCATCATCGTCAATGTAAGCAATGACTGGATTGGCAGTTTCTTGTCCACTTTTCAGTATCATAAGGTTTCTAGCCATTGCCCCTTTAAATCCGAATGACTTTTTATCTTTCTTCTTTTGAACTCCAATAAAAGTAATTCGCCTGTCTTTATAAACATCGATTATATCTGGGACCTCTTCGGGTTTGAACATGAACCCATCCATACCAATCCACAAATGCCATTCAGTATGTGTTTGTGCTATGACAGATTCTATTGCTGCCCCTAGCGATGGTCTCAAGACTGTTGGAAGAATAATATCAAAACGCATTATTTCAAAGATCTCCAGATAAATCTATCAACAGAAATTCGGTATGCAGGCTTCCAGCCAAACCCTGGCCACTTAACAACCTTGCAATCACCAATAATTTCTTTTAACGTATCGGCAGTCAAGATAGTAAATTGAGGAACGTCTTCATCTGCTCCATTAACCATTAGGATGCTAGCACCTTGTTCCGCATACGATTTAACTTGTCTAACCTTTAAATGGAATTGTTTTGTTAGCAGAGGTTTGGAGAATTTGACTTCAAGCTTGCCAAACCCCTCAACATCAAAGTCAGCTTCAGTTGATACCTCATTGTCTTTAAGATAATCACCGTTCTTTCCACAGCCAGTATCTTTATAAGACAATTTGTTGCCAGTTTCTTGTTCCACACAGTCAAGCCATCGCAAAAACAAAGACCTTTCTATTTCAGTTCTTTCTTTTATATCTTTCTTAAACTCTTCTTCTGATCGCTGATCGAACCTATAGCTCTTCTTCTTCGTCATAATTAAACATTGCTTTCAAAAGATCGTGGTTATTTTTATACCAATCTTGAGCGGCTTCATCTCCATTGGAATGATATGCAGCTATTACGTTGGCATCAGTCGGTGGAACGTCAGACATGATAGTAAAGCTGTCTATGATTTTATAGTCTCCATCCCATAAATTTCCTTCAATGGGACAAAAGCAGAATATATTTCCTTGCGATTTCTCTGCAAGGATAATCCAGTTGTTCCACATTACAGTCTAACGTGTCGTTTTTGACGACGTTCTTCATATTGCATTGCTTCTTGTCGCGAGAATGCTCCATTAAATCTTGGATTAATCCATTTCCAGCGGCTCTTAGAACGAACTTGTTTATTAACAAAGCGGTAAATAACGTCGTAAACCGCGATCCATCCATTCTGTTGAAGATATCTTCTCTCTCTGTCTCTTTTTCTCATTTCTTAATTCTCTCGACAAATTCTGGTAGTGTTAATACTTTTCTAAATTTGTGTAAAATTCTAAAAGTAGCGATAGAATCGAACAATGCGGCATGGTATCCACCACTAACATCTTTCATGTCAATTCCTATCGTTTTTATAGTTTGACTAAGTGACGCACCCTGTTTCATGCCTTCTACTCCAGAAAACAGACGGATAATAGGCATGCTATCTAGGATTCTATATGTTAGGTTATCTGTTAACTGTCTGGGAGTTATTTTAAACAGCTGATGTGCAATAAATGGAACATCAAACAGAGGAGCATTGTGTCCAGCTAGCAACGAACAACCGTGTTCGTGATACATATCCATGAATTTGTTTTGCATTTCTTCTCTGGAAATACCTTTAGACATACAATCTTCTGCTGTTATTCCATGTACCTCGAACGAACTTGGCGTAATATTGTAGTCTTCTATTTTATCAAGTTTTAAGTATCCCTCAAATTGTTCTATAACTTGTCCGGTATCTAAGTCTCCTACAACGATACCAACAGATAATAACGAGTTAACTTCTGGATCGAAACCCCCGGTTTCGGTATCAAATACCATTACCCTCATGTGTTTACTAACTCCCCAAGTTTAATCTTTGAGACAAATGCTTCGATCTTTGTCCAAGCATCATCAGCGGTTAAAATTGATCTCACTTCAATACCACCATACTCACTAACAACAGAGAATGTCTCATCTTGTTCGTAAGGATCTGGCTTGAACATTTGCCGAAGACGATACATAAGCCGTCTGGAACCTACTCCCGGAGGAATATCATCTATTGTCGTGACATAACGAACTCTGTTGTTACCCTGAATGGCACTGACAATACGTTGACAAATAATTCTTCTTGCCAATCTTACATTAAACATGTCCATTGGATTTCGGAAACACGCAGCAACGAAAGCCCTTCTTTCATGAATATAAATTCCCACAGAAATTCCGGTCTCTTTCCTATGGGAGAAAGTAGTCCCTTTAATTACGCTGTCCAGTAGAGTCATTGTTATTTTCCTTTGGTGGTTGCACAAGATTAATTTGATTTAGTTTAAAATACATTTCTATAACTTTGTGCGATGGAAGAGATGCGGTTGATGTAGCCAATGCTGACATCAGCAATCTTGCTTCATCGCCACTGAGCGACACATTGTTTTCTGACATTCTATATTCCTTCGTAATTTATAACCGCCCTTAGGAAGATTTCCAAATCATCTAAAGAACCATTATTTATATAACTATGTTTGAAGCTAAAGCCATCTAATGCTGTTTCGCTTTCATGAGAGTCATCTAATCTGGTGTCTCGTTCCAGTCTGATTATGACGCCTCCCCGTGACTCTGTAACGTCTTTTTCGTTTGGAAACCTACAGTCTGTGATAATCACTACGTCTGCATCCCATTTTTTGTTAAATGGAGATTTTGCCCAAATATCCCAGTCAATCATTTGGCGGAAAATATCTGTTCCAATTACTTGTAATACCTCTCTGATGGTCATTGGACCAGAACGCATCTTAGGAAGCTCATTGTTACAAATCGAATCCATATAGGTTGAGTTACTATATTTCAGCCTGATTTCCTCGGGAAAGTTGTCCCAAATAACATGCGTTAGAGTTTCTTTATCTTCGTTGTTGCCATAAATGAGATTCTCATCTAAGCCGATGATATCAATGCACATTCTCTTTAGAGGTTCTGCAAAAGCAGTTAATTCAGCTACAAGCCCACGTTCCAGCAAGATATTCTTTATCATATTTCCAGACGTATCTTTACCTGTCTGCTTCTTGCCAGAAAGCACTATAAAAACAGTACCGGGGGGTGTTATACCTTGGCTTTTTCTAATATGTATTTCGTCGATAGTATTCATATCGTCGTTGATATTCTTTTGTACTTCTTTCACCATTGTAATTCCTAAAAAATTCTGGAAGTGTCCAAATATTACTTATAGTTATCTAGTCCCTCCACCCAGCTGAAAAAACTTGTCTAAAAAAGCCTTCATAATTTTGTCATTATCAATTTTCTCAACAGAAAATGGGCTGCTGTAAGAATACATAGCATGATTTGCATTACTTAATTTAAGAATTCCATCTCTGAAATCCATTGAGTATTCAGTAACCCAGTCTGGAATACGATGAAGTAATGTTTTAGCTTCAAAGATTAGGCAAGCCTTATCAGCTTCTTTCACAATATCGCTGTTAAATATGCCAAACGGCAACTTATATCTTGCCTCAATTGCTCCCTGAATCCCATCTTCGAGAACAGATATTTCTTTAAGGAATCTTTTGATAGGAGTAGGCACGTCGGCGAAATACGCTTCGCTGGCATCATGAAGTAGCCCCGCCAATTGTTCCTCTTCCGTTCCCCCGGCATCCCTGATACGTTGAGCTACCTGTAATGAATGAGCCCCTACAGAATAAGAGAATTTGCAATGATCGTTCCATCTGCCCTTACGAGACAAAGGCACTACAATATCTAAAATATCCACATGCTCCGCACGCGGAGCAAATGGATAAAATTTCTTACCTGTATAAGTTGTAATATAAGTTTCTTCTTTTTTCATTTCAACTTTCTTGCTACAAGTTTCCAAACATTGTCTTCAATATCTTTGTTGTCTAAAAGGCTATACAACAATCCTGTTTGTTCTGGATCTGAATTGGCCTGAATCCATAATGCCTGGTCTTTGCGAGTCACGTTGGGTCCTCGCGGAATTTTCTTTGACAGGTCTTCTGCGTCATATTTTATCTCATAATAAATTTTCTGTACTTGAGCCCTAACATCATCGAAATTAGCTTGAAGGTCTTTAGGAAGCTCAGCTAATAGTCCACGATACTCTTTGCCGCGAATTAGATCGATAACTCCCTTAGGAGACAGATGTCCTAAGAGTTTATGAATTCTAAGATACCTAGGATCCTTAATCTTGACTCTTTGATTGTCCTCATCGAAGTGAACGACAAAACCTTCAAGCAAATCACTTTCAAATGGAGGCTCGCCCGAACAAAGCTCTTCGAATGAAAAAGAATATCTCTTTGGGCGTTTGAATCCTGCCGCCTCAGCAATCTTAGTAACTCTGTTTGCGTGCCACTCTTTGCCGCCTAGTTCGCGGATAGCGAGCAACGAGAGAAATTCCTCACCCTCATAATCGACCACTACCCTGTTTTCAGGATAAACGATCTCAAAGATGGGAGTAACGTCTGTGGGAAGAGCGGCCAAAGCACTTCCATACAAGCGATACAGCATTTCAGATCCATACTGTGCTTGCTCGGACGCTAGGCTGCCTGGAGTAGCTAATCGCCAACGTCCGTTATAGTGATATCCAATGCCGCATGACCCATCTACTTTTTCATAGATGTGAAAACTGCTACTCCAGGGCAAGTTTTCTGGTTGCGTTTTGCTTGTTTCGTAGAGATTGAAGAATTTACTGAAAGGTCGAGCCATAATGTTTGCGTTCTTATCGAAGATAATTCCCCGACATTCGATATTAACATCGTTCCACTCTGTCTTATTTTCAGCCATCATGGTTGGATGATATTTGAAAAGAGTAAGATCACCTTCCGAGCTAGGCATAACCCGACCGGCCTCAACCTCTTTCCAGATCTTATTTAGTAGAATGGGATCATTCATTGTTAGAGCCAGATCTATATCCTGTAAATGATTGTCCGTTATGACAAAGTTCGTCAGTATTGCCCAACGTGTCTACATAGAAAACACGAACATCTTTGTTTATTAATTGTTTAGTTACCAAATCTTTGATAACATCTTCGGCGGCATTCGTAACTGAAGAACACATCTTATTTTCTGATGTATCTTGAATTAGAATTCTGTTTTCGTCTCTACTAAGAACTCTATATGAAAACTTCATAGCCGTAACATCTTTTTAACATCTTCGATTCTACGAAAGACATCCTGTGTTTGTTGAGTTTTTTCCAGGGTGTAAATCATATTACCGATGTATTTACGAATAACATCAGGACCATGTTCGTCAATGATTTCCCAAGACTCCTCTTTATAGCGAGCCTCTTTTTTTTCTTCAAGGTCGTCAGCCCAAGCCTTTTTACCGTCGCCCATTATTACTACGCTCTTCAACTAAATTGTTTAAGATTGTTCGAAGTCGTTTATTTTTCTTTCTAAGGTCATTGATGGTCTTGTTGTCACGACGGACTATAACTATCTTTTCGTGTCCTCTGTCGTCAAGAATAGCAACCAATTGATTGACCACTCGTTTTGCAGCACTACCCGTCCATTGTTTTGTGATCGGGCCATGGTCGTTAATACAACACTTTAAAGCACCACTTACAATTTTTAGTAACTGATCGTTAGTAATCATTTTGGGAGCATAAGCATAGTTAGCAGCATTAAAATTGTGGTAACTGGCCAAATTAAAAATAATACAATAGATTTTTTACGGTTGTTGTGAAATTCTTCGATGGCAAAAATATTACCAAATCCACCAAGAATGTATAATAAGATCACTAACCATAACATGTCATTTCCTCAATATCTTCTATGGAAAGTAGTTTTTTGTTAGCGTCATATCCTACATCAATACGAAATGCATGATGATTCTTTGAGTATCTACTGTCTTCTATAGGAACTTTTGTCACTGAATACTTCGTATGAAGGTGTCCATGGAGATGAACTGAAGGTCGCTTGTGGTGCATTCTATTCCAAGAAAACAGAGGATAGTGACACATGACATACCTTTGATGATTATGCTTTAGCTCACATAGTGGAGGTAGTACATCTTTAACAACGCCAGGTCCATATTGCTCAATGGCTTGAAGGAATTCTTTGTCGTGATTTCCAGGGACCACATACATACGTCCATTCAGCCGTTGTAGAATCTCGTTTACTTCTTCTGGGCGTATTTTCATAGAGAAATCTCCCAGAAAGTATACTTCATCTCTTGGTCTCACTTGATCATTCCACATCTTAATCAACCCTTCATTCATTTCCTCTACAGAAGAAAATGGACGATTGGAAAAGTCAATAATGTTCCCATGACCGAAGTGTAGATCTGAAGTAAAGAAGATGTTATTCATATTTACGCTTTAATTCTTCTAATTGTTTAAGCTCTTTTTCTTTTTTCTTTTTAGTCAGCGTTGCTCGTCTCTTAGCAGCAGCTTTCTTTTTTTTGTCTTCTTGCTGTTTGCGTTTGGCAGCACGTTCTCTAGCAAATTTACGAGCTTCTTTTATCATATCAGAGACTTCATCTTTATCTAAGATTGGAATAAATCTTAGTTCTCCGTATTCATATTTTAGTTCTTCGATTTCGTCGTCGGTTAAATCGATAACATGCTCTGTTGGTACCCCGACACCCGAAATATTATGATAGTAATCGTAACTATCATACTCAGTTTCAAAACCAACCGTTCTTAATACTAGATATTTCATTGGCCTCTAATCCTTACCGAACATAAAAAGAAATTACTAAGAAAGAAGTTCTTTTCTGTAAAGCTATCAATCATAGGAAACGAAAATAATGTATTTCAAGTAGTGTATCTAAGTCGTTGTAAAGAGGCAAGCCATAGTGGTCGCACACTATTTCGACGTTACCTTTTCTCCAGTATCCATCAGGACATGAGACAACCAGGTCCCTATCTGCAAAAAGACCAAGCTCTAGTAACGTAATTGGTGCTTTGGTTGATGGATCAAAATGCATGATGATAGAATCAGCCTTCGCTAAACCTTCAAGTTCCCATTCAACTTGCTGTTTAAACGGAGCACAAGTGATTGATTGTTCCCAGTCTGGGTTCCATTCCTTCCGTCGGGGATTAAATATTGTTATATCGTCTCGACGCTGCTGCATTTTTGATATAACGTCTTGCTGCCATTGTGTTGCGGCTCCCATTTCAATAGATCCTGCCAAGAAGACCCATTCGTTATTTGAGTTATCCACTAACGGTTCAGGAGCAGTAATTACTTTAAACGTCATACTTAAAATCCAGCCTGTTTTAGAACTTTAGCTCTTTCTTGTTCAATTTTCTGAGCGATAACCTTGCCATCTTTGAGATGTGCAAACTTGTATCCCCTAACTCCTCGGATAATTTGAGCAGCTTTAATTACATTGTCTCGCGAAGGATAGGGCTTATCGATTAAATTTGGTCCACGTCCTTGAGCATCAGCCTGAGAAGCCAGAGCAATACGACGTAGTAACGTATCGTCTTGAATTGCGTTCAATCTCGTAAGAAGTCTTACTTTTTTAGTGGGCTTCAGGCCACTAAATCTGTGAATATTCAAGTGTTCTTTTGCGGTCATTGCTGCGGCCACCCGAAAACTATTCGGTGCTTTCAATCTATCACAAACTTTGTGCACCAGAGGAACCCCCAATGCTTCGTGATTATAGTGGTGTGGTAAATTGTAATCGTCTGTTACTGCCTTTCCAAGATCATGACACATTGCAGCAAACATAGTTTCAGGATCGCCACCCAATTCTCTTGCTCTATCAATAACAAGCAGTGTGTGAACGTAGGCATCTCCCTCAGGATGATATTGCGGTGGCTGCACACGACCCTTCAGATTATCAATTTCTGGAAATAGAATTGATAGGGCTTGTAGTTTATCTAAGGCTCGAAAGAATCGTGACGGCTTATTTGATGCGAGAGCCTTTGTTAGTTCCATCCATACACGTTCGCCAGACAAAGATTGAAGCTCGTTTAGAACCTTACTTGATTCGTGCACAAGGTTTTCGCCAATTGTCATTTCAAGTTGTGCGGCGAATCTAGCGGCTCTCATAACTCGCAAAGGGTCTTCGCCAAAGTGAGGTCCGACAGCAGTTAAAACACCATCCTCGATATCTTCTTTTCCATTAAAAGGATCGATAATTTCGTTGGTAAAGGGGTCCATTGCCATTGCGTTAACTGTTAGGTCGCGTCGGCCTAGATCATCCTTAAGAGTTACGTTATCGGCGGTCCACACGAAGCCTTTGTGCCCGGGACCGGCTTTCTTTTCTGTGCGTGCTAAAGCTATTTCTGTTTCATTGATAATAAAAACTGGGAACTTGTTTCCTACAACGCTGACTCCTGATCCGGGGAATGCGTCAATGAGCTTTCGCCATGCGGACCTAAAATCTTCCGCCAATCCAACAACCACAATATCTACGTCGCTTGATTGTCTTCCCATTAGTAAATCCCGGACATATCCTCCAACCACATATGGTTGGCCACCAATATCCTTGATTTTGCGACAAAGCTCTAAGTGTTTTTCTAGCATACCAGAGTATACTACGTTACGCTATGCAGTCAAAACAATAATTAAGAATGTGGCACAGGCTACAAAAATTAGGGTACTGATGGTTCCGACAACCCAAACCCTAATTGATTTCTTCTTCATAGCGATTGCACTGTGTTATTACTGCAATATTTATCGTTGGAGGAATATCTGCTCTGCCAGGAGGAATGTAATGACAAATAGAACATACCTTAGTTGACCTAATCTCGTGTCGTTCTAGTTCTTCTCCACCACCTTGGGCTTCATCGAATACGTTTGATGGCAGATAATCAGGAGTATTGTTACCGCTGTTTCCAGGAAACCCTGTGTGTGAAAGATTTGCATGCTCTTCTTGTTTTAGACAAAGGCCATGCTTGCACGTCCAACAGAGACTTTTTTCGGGATCTAAATTGTCTTTATTCATATAGGTTTCTCTAATGGATGTGGTTGATATTTCGCAATCTGTTTTTTCAAGACTTCCATAGGTACATTATGGACATTTCTCTCAAAAAGGATGTCCGCATCCCAAGGCATTGGAGTGTGCACAATCTCTTTTCTGTAATTGTACATTTCTGCCATTTCTAGATATGGGTTAAGCTCTTTAAGTGTCATTGACGTATTCGATACCACAATTGTTTCGTAACCAGCAATCATGGCTTGTTCGACATTAAGTTGACACCATTTATGAGCTTTACCAAGCAAAGCCGGATCAAATTTATAGCTTCCGTCAAGACATGTATAAAACATATCTGCTTCAAGATGGACGAAATGTCTACGGATAGTCTTTTGCTGCCCGGCGATAGACCGGGCAGCAGTAGTCTTACCAGAGCCGCTAGGACCCCTGATAATCACGAGCTTTTTGTTCAATTAAAAAACTTTTTCTTCTTGAGGAGAGTCTTGGTCTTCGCGAGTCGCGTTACCAACAAACTCCCAATTATCAGCGACAACATATAGTTTGCTTCGTTTGTTTCCTTGATCGTCTTCCCAGGTATCTAGACGTAGACTGCCCTCGATGAAAGCTGACTTGCCTTTACTGTGATATTGTGCGAAGGTTTCTGCTCGCTTACCAAACATGGTAACGTCAACAAAAGTGGCTTCGTCTTGCCAATCACCATTGGCATCTTTGTAGCGGCGATTTGTAGCGATAGCAAAATTAGCCACCGAGGTTCCGCTTCCAGTTTGACGTAGTTCGGGATCTCGGGTAAGATTTCCCATTAAAATTGTTTTGTTATAACTAGACATTTTCTACTTGCTCCGTTTGATTTGCGGCTACCGCTGAGGCAACCATTTCTGCTAATGCTTCTTGAGGACTGATGCCTCGCGAAACTTGTTCCTTAGTTCTACGAAAACGACGACCGGTTCTTTCTCTAAAGTTTTCTACGGTGAGACTTGGGTCAAGCAAAACGCTTGATGGAATAGTTTCACGTTGTTCCGTCATTCTTTTCAAGCCACCACCATCAATAAACTCTTGGAGGGCTTGTTCGCGAGTAATTTCTCCTGCTAAAATTCGGGCATGCTGTTCTTTTGTTACACGAAATCTGTGCCCAGTTGCTTCGTGAAAGTTATTTAGAGTCAACTTCTCTTCACTCATTTTTTCTCCTTGTCAAACTATAAAACTAACAGATGTTAGAGTTATAATGACTGTTAGAAGATAACTGTCAAGGCCAAAAGACAATAACAGGGATCATTTTGTCCCATTCCGAAGGATCAACTTCGTCCTCTTCACCATAGATAGAATCGATAAAATAGCGATCGAGATCTTGCTGATAAACCCGAGCCTCACCGAATCCTTCTAGTTTTCCATAACTATTACCTTCGGGATCACTTGAAATTATTACGGGAGTTTCGTCTGGAATTTTTTCCAGCATTTCTTTCAATTCTTTGACATTCATTCTAATAGTCCGTATTTTCTTAAGCCTTCTGAGTATTCCCTAGAGTTTAATGTTTCATTAAGTGTCCGTTCTGGAAAAAAGTGCCTACATTCAGAGAAAACCTTGCACACTAATATTAGACGTTTCATTCGTTCTAATGCCTCCTCTAATGTTGCTGCAAAACCATGCATCTTTCGTGGTTCTACTTCGTGGATTAACCATACACAGCTTTCAACTAAGAAATAGTGTTTGTGCCCCTTCCATTTTTGGTCCGGGTCAATGTAACAATCTCTTTCATATCCAGTGTAGGATACTTTTCCTACATCTTCAATATTAATTGAGCCGGCAAAATGGTTATAGCCTTCTTCGTTCATATGTTGGTACCCTCGGTAGGACTCGAACCTACAGCCTACGGATTAGAAGTCCGTTGCTCTATCCATTGAGCTACGAGGGCTTATTCCTTAGTTACCATCATAGCGATGCCGCCAATGGTCAAAGCCACTAGCATGACAGAAATTACTAATCCGATTGGAATCCATAGTGGAGATAGAACCCACCACCAAGACCAAGTAATATTTCCAGTTAGCTTGAGTCCGATGAAAAGGATCGTCAGCAACCCACAGAAGCCAATACCTCCTCCGCGAACCTCAGTTTTGTTATTGTTAGACATTTTGTTTCTCTTTAATTTGTTTGAATACATTTTCAGCCTTACCGTGGTACAGGGTTTTTAGTCTACGTCTTTTGTATCCAGTGACTTCCTGGACCTTTAACATGATTTCTCCACACATATTCATATCGTCTCCACCGACGGTATATACAGTATAAATATACTCTTCCCAAGCATTTCTGGCCGCCGGAGGATAAAGGTAAATTCCTCCTGGCTCATCTTTAAAGTGAGCAATTATAGAAGCGGCCAAGCAGCCCATGCCATTAGCAACAGATCTATCATCGTCTATTCTCAATCCGTTTACAAGCATCCTGTCCTTTAAATAGGAAGACAGATCGATGCCATGGCCACTGGGATAACCATCAAACTGACGGTACATGTTACAAAGAGTTTTGCCGTGCTCGTCCTTAACGATCGTTAGACTTCTTGTTCCCATTGAATAAATTAATTAGTGTTAGGGCAGTAAATAGAATAAGTTCTAGTGCGTAGATCCCGGTATGAAAAAGCCCGATGAAGAAAATTATAATAATAAGGGCTTCAATCATAAAATCGGAGGATAGTAAAATTGGAAAAAATAGCTACTCAGGAGATTAGATGTCCACGTTTTCTGCAACGCTTCTAACCAGCGATAAGACAAACAGTGCAATAGCTGTCGCAAAAAACGAAACACCAAGTCCAGCAAAAACCCAGGTGCCGAAGAATACTGGCACCAAACTGAAGTAGAGCATTTTCGTGCTCGGACTCATATCGTCGAATAGATCTCTCATGATTCTACTTTATCACAGCTTAGACGGATGTCAAGGCGTCTAGGAGATAAATCCCCTAGACGCCGTTTATAGGAAAACTACTGTTGATCAGGAGAAACTTGACGCTTACCTTGATCCATAATGCCTGTGGCTTGTAGGAGTAACAGATTCATCATGCTATCCTGAAGACCCGCACCATTGCCGTTAGCGTTTTCGCCTCCGATAAACATTACACTTGGAACCTTCACGTTGGCAAGAGCCGTGCCAATCTTGACACGAGCGTTAGCTTCGATCTCGGCTAATACACGATCACGCTCCGTAATAGCACCAGCTTTGAGAATTCGTTCTTCCTCAGCTGCTGCGGCTACGCGAACCGCTTCAGCGTTTAGACGTTCTGCCGCGAGATCAAGCTCGGCAACAACACGACGAGCGTCGGCTTCAGTCGTTTGACGGCGTTTGATCTCTTCGGCTTGTAGAGCTTGTTGAGCCGCAACGGCTACTTCCATTTCAGCTTCAATCGTACGACGAGCTTTCTCTTTGTTGGCTTCGCCTTCTACTTCTGCTTTTTCACGCTCGAATTGTTCCACAACCATGAGACGTTGTTGAACTTGTTCTTCACGCTTAGCTTTAAACTCTTCTGCCCGTAGGAATGCTTCCTTTTTAGTGTTGAAAAGTTCACGAGTTTTAGGATCGTAAGTTGTGTTCTCAATAGAGAATTGAACAACCTGAATTCCGTATTGGTTTAGAGGAGATTGTTGAGCCACTTCATACTGGCCGCTTTCGTTAGTTACAATTTCTGTAGCGAAAACTGTAATAGGGTTACCAGATTCATCAAACTGGTCGTGAAGCTCTCGTTCTACTTTTACTGTACGATAAAGTCCGTTTTCAAGCTGACCGCGTACCAAATTAGTAAAGTCTGATTTGCGAGCCGACTGGTTTTCGGATGCACTCATAACCGGACCCGTAACTTTGATTGCGTTTACGAGATGCGACATGATTGCTGCATCAACGTTATCAATATTTCCGCTGAATTCACGATGTAAAACGCGACGGCTTTCTTCGTCAACCGGAAGTCGATAACGCAGAGTACCATTTAGGTTAGCTGTGCCACCATCGTTAAAGGTGACACTAATTTCGCCTTCGTCACCGAAACGAGTTTGGTGAGCACGAGGCCAGGTCCAGACGGTAGCAAACCACTTCGGGTACCAACCTGGAATATCACGGACTTCGATGTTACCGCGAACAGACTGAATCACTTGCCAGTTTTGGTCTTCGTTGTATCCAATGCCTCCGGCGAACAGGCCGATGGCACCGAGAAGAACCATAACTCCTGCGATAATACTAAATCGTGCTTTATTAGTCATTTTCTAGAAAATCCTTTGTCGTCTTCAATTCGTTGTCAAGGGCTTTACGGGCCCGCCTTAATTCATTTTGTTTAGTCTTAACAGAACGCTTGATTTGATCGCTTTCATTAATCAAATCTTTTACGGAATCCTCGTAAGACTCTTCGAGATCCATAAGCGTGTTCGTTTTGTCGCTTCGCATGAAGCCTCTGATAATAAAGTACCCTCCAACAAGGACGGACACCACAATCAGCAATAGTGAAAAGAGAGGTATCATATTATTCTCCGTATTTCAATAAGAAATCATTGTTAATTACTTTGAAAGATAGTCGGCCTTCGAGAGCTTTAGAATATTGTTCAACCATTGGACGAATTACAATTCCTTCACGAGGCTGTCCGTTTGGATAAGTACCGCGAGCCATTTCCAGAAACGTTTTCACGTCATGCGACTTCTCATGAATGTAACCGTATTCAATGATGCTAACTGGATCTAGACGTAACTTAAGCAACACAGTTTCTATAAAGGGCTCAAAGTCGAGAAATTTTTGCTCATCAATATTCCATACGTTGAAAATGCGTAGCTCGTGCTCTTTTAATCCTAAGCGGTTTCCTTGAATTTGAGGGCCAACAAGCTCTCCCTGGATTGCTGCATTAAATGGCAAGCTAGACAATTTTTCCTCTAGATTTAGTTTACGAGCCATTTTCCAATACGTGTTGTCGTCGTTCTCTTTCAAGTCTACTTTGCGAGAACATACTCCAAACTCTCCATCTTTGAGATAAGCTGTGAAACTAGTGCCATCGTCTTTCCGGGTAATGTATAGAGACAGACCTCGAATCTCTTCTAGTACCTCAGGGAAACTTTGTAGGCGAGGCTCGTCCGTTTTGCGAATCCAGTGTGGGCGAAAACGTTTCATAATTCCACGAAGCTGGATAGGAACGCTTGGTTCCCACTTTTCCACACCAATAATGTCGGTGACATCATCTCCAACACTATATTCACCATTTGGTAAGATGCTTAGTGGAAAACAAATACCTTGCGAGATTTGTCCACGAAGACGGATAGTCTTTACGCGAAACTTTGCTTTACGTAGAAAATCAAATTCTGGACGATCTGGCAACACCGAATCAATTTCAACATAGACACAAAGATCGTCTGGTTTAAAATCGTCCTTGCGAGCAACTACTTGCCAACCTAAAACTTGTACTGTCTCGATAGTGTCAGCCTCTTCAATCGGAGACACGTCGAGAATTCGTTGAATAGATGCTAATTTACGTTTCATATTCGATTTCAGATAGAGAAAAAGCTTCCTCGCAATGTGGACAAGTAATCATATCATCCGGTGTTGGAATATCAACCTTGTGTGCAAAACCATCCTTGCCAATTGCCAAGATCCATCGATCAGAAAACCTTTCGCCTTGAGCATGCATTGTGCCTGTCAATCCAAAGTCAGGAATTTCTTTTCTAACATTGGTAATGACTAAATTTACTTTATCTACAAGGTCATAAGTTTTTTCCATCCCATTCCACTTGAGCCCATCAAAATCACCCGAGAATTCAAGATCAATCTGTGTTAATCCTGCCGAATCTTCCCATTCGGGATGGTCTCTACAATCTTCATCGAGGAACTTAGATACAGTAGCAATTTCGCTACCAGTAAGTTCTCGCGTAAATTTTAGCGTACCATTAAAATTAGTTGTATATCCCATTACCTTGTTACTTTCTCGTAATAGTGATTCCTGCTTACATATTCCAGCATGCTTCGTAGATTAGTAAATCTTTTTAGTTCTTCTTCGTGACTGTATGTACATTTCATTAAGCGGAATGTCTTTCTTCTATTCCAGTACAAAAAGTAAATACCGCGTTCCGAAAGAGTGTGCTCAAAGATGTCGATATAGATTGGCTTCCATTTCGGAAATTGTTTAGCAATACGAGGAAGTGCCCAGCTAATTTCTTCCTCAGCAGCGTCTAGATCGCTGTCGCAGTTGAGACTAATCCTAAAAATATTGCGTTGTTCGTTAGATTCTTCGTCATATTGATATGTGCCCGCATGGCTAACAAAGTTGAAAAGCTTACGTTCTACCGCAGACATTGTGGAGTATTCACGTTGCGGAGTATCATCCCATTCATTTCCTTTTAGGAAAAAATCAAATACTCGCTCACGAGTCATATCTTTCAGGAATCGTTTTTCTTCTCCTCTTTTCCAGGGACGCTTTTGTTCAACAAAATCTACTAACATCTTGAATTGTCCGTCTTCAATAATAAAACGCTTGAGAGGATCACCGTCAATATTTTGTTCTACTAACGTTGTTCCTTCAGGAAAAGAGACCTTTTGAAGGAACTCTTTTTCTTTTGTTTCGAATAGAATATGCATTAACTTCTATATTCTCCATGATCAAGCCTGTTCGCATATGATTCCATTTGAGACGAATCAAAATCTAGGAATTCTTCGATTATTTTATTAAAGCGAACATCCGGATCCGTAGAGTGATGATCTCCGCCCTCGCTTCTATAAGATAAAAGCCAAAGTCGCAGAAGCTCCTCACCCGACATTGTAATAGAAAAATCTTCGTCTAGAAATGCGGGCCGAGTTGATCCTTTTTTATTAAGTTTTCTTTCAATTTCCATGTTTAAATTCCTTTTATGGTACCTGGGGCGGGACTCGAACCCGCACGCCTTGCGGCATCAGATTTTGAGTCTGACGTGTCTGCCGATTTCACCACCCAGGCTCATAATGGCCATTCCGTTACCACGTTGCCCTCTCTATCGGTGTAGACAACTTTGCGAATTCCGTGTTCTTCGATAATTGCTTGACAACTAGGGCATGGCTTGCTCATTTGTGCATTTTTGCGTGCAACATAAATAACTGACCCCTTGGGGTCAATACCTCTAGAAATGGCTTTACGGATCACCGCTGCTTCGGCGTGCAATGTTCTCAATGGGCCACCACCCCATTTCGGATGGGTTCTATACGAATTACATGCCTTAGCTAGTACGCTTCCGCCACGCACAAGAACCGCACCATGTTTAACTCGTGCCGTTGATTTTTTGGATTCTTTCAGTGCCAAATTAATCATCTATCCAGTCTTCTCCGTCTGGGTAATCGAGTACATCCATAAGATGCTCTATATCACGAGCTTTGTCAAGTATCTTCTCAAGAACCTTTTTGTTCTTAGCTACAAATACAGACTTCTCAAGTTCAACGAGATATTCTATGCGGTCCATTATTTCTTCTTCGCGTGCTTCGCGACAACCGCAAACACGCTCAGAAATTCTATTCACGAATTCCGAGATGTTCATCATAAAATCTTTCGTAATTATGTGCAATGTGACCTAAAAGACGATATCCATGGTCTAAGAGATATTTCAGCATTTCTTCTTGATTAATTGGTTCTTCAAAACTCGCAAAGGTATAAAACGGATTTCGATTTACTCCACCGACCATAAACAATGCATCATTAAACACATCTCTTAGTCTAGATACTTGAATCAAAACGACAGGCACCGATGTTTCTGATGCGAAAACATTTCCAGCTCTTATATTTTCTAAAGATGGAACAGACTTAGGTTTTGACTTAACGTCTCCCCGCAAGACACCTTTAGCCCATGATTTCAGGTTACTATCCATTTTGAAGCGAATTTAGATCAAATACCAGTTTACCCACACATCGTGCACCAATGGTTTTTAGCCACCTATGCATTTCATTTATGGATACTCCGTTAGCAAATGTTCCGTAATCTATGAACGGATTACCGTTAAGCCCAGCAAGAAAATACTTATCTTCGATAGCATGATGATGTATTCCAAGAACCATAGGGACGTGACTTTTTTCAAGAAAAACCATGCCCGCTTCCATATCATCTGCGTGTGGCATATTTATTTCTCCCGTTTGTATCAATTCAAGCTGATACTTTGCCCATTTTTCTAAGTTCACTGTACATCCACCCATTTCATGCATACCCTAAGCATGTTATCATAATCACTAGACATAGCCTCTTTCAAAAAGGCATCAGTTTTGTCTCGCGAAATTCCAGCTCTCTTCATAGCTTTATAAACACGAGATAGAATAGCAATAGCGTTACCATCTTCACCGGCTAACTTGACGCTAACGTGAGGATACTTGCATGGATTATCCAGCAGCTTCTGAGCCCATTTTTGTATATCATTCATCTTCTAAACCCAGCTTTAATCAATTTTTCGAGGTTTTCGTTCTCGTACCATTCACCTGTTAACAAATAATGTCTGCCGCGAGCATATTTCGCTGCAAGTCTTAGCTGTTTTTCTATCGATAAATAAGATAATCTTTCTGGTCGAGAGTTATCTTCCATGTCTGCAAGCTTTACCGCCATAGCTGGTCCGCCACATTCATACCGATCTCGAATACGATCTAGATATTTTCGATATGGTTCATTCTTACGTTTTGTAACCGCATCTACTTCACAAGAAATATAAGAACCAAACTCTCTTTCGATATCTTCTAAGGTGATCGATGTGTCTTCGACAACATCGTGTAATACTGCAACAATTTTTGTTGCTTTTATATCGAAAGCACGCGAACCTGGCAGTTCTGTTACCGGTTCTACTGTTTCTAATACACGAATAGGATGAAGAATGTATGGAAATCCAGCCTTATCATATTGACCGCTATGAGCATTTACAGCAAACTCCAACGCTTTGTTTAATATTTTATACATGTATTAATCACCCGATGAATATTTAGCTCTAATAAAAACTATTAATGCAGCCACTCCTGCTATAAGATAATTCCAAGGAAAAAACGGAAAGATTAGAGAGGATTGGATAGTAAGGAAAGCCAGAAAGATTACTACCGGAAATGGAAGGACTATGTTATTCATTTATTTTAATAATCTGGTCGGGAATGGTAGAATCGAACTACGTCTTGGGGCTCCCAAGGCCCCCGTGCAAACCATTACACTTCATTCCCGTTCTTAAATTTTTCTGCCGTAAACGTACCAGTTTGGACTGTCTCATATTCTACAACAATAATCTCGTCGTCCGGACAATCCTTAAGTGCATAGTTTAACGCCCCCACTGCGTTACACCGACGGCCGTAAGATTTGCCAATTTTACCCCACGAGGATCGACGCAACGTGTATGCACGATAGAACAAACCAGTAGACTTATTCTTGATTTTCCAAAACTTCTTCATTCATCACTCCGTCATAAATCAGTCTATCAATTACATTCTCAGAAAGTGTCATGTGATCATTTACTCCACCAACACCCATATCTAAGATATATTGAAAGATAATTGCGTCTCGGTTAGGGATGTCTGGAAATCTACTCTGAAATTCAGAAAACCAATCCCAAAACTTTTCATCTAGAGAAACGTTCATTTTAGATTGCGTTCGTACTTCTGTTCCTTTTGGAACATGTAGGACAATCGTTACTGTAGAAGTGGCGGGTTCCGCAGAGATAGGTGCGACTTCGGCTTTAGCAACACCCTTTTGCTCAGCAATCCATTCTCGTAAAGCTTGAAGTCGAGTAAGATCGCGTGCTTTTTGATCTGGAGTCATTCGAAAACGCTTACCAGTTCGTTCCTTGAAATTTTCCAGCGTCAGATTATCGTAATCAATTTCCATCTGTCAAATCTTCTTTATTATAGTAAACGACTAAATAGTATCTGCCTTCGTGACCAATTGCATTGACAACATTGATGTGTTCTGCACCTATCTTAGTTAACCGAGTTAAGGCAGTCAAGAGATAATCTGGCGAGACCAACCAATCCTGCCAACCTTTATTCAGACTCACCATCGATCACCATATCGTTAAACACTTGAAGAACCATCGATTTTGCACTCCAATATAGCATTTCTCCGAGCCTGACCAAGTTTGTATTTTGTGCAAAAGCTTCTGCATATTCTACAGCTTGTTTTTTACTCTTATATAAAAGCACATAATCTGGAGAATGAGGACCAAGAGAAATTTGTACAACCCAAACGTTCATGATAACTTACAAATAATAGCTTTTGGAGCAACTCGTTCAATAATTTCAGACACAATTTTCCAATCTCCGCCGGCCAATCCACAACCCATGAGATATGGGATATATAACTGCTTATTTAAAGCACTAGCGATTTCATCAACATAAATTAAAGCAACTTCTAGTGCGTCATAATCGGTATAGCTCCTATCCGTACCATACCGATCTTGACCGGCAAGATTAGCAACAAATAAATCGTCTGTCACCTGTACAACCTGACAATTACCTAATCTAAGCTCATAATTTTTCTTATATTCTTCATAGACAATCGGCCATTTGTTACGGATCTGCCTTGCGAGACCAGATCCCATAACTCGCTGACAATTAACTTGGTGACAAATGACGCCTTCTTTTACATCAAGAATATTTTTCTCTAGTATCTCCAAAACTTAACGTCTCCTGTTTTGCCAATCTCGTGTTGACGCTCAACAATCTCAAAACTATCGCCAAACCAACCAATTCGTCGACAATAACCACGATTAGCTATTTCAAGCCATTCTTGAGCCTTAGAATAATCTAAGAAAACACCGTACGTAGTATTGCGTTCAGTATCTACGACAGCGTATTGCACTATGTGCTTCATTATACTCTCGGTCCCATAAAATGAGAGATCAAATCTCCTTCTTGGCGATTGCCGAATTCATCATATGTTCCCATCCTGATAACTAGATACCAGACAGGCTCCGATTGACAATCCCACCAAGGAAGAAAATATGCTTCTCGTATCTCTTTATATTTTTTGTACATGGTGCATGGAGAGGGATTCGAACCCCCAGCGGTGCCTTTCGGTCACTTCGGATCTACAGTCCGATGCATTCAACCATTTTGCTATCCATGCGAGTTCGAGAAGGGGAGCAGTGAGCCTGACCAACCCAAACGCTCACTGCTCCCCAAAGGAGGTACACACATCATACTACCGTATCATGCTGCAATGTCAAACACCTTCTCTTCGATCTGTTGTAAATATTTAGGATACATATGAGCCCAATGCTTTGAAACATGATGACGATATTTCGAGCCACGAATCATATGATACAAGTTCAGTGCAGCCGTAATTTTCGCCTTGTTTCGAGTTATATCAAGATCAATCCAATTTATCCCATATGTTTCTTTATACATTTGCACCAACCTAGCTTTGATAGCTATTTGAGCGTCGGTTTTATGAGAACCACGTACAGCATACTTGGCTTCTTTTTGTCGTTGGGAAAGATCTTTAATTAGTTGTTTTAAAAATTGACGCCTGTTCATCTTTATTCTCCATTTACAGTTTATTAAAATAAGTTTAGAAATACTGAAAATAGAAAACAGTTAGGGTGGTTTAAAAATCTACGTCATGGTTATTCCTTCCACAATGGGAAACGCGACATTAGGCGTCTTTGTTTGTTCGAAAGAGGAAGGGTTGCCATAGCCGTGGCTTCATTGCCGATATCTGGCTCTCTAAATAAAACAAGATCGATACCTCGGCTTTTTATCCATTCATGAGCTTTTAGTAATTCTTGCTCATTTTTCACTTCGCATAACACTAGAGATTTTGTTTCATCTTCTGTGCTGCCGAATGTTCCGACTTCATATGCGGCGTGGTTAGCCTGTACGATCTGCTGACATAAGGGCAAGTCCTTGCGGACTAAGATATAAAAGTGAGTCTATGACATTGCTATTGCCTTTTCGATATCTTCTTTATTTACTTTAAATGACAAATTAGAAATAACTTTTAGAGCAGCTAGTTCTTTGCTTGGTCCAGGAGGACCAACCTCCGGGTTACAATCCTGCCACTTTTGGGCCCATTTAATTGCTTGAGCTAGTATTTCTATTTCTCTTGCTGTCATAACTAATATTTTGGAGGCCCCGGCGGGACTCGAACCCGCAACACAAAGTTTTAGAGGCTCCTGTTCTACCGGTTGAACTACGGGACCAATACTTTATTATACACTATCATGCTGTCTTGTCAAGCTATTTTTAGCCATCCTGTCGTACATAACCATACTGCCAACGGCAGAGACATTAAAGCAGTGGCTTGATGGAATATAGATTTTATGTTGACATCTTTCCAGCACAGACGGAGGGATCCCGTGATCCTCAGCACCTAAAAGATAAATAGCTCTTTCTGGATGTTTAAAATTTACTAAGCTTTGGGCATCATCTGTGATCTCGACAGCTACCAGTTCTGCAAATGGGATTGAGTAGTTTAGCTCATTTACAGTCTCAAAGCGTAGGTATGGCATGTGCCGCCACGACTTCATGGTATCTGAATGCTGCCTGATGAATTTCGTAGTAAATCGTGGAGCAACGGTAAAAAAATAAGATGCACCAAAGATGTTGGCTGATCGCCACAGAGTGCCGCAGTTTTGGTGTTTCTTTGGATGATAAATACCTATGCCAAAGAATCCGCGTTGCTGTTTTTCCATGCGTTCAAAAATACCTTGATGTTTTTCTCTGGAACGTCGTACAGTTCGGATAAAGTTTTAACTGGCAGATGTCGAGATGCAACTAATTGCTCCTCAATCTGTTTTTTCCCAGCAACGATAAACCTTGGATAAGGACTAACCCCAGCTATTTGTTCGGCGGACATTATTTTTGCTATATGCTTACCCGTAGCAAAGCCTTGTGATGCTCCCACGGCATCAATTTTTTCACCAATTGTTTTTAAAGCATCAGAGCAAAATTCTACAGTCATTGCTCCTGCATAAAATATGCCGTCACCATTCCATGCCTTTTGATCATTTGTGTAAGAAACCTCCATTGATGGAGTGAACCCAATATCATTCATAACTCCGCAGTTCGAGGACCATGGTCCCTGAAGGATTACGACTGACTCATCCTTCATTGTGATAGGAATTTCTCGACCACCAAATCCTTGACTTGGCTTGCCGGCCCAAGCGAAGAAACTAACAAACCCATCTTTCTCTGCAAAGTAAAGATCTCCGTTTTTCTCATATCGTAAGTCAGATGCTTTAGGCAAATCTTCTACGAACATCAAGAGACGTGGATCGTTACTCCAACCAATCATCCAATCAATTTTTACGTCAATCAGTTTCATATCAAGCTACAAAATCCGATAGTTGAAAGATTTTTGATTTCTTAGGAATGCAGTTCTTGTTTTGATAAGACCCTTCGAGGAACCAATACCACCGTTCCGGATATTGCGGGATTACATGATCTCCGCATCCATCAGTAAAGACGAAGACTGCATCAGGGTAAGACAGACCCTCTCTCTTAGTTTTGTCTTGAATGTACTCCTCAATCGGAGAGAAGGCTGTTCCACCAAATCCTCGCAAGTTTTTGCCATCAATTTTGTATACGCGAGTATCAAAACCGAACATCTTTACATCAAAGCTGTTTTCTGGGAAGGTTTTCGCAGCGTTAAAAAAGTGATCTGCGAAATTAGCACAAGATCCAGACGTATCCTGGAACCACCAGAGATTGATCCTGTTTTTATCTTCCTGATCGTGCATAGCCGGAAGGATAAATTCAGGAGTTAGGAGGAAGTGTCGACGAGCTTTACGAGTCCAATTATCGTCCTCATCTTCGCCCTTTGCTGTCCATACTTGAACAATATCTTCCCAGCGTCGCTTTAGCTTTAGTCTTTTTTTCTTGATCCTGTGAATAAGTGATCCTGGCGAAGTGCCTGCAATATTACTGAAAGTTTCTTTTTCTGCATCTGAAAGTCTTTCAGCGGCTTCTTCAATAACATCATCCAAGACTTCATCAGGAATGTCTGAGTATTCGGGTCCTAGACCTTGATTGCCTTTAGCATCTCCGGATCCACCTGGCCCGTCCGCCTGTTCTTCTTCTCCAGAACCAACGCCATGCTGATCCAATGTTTGCTGGTTGGCATCTAGGTTATTGTCTTTGATTAAGTTGTAGTAATACTCAAATTCTCTATCTCTTTCAACAGAGAGATCATCTGGAAATACTTTGTCAATCCAAATCAGTGACTCTCCGATTCCGAGATCTTCTCTGACAAAACCAAAATCATCTACAAGTTTGTGGTTTACAATAATATCAGCTGCAACGTTTGCAATTTTCTGATCTTTGCAATCCTTCATTCTTTTGAGATGCTCATAAATAACATGGATCATCTCATGGCAGATCACAAACTCTTTTTCGTAATCTGAAAGAATTTTCCAGAAGTCAGGATTAAATAAGAACTCAATCTGGAGAGTCCGCTTGTTCCAAGCGACAGCAGCAGTAGGAATCGCCTTTGTAAAATTTGGAATGCCTACGTCCCATAGTTCATAGAAAATGCCATGCCATCTTTCAAGCCGAAGGCCGACATCTTCGAATTCTTGATATAGATCTTCCATTTAATTTCCGTATTGGAGAAAGAATTTCTTGTCAGACCTGGAGAGCCTGTAAACAGGTCCAACCATCAAGTACGGGTAAGTTTTGATCATTTCGCTCATAGATGCTCCTCTGGTAGCCATGACGTGGTGGAGGAGTTTCGCTAGACAGTTATTGAATCCGGAAATGCTGTATAGGGTCGAGTTATATGTACGCTCAGCTACAGCATTCATGATTGACAGACTTCGCGTTGCTAATTCGTCATTGATCGTGTTTCGGCTAATTGTTCTTACAACACTATTAATTAGAGACTTTCTAGCTGGAGTCGACCCGCCGACTCTTTTTTCAAGATATGAAGCGTCTCTCCAGTCGCTTGGGATGATGGCGTTTTTAGTATCTCTAAACGCTCTTTTTGTAACATATGTAGATCTTGGATGGCAATTTGCTCGCATCATCCTTTCGTCTGACGGTTGGACCTTTTTGCTATGGATGTGTTGCAAGTGATCTACTAGATTAATCGAGTTACTGTTTGCTTTTACGGTGTCTTTGGCGGAGGACAAAGCTTCGCCAGCAAACTCACTGACAGAATCATTGGCTCCGGCTTTGACAATGCTTTCCAATAGTTTTTTGTATCGTTCTGCATCGGCTGCAACTACCTGCTTTGCTACAGCACTTTTGTTTAGCAATGCTGCTTGCCTTTCAATGTTTAGCTCAGGAAAGCAAAGAGACATTGCCGCTCGGTTCTTAAGCAATAGCTTTTCACAACTTGAGTAATTGTTATGGTCTGCAAGGAATGTCCGAATGCCTTGGGCATCACCACCCTCAATCAGACGCTCGAATTCAAACTCAATTGGTTCTTGCTTTAGAGCATTAACTAACTTGGTTACTCCTGATTTGTTTGGCAGCACAAAACCTCTAAGATCTCCGCCAGCGTTGAAAACTTGCAAAGCATAATCGAGCCTACGCGGCGAGACTTTTTTCTGCACTTCCTTAGGAAGGCTGTCCCACCATAGACAGGCAGCATTTGATTGATGAGCACCATATTTGTTAGCTAAGTAGGTTTTGCTAGGCTTAAACGGTACTTCAACATGGAAATGGAATCGATCCTCTTGGGCAGGATCCATGCCATCCGTATCATATTCTCCATCGTTAGGGTTAATGGCAATCCAAACCATACGAAGGTTTTTGAATTCGTGTCCGTTAATAGAACCAAACTGAATTAGTTCCATTACTGCATTGCGAACCTTTTTCGGGGCACGGTTGTACTCATCGATAAAGATGGCTTCAACAGTATCATCTCTAAACATTTTGGGACGAACCAATTCTAGATAGGGAATTTCGTCGTTTTCGTCCCTTGTTTCGCGAGGAACACCAATGAAATCAACCCACGGGTCCATAGTAGACGCTGAAAAGTATTTCCAGCGAAGTCCGTGGCTTTCAAAAGCTTCCTTAACCATTGCGGTTTTACCAACGCCATGTCGACCGATCAACATGACATTGAGGTTGTTTTTGACACAAAAATCTAGTTGTTGCTTACTCATTGTTTTCTTCGCAAATTGATTGGTAGGGGCAGCAGGATTTGAACCTGCGACCTTCCGGGTATAAGCCGTATGCTCTCACCAGACTGAGCTATGCCCCCGTTCCGTATAGACCATGCTGTCTAACGTATTCAGAGACCTCACTAACCAGTCCAGTGTGATCGCCGCCTCTAATAACTGTACTGCTCATGTTCGAGCCTTCACTAGACACAATATCATGGCTTATGTGTTGTGTCAATTCATTCTCCAGAATTTTTACACCCGGCCGTGCAAAAATCTTGAAATGAGCATCTTGTAGTACATACTTTAACATTTGCCCATTACTGATATATTGATGTGGATTGACAAAAGCATTCCAAGTGTCGGCACCAACGATGTATGTGTATTTTTTCTTATCGAGACTCTGCAAAAGACCATGTTTATCGACGAACATTGGATATGCTGTCAACAGTACGGGATAGTGACACAAATCAATCATTTTGATTCTGTGCAACATATCTTCCGCAGAAATTTTGCTTTTGCGGCAATTTAGCTGCGACAATTCAAGCAGAGCGTCCCCAGCGTTTTCCAGATGGGCACGATGGATAGGATTAAATGATCCTGAATAAACAGTATCATACTTCCGTACATAATCAACAACTCTATGAAATTTTCCATCTTCGTATACCAAAGGATTGCCAGGACGTAAAAGATTCAAGCGGTCCACATCACTTACGTCCGGAGCGTACAAAACGTCAATGTAACAAGTGTAATCAACTGTTTCAATTGCTTTTTTCCAATCCGATTCACTAAAAAAGACCTGATCTAGAAACCAAGATACAATCTTAGAGACTCTAATAGACGCATATCCTCTATCTCTTTCTAAGAAAGACACATGCATCCAAGCATCGGTGTCTGCTCCACTTCGAGCTAGATAAACCCACAAGTGACTTTCTCTATCTTCGTAGTGGGCTCCTGAAATAGCAAGGCCAAAATATTGATTCATGGGTTCGGAATTAGCAGCGTATTGCTCATAACCTCTATGCAGAGATTCTTCTGCTGCTTTTTTAACCCACTCTAAAGTAACGCGGCGAGTCTTTTGAGCTGAATGCCTTTTCTGATATGGACACTCCATTTTCAGTAATGTTTTTGAAGCTCCTGGAGTATTCAAAAGATCATACGTAAATCCTACTCCAATACCGACCTCAGTAATGAAGCCCTTCCAAGAACTTTCGTTAAGTCTATTAAAAAAATCTCTCATGATACTGAAACACGCTCACGAATTTCGGCCAACGTCCAGTCTCGAATTATTTCGCCATTGCGGAACACCGTTTGAAGCATGTTGCCGTTGGCATTATCTTGACCTTGGACAGTGAGGACTTGCCCCTCACGTCTTACCAAAGACAGTCTACCACGCTTAGAATTCTTTGTCGAATCCGTTGCCGGTTTCTTGAAAATTTCTCGCCCCTCTTTATTTACTTGCATCCAAGAACACTTGATGGCGAATCTTTGCGTGTCGCGGTCAAAATCCTGCAATAAGCCTCCACCGCTCCCAAAAGCGATATTATCCGCCGAAATAGTATTTCGGCGAAATGATTCCAAGATTTGTTCAACGGTATGGCGTGGTTTTCTCTCCGCAAGCATATCAGAAAGTTTTTCAGTTAAGTCAGATGTGTTCCAAGAATTACGTGTCCACTTAATACCATCGCCCTGAATCATACGAACATATGGAGGCAACACATGATATCCTTTACTATTTACTTCTGTGCCAAATTCCTCGGCTAATGCTTGGAATACCTGAATATCAATATCGGGAAGCGTTCCGGAATCTGGACGGAATACTACTGTGCCGTTCCGACTGCGGATCATGTCATAAATATCTCTGTTTTTAGCAATCACTTGATCGATAAAACCAATCGTATCAAACGAGTCGATCACCATGGCCACAAGACCCTCGGGATGCGTAGTCAGAATCTGACGAACAATGTCGGCTTCGCCTTCTGGACCCCGAGCAGTCATAATAGAGTGCTCCGTAGCAGGGATGGAAAATCCCGCCATAGGCTCATGATAGTAGTTCTTCAAAAGAGAGAGAGCAGCCATTGTATCTGTGCCCATAGCTCCGGTAGCTAGATGGGCGGCTCCCGCTAGTGCCGCAGTCTCCACAGAGGAAACTCCTCTATAACCAAAATCATGAAGCTTGAAATCAAGCCCTGCTGGATCTCCAGTAAGGTCTAAGTATTTCTTAATGATTTTCCTAACTTCGTGACTGCCCGTAGCCACGGTGATAGGAGACCAAACTTGCATGAGAACTGTTTCAAGGAAGTTGGTAAGCCACGGAACTTGCCAGTCGGTGTTTTCGATAGTGAAAAGCACATTCCCGGTAGGAATAATCTCTCCCTCGGGCACTGCTTTAATTACAACAGGAAGATATCCTTTGTGCTTTTTGAGAATGTATTCCCAGCCCTCACGATTGAACACATCTTCTCGCCCAAAGTGAGCAGCACACAGTTCGGCTGCTTCATCAATTTTAGCTTGAGTTACAACTTGTCCAACTAAATACTTTTTCAGAATATATTGTAACCCAAAAAATAGACTTGCGGGGAAGCGAGCACCAACCCTTGATTCACAGTATGAATACACCTTCTCTGTACCAGGAGGATACAGAGAATGATGAGATTGCTTATAACTGTCAGTGCCAACAGCCAATAAATTGAAATTGTTCATTATCCAAGTCCTTTCATAAATCCAAAAAGAATACGACTTTTCTCGTTATCCTCTCTATTATGAAAAATCAAGTAGTTTTTGTACCGACGTTGCTCGCTAACTCTTGATGCCACAAGTAACGCAATAGGCCAATACAATGTATGTAGCATCAGTTTGTTTTGCAATCTGTATTGCAAAATTCGAGTTGAGATAGATGGCAGTCCAATATTGATGTATGTCAAAAAAACAAGCATACCAAGCAAAACAATAACTAAGGTACTCATAATTATCTCCATGCAGGCGGCCTAATCATATATGGCATCAATTCTGCTATTAGACCGGTCTCAAGCGGAATCCCACTTTTGCTCAAAATAAGTCTATTCCAAACTTGGTATCTATGATCCCAGTCCTTTTCAGAGATATCATCCGGTCTGTCTGTTGAATTCTGATAGTGAAAGTCTTCAATTTCCCCTACTTTTTCAAGCAAGGATTCTTCCAACTTATTTAAAGAGCAATGGATTATACCATACCAAGCGTTTGTTACATCGTCCCAATAGACAGAAATAGAAGCGTCATATTCTTCCTTTAATGCTCTATATACATTAAAGTAGTCCTCTGATTTAGCACTGCATCCATCCAAGAGATCTTCAAAAAACTGTCGTGTGATATCTCTACACTCATCTATAACTCTAAAAAGAGCCGGTGTATCAAATGAATCAATATTAAACTTGATCCCACCCCAAATTTTTGTACTCATAGTTAATCGCAGAAGCAAATTAGGGCCGCTAACCCGGCGAGGAACGCACCAAAAACAAACCCTTTGACGATGCACAACACGCAAACACCAATCATTGCGATGCCACCAATTGTGCGTCGTACGTCAATCATTCTCTTGTTGGCCAATTTTTATACTCACTCTTTTTCCAGGTCATATAGTCTACAATCATCTGACCGTGATCAAAACAAATGTTATTAATTGCTGGACCCTCAAGGCTTGCAACGAATCCACCACCATTCATATTGCCGTCGAAACAGAAATCTTTAGTATTAAACAGCACAATATTTTTAGCATCATCTGCTGCTTTAGGTTCACCAAGAGCTTGTGCCACATAACAGACTGTTACACAATGTTCTCGGGGATCCCTGTTTGGATTAGAATACGTATGAAATTGCACAATATCCGTAATCAAAAGACCAGTTTCCTCCTCCGCCTCACGGATAGCCGCTTGCATTGTAGTTTCTCCGATATCCACAAACCCGCCAGGCAAAGCATATCCGTGAGGCGGATTCTTCCGTTCAATCATTACAATATGATCTTCTTTGTGAGCCAATTCAATAATGATATCGACGGTTAGCTTAGGAGTTTTGTGAGACATCAGGACGTTTCTCCGTTTTGCTTCTCGACAAAATTTTCCACCTGTCAACCGGATCTGTACCGATCAGATCTCTTACCGTAGGTTTTATATCGCCCTTATATGCTTTTGGTTTAGTCCACCTATTACCACTTTTCATACCAACCAAGCCCATGATCCTAAAAGGACAATCTTCTTTAATGTCAAAAAATCTATCCATAAATACTACAATATATTTGTCGCCATCTGTCCTTTGGAGAATTGCCCCCTCCGACAAACCCTCGGTGTGATCGAGCGGCTCTAATTGCTTTAACAAGTCTTCTGCCCAAACATGTAACTTGTCATTCCCAGCTGCATTCAATTGATTTTCCATTCCAAATTACGTAGTGAAACAATTCAATGATTGGGCAACAGACCCACTCTGTTTGTCCTACTATACCACGGTCAGGCTCATGATGATGTCCGAAAAACCAGAATTTCGGCTGAAATTGGTCCATGACAGCCTGAAGGCACTGACGATCACCCTTACTACTTATGTCTGGACTACTATATCGCGTGTCCGAGTAAGGAATCGAAAGAGGATGGTCGTGACTGAAAATGGCATCAATTGGTCCATCTTGAGACAACGCTTTCTTGGTTTCTTCGTATGTGATACTTTCTTCTGGCCACCAGTTTAATCCTTCGGTACGATATTCTTTATCATATGAAGTAGCACCACCAAAGAACATAGCTCGCGTTGCTTCGCCAAATTCCATTACGTCACCACGAGGATGATATCTAGTCCACTTATTTCCAGATCCGCCTTTTGCTCGCAAAAGCGGATGGTTGTCGTGATTTCCGTCGCACCAATCAATCACAATGTTAGGAGGACCATCATGTTTATAAAAGCTTTTCTTGTACTTGAAAAATTTATTATAAAGATTTGGCCAACCGTCAGCAAAATCTCCCACTTGAACAATGTGCGTAATATCGGAATGCTGCTTCATTGCTTTAGCAATAGTAATATTCATAGCGGTCCAATCACCATGAACGTCTCCTAGAACTAAAGCTTTCATCCTAAGATCCCAGGTAAATCATTTACCAAAATCGTGTATGGAACATATCTAACGGACCAAAATCCGGCATGATCTAGGTGATCTACCATACCTAAAGCTGCTGGTTGGTTAACTGAGTGAATTACGATTGTAGTTTCTCTATGTTTTTCTTGCTCAGCAAGCCAGAAAGCAACTTTGCTACCGGAGTTTTTATCACCGCAGTCAACATGTTCCTGACCCAGATCATGGTCCAAAAACATCATATCATACTTTCCTTTAGAAAGAAAGCGGATAGCGTCATTTGCTGTGGTGGCATGATCAATTGAATGACCTCTTAGAGCATCGCGAAACACTTCCATACGATACTCGCTGTCCTCAAGAATAAGAATATTCATCACATTTTCCAGAGTGTAGCTAGACCAGACTTCACACCTTTAGCAAGCAAGATCACAAGAGCAATGGGCCAAATTACAGCGAGACCAGCCCATTCCCAAAAGCTATAATCCATTTTATCAAGCCATAAGATCATGTTCGTAATGTTCAATACAGCTACTCCCACCAAATAGATCTCAACTATCATTTGCATCTAGCTCCATTTTGATATTCTCGATCATATGTACTATTCGTCTGTAAGCTAAAAGTTGCCCGCGATAAATATCGAGAGTTTCTTGATGAGGCTTAGTATTTCCCTCTTGCATTTTATTCACAAGAGATTCCGCCAGCAACATTCCTTCAATACAGGTTTTTCTTATTTCTGAGAACGATGCCATGCTTCAGCCTGCTCTTCTGTCATGAAATAACATTCTTCCTCTGATTCAGTATCCCACGTAGAAGAAATATACCCAGCTTCTACAAGGTCGTCAAGAGTCTGTTTCATTTTGGCATCCATCAGAGCCTCTTGAAGCTCTTTAGCAGAAATCTTGTCGCCAATGTTCCATCGTGCAATCGCAAAAGCAAAAGCCCATTCAGAAAACCCACTGGGATTATCGGGATCATACTCTTCGCCAGTGCTCCAGTCGACATCCTTGCGTGCTTTTTCCAGAGGAATTTTTCTTGAAATAACGAAGTGTTCCATTAGTTTTTCACATCAATCCAGGGTCGCGGCGGTTCGGGCTCGATACAAATCCAGCCCTCGTCTTGAATGAAATCGTTAGCTGCTGAAGGAATCATAATTAGTAGTTATTTGTCCTAAGTAGGCGTATCCACCCTTTTTAAACTTTTCAAAGAGTTCTTTTTGAGTTTTTGGTCTCCGATAATTGGAAAACGCGAGAAACGGATTTGCTCCAAGCCCGCCAGCAACAAAAAGATCTGGCATACTGCTGTCTGACCAAAGTCTAAATATGACTACAGGAACACTTCTCTTAGCTTTAAATACAGCACCAGGAGTGATCAGGTCAATACTTAGCGGTTCAGTCTTTGGCTTGAGTTTTCCATCCAGGACATTCTTCGCCCATTTTTTTATATCATCGTTCATCGGGCCACAGATCCTCCGCCATCAGCATCGCTCTTAAAATCTTAACTTCCAACTTCCACACTGGAATCGGAGTATTCAGAGTATACCCTTCTCGAAGGACTTCGGCAAGAATTTTCATCTCTGCCTCAGTCAAATCCAGAGTTACTCGTTTTTTCTTCGTCACGTATATTACCTACATAAACCCATTTTTCAGCCAAACCACTCCAAAGCTCAATAATCCCACAAACAATACACATTCTGCGGGAAATATCGTCATTGGTAAATATATGATTACAGCTAGGCATTTTGTTGTGGAAAAACGATAGATATTTCTACTTTAACTGGCTTAAAATGGGAAAGGCTGTAGATGTTGCTGAATTTCTGGGCGTCTTCCTGCGACACAAATAGTCTGGCCGCCTGCGGATTTCCAGTTTCGACGAATCGGCCTCGCGATCCTTCTGAAACGTACTTTCCAAGCTCACGAGTGCTCTGTAACAAATATCGTATCATTCAAAGTTTTCCTCGACTACCTGTTTTTTAAAAAAAGCTTTCAGCTTACTAGGATGTCTGGAAATGGGCCTTCTGTCAACTGCCAATGTGGCAGCCAACGATAAGCTTGGCGTTCACAGCTGTTTACAGCTGGCTGGAAATCGAAAGATAAATTTTAGTTTCACTACCAAACGTACCTTATATATCTAACGAGTCAACCAAGAAATTCCAAAAATTTCTGTTTGACGATCAGAGGATTAGGTGTAGTATAGAGGCACACGAACGAAAGAACGTGGGTTTGAAAAGTAGGAAGATGGAGTGCGGGACTAGCATCTCGCTGCAAAAAGATTGCCCCAACCGGATTGCTACTCCGGACCAAAGAGTACCAGCGGGCCAGAGCTGAGGAAAATGGTGAGTAAAGAGATCACCGCCGACCTTCGGAACTCTTGGGGCAATCACTCGTTTTTTTTCTTGACATCTTGGAACAACGTGCTATTATAGCATTACCTTCGGCGGGTCCGAGGGCATCTTTGACAATAAGGGAACACATGACCCTGTAGTTTAATGGAGAACATCGGCGTTAATCTGCCGACGGCATAGGTTTGAATCCTGTCGGGGTCGCCATGACTCGATCGTCTAACTTAATAGGACACTTCCCAGCACGGGAAGAAATAGTGGAGAATGACCATTTCGAGTCACCAGAATACGTCCCTGTCACTGGGACGTTAAACCTTGTGCTTTTTTCTAGCCGGGCCGGGCACTCTTCGGAGTGATAGGTGGAAGCTGGCTGATTGTTGGACGGTACCTACTGGAGGGCAATCACTAGGTCAGTGAGATGATGGACGGGTGGTGACACACTCTAAGTTATCGAGTAACTGGAGGTAAGAGCTTGTATGTCGCTACAAGAATACTGCCAAAGGAAGAGTGGATTTCTTCATTTATCAGAACAACGGTTGGGAAAGAACTTTATTGTAAAAAGTATCTTGGGAAAATGGCTGAAAAGCCATAAAATGGAACTATGTGAAGCAGAAGCGTCTAATCTTGTTTCCGAAAGGAAATGAGGGTCCCGCGAGGGGTATTGCGGAGATTATCCCAAGTAATCAAAGTGATACGTGCTATTGAGAAGAGGTTGATCGCCTTGTTCAAGAAAACACAGAATGTTTTGCATATTACTGGCCTGCTGTTGGGTGCCGCGAGGTAACGACAGGGATGAAGCTAGTGAAGGGATTAATACCCCCGTTCACAGACACCTAACCATGTATAACGTCACGTACTTATCGGTGGTCACTAGCAAAAAGGGTTAGATCTTGTGATAGCCTGAATCAAGCACTCACCGGAAAACCGAGTGAGAGGCTGTTTTAGCATCGGCACGAATGGCGGACAGCAGGTAATCATGGTGCAAAGAGATTACCATTTATGCGTCGGACGTATCCTGATCGATCTATTAGGATAGGAGTAAGTGGAAACCTTACCTGACGCACCATACAAAACGGGGGCTGCGGCCCGCGTGGATAGCCCGGCAAAGGGTGGTCCACGAAGGCGTGAAATCCTTAGAAATTAAAACGCAGATGATTAACAAAGGAATAAAAATGAATCTTCTTACAACTTTACTTTTTTGCCTTGTTTGTCAAGGCAATCCATATGAACCAGCTGACTGTAGTCTTCTAGCTTTTTCATGCCCTCCGGAAAAACCACATATGAGTATTCCATGTATTATGGCGTGCGATGCTGCATATCTAGAAACATGCGAAGCGATCTTTGCAGCTTCGAGTGAAGCATGGGGAGATGTTCTTGATTTTTTGATGGAATCTGACGCAGCTTGTAGGCTGCTTCCGGTTGGTGAACAAGCCGAGTGTTTTGCTAGTAATCTAAGAATTGCTCAAGATAGCTGGTATAATATTGCAATTGCTCATAGCAATGAAATGGTACAAGCAATTGTTGATTTTCAGGAATGTGCTGAAAAATGTTGCTTTCCTGACTTGACGTTCAATCCTAAAGTTCTATTTAAAGGAACCACGCTTACCGTTCGTTCACAATGACCAATTTAATACAGTGGGCTAAAGAACAATTGTATAGGCCACGCTGTGAAAATTGCGATAGTTATGAAATGATTTGGTGGGGTGGAATAAAACACAAAGAAGAATGGTGGTGCTGTCTTGAGTGCAACGATCTTCTTTTTAGAGAATTCGATTGCGGGGTGGAGCAGTCTGGTAGCTCGTCAGTCTCATAAACTGAAGGTTCACGGGTTCAAATCCCGTCCCCGTTACCATTTAAGATTTCACTAGATGTTCAATTGCATGACAGTTTGGACATAGTATTTCTAAATTTGACAACTTGTTATTTTTGTGGTTATGATCTATATGATGCACCTGTAGTATTTTTTTATATTTATTGTAGTTACATCTATTACATTTATTTGGAAGCTTACTCCACGCTAAAGCACGATATCCTGTACCATAGTGATTAGGTTGAATGGCTTTTATTCCACCGATGCGTTGAGCCTGATCTTTATGTTGTCGGCAACAAAAGAATAAACCGCTTTTTGAATTACGCTGTTTGCTGCGGTTAAGATAAAACGGTTTCTTACACTGAGCACATTTAACATTGGGTACAGGATCTCGTTTACGGAATCTATTTGAACAAGAAATGGAACAAAACCGACCGTTGCCTCGATTGACTTCTTTCAACGATGCTTTAAATAGTTGGTGACAATACTCACATAAGCGATTTGTCGTTTTCATTATATAAATATCTCCGGGGGTATAGTGCTAATTGGTAACACACGGCCCTTGCAAGGCCGAATACGGGGATCATAACCCCGTGCCTCCACCAGTATATTACACTAATGCAGACTGAACTCGCTCCACCATAAAACAAGTGCAATGCCCAGGGCGGATCTTCGACGGAAGATGCCGGTTCGACTCCGGAGGGACTGTAGAGGTTCGAATCCTTAATTGCACTTTTAGAACGCATCCGATCCCGGGGTAGCAGCTAGCAATGTCATTGGACAAAAAGATCAGGGACGAGCAAGTGGAAGGCTTGTATTACAAGTATTTTACGGAAGATGGCGGACAATATATCACCATACCTACAAAATTTGAAGATGAGTGGTATGTTGGTGTTTATGATGCTTTTACGGGAATGGAACTAAAAGACCCAAAAGCAAGATTGCTTAGGTTCTATAACGTTACTGCTTCTGAAGCTTCAGACGAAGCCGTTAAACTAGTCACATGAAAACCAAAATCTATTACAGTGTACAAAATTATGGCGATGGCACTGCTCATCCTGTGTTTTTTAGTTCACAAGAATTAGCTGATCTGCATCAAAAACATCAATGTGAAGGTTGGGCTGAAGATTGTGTTGGTTTTATCGAAATTGAATCCGATAATCCTATTCAATGCGTTCAGGTGCAAACTCGCAAAGATATGCTCAAAGAGCTTCACGAAGATTTGTTTGATGAAAACGGTGAATTAGAGTCCTGGGTTGACGACGACGACGAGTCGTGGAAATTCTATCAAGACATTCTAATGTTGGATCAATAATATTGAAGCAGTATCCCTCAATCCCATCGAAGATCATTTACAGCACTCCTATTTATGCTTTCGATAAACTGGACGGCTCGAATATTCGCGTCGAATGGACGAGAAAACGCGGGTTTCACAAATTTGGCCGCAGAAACGGATTGTTGGACGACTCAAATCCAATCCTAAAAAAATCGATCCCCATATTTGAAGATAAATATTCTGATGATCTGGAAAAGATATTCTGCAAGCAAGGCTGGGACAAGACAATTGCTTACGTAGAATTTTATGGATCCAATTCCTTTGCCGGATTTCACGATGAATCCGACGACCACACGGTAACACTCTTTGATGTGTGGGTCCATAAGAAAGGCTTCGTACTTCCAAACCACTTTCTTTCTCTATTTAAAGATGTTGATATTCCTAATGTTGTGCATCGTGGTAAGGTCAATAAAGAAGTAGAAGGAAACATTCGTCAATCCACACTTGACGGAGTTACCTTTGAAGGTGTAGTGTGTAAGGGGCCGGGCATCTCTTTCAAGATTAAGACTAGAGCCTGGCTTGAAAAATTGAAGGCCGTGTATAGTGATCAGGAGTTTGAGCGTCTCAAATGAGACAGTACGGGAAAACTAAGATTAAGTGTAAGGTGCCTGGTCACGGACACGGTTGCAGTATTTGTGTTCCAGATACCGATAAAAAAATAGGGCGGGCCCGTGCTCGTCGCAAAGGAAAAAAAGAATGTCTCGGTGGTGTTTAATGGTAGCACAAGGGATTTCCAATCCTTTAGTCTGAGTTCAAATCTCAGTCGGGACTCCAAATTTTTATTATGAAAGAAAAAATCGACGGCCTGAGGGAGCAAGCGAAAGACTTGGAAGAGAGAGCGTCGCTGCTCGAAGCATACAGCGTCTTGCGGGAAGCAAGTCATCTAGAATGGCGAGCAAGAGAAATGCTTGGTTTTCCAAACGACATGCTTCATGTGTGTCGTGCTCTTGATAAAGCTAAACACAACATTGCGATCAAGCTTGGTCACAGCGAGAGAGCAGAAAAACTTATTCAATGCGGTATGACTCCTGAGTTTGTTGAAGGTTGTAATTTTGTCGACGATGATACTGCTGCTGCATGTCTCGCTACGTGGCTGTTTGATCAATTTGGATTATTTGAGTACCTGTCTGATGCATCAGATTATAAACAGGACTATCAGGGAGTTTTTGATAAAGTTTCAGAGATTTTCCCGTTAGGATTAGAGTTTTATAAAACAGCTAATCACGATACCTAAGTAATGACGAAAAAATGAGTCGTTCTACGTTGTCAGTAGGATACCTTCTCGTGGGCGGAAGCCTCCCATTGGGAGAAACTTGATCCACGGTTGAAATGACAAGCTATTTAAAAAACCCACAGTATATATTTGGGTGCCTATAATCAAGTAGCTTCTACTGGAAATCGGTAGAATTGAAAATAAATACCGGTCAGTTTATAGGATAGCATTCCGGATGAGGTCGTGTAAACCGGCCAGAAAGCGGAGTATCTTACACGTCATTACGCTTGACTGGCACGCAAAGTGTGCTAGAATGTACTTACTATGAGTGATCTAGACAAATGGATCGAGGGCCATATCGCAGGATGGCAAAGAGTGCTGCCATCCATTTTCAGCGATCTTGTTTCTGACGATCAGCTTGTTTATGAAGATGGCAAGCAACAAATTCTCGGCATGGTTCAATGTCTTGAGGTTCTTAGGAGGCTGAAGCTTCGCGAGACAACCCTTGAGGATGAATGGGAAAAACCGATGCCTGGACCTCACGTAGAAGCTATGTTGGAGGAAGTATGCAGTCCGTAGATTGGATTTACGATTGGGTGGATCTTAAATTTCGCAGCAGCGAGTTTGCTGATGTTGATAAAAGATTGGCGTCTATTGATTTGCAGAAAACTAATATGACAATCTTATTGACTTGGCTCACGGCAACATTTTCAGCTAGGTCTAAATTGCCATCGCGTGAAGCTATTTTTAATTATGTGGATGAAAATTCTCACGATGCAGCAAGGGGCCTGAAATGACCAAAGAGGAATTTATTCAACAATATATTGTCCAGTTTATGGCATCGTATGCGGCTGTAAATTATGCAGATGCGTGTTGTATGGGAGCGTTTGGACATTTACATAGATCGGAAGATGCTGAACGTCTAGCTGAAAAAGCTTGGGATGATTATGTTTTGTACACTACTCGTGGAAGAAAAACAAAATGAATAAGCAGTACGTTTGTAGAATTCACACCAACAGATATTCTGGCACTTTCGTTAGAGAGATTGGTGCATACATTACTGGCCAGTCTGGTGAGTTAGGCTCACATGAAAACGCAGAAATCGCTGAAGCAGAGTTAAGCGAATTTGTTTTTGACTGGTTTGACGAAAATATGCTTTTTGTTGGTCCAGAAGGTGAAACAGAGGTCGCAATTATTGCTCCTACTGATCAGTGCGTACAGATTGAGTTTTATGAGCCCGTGCCCGACGATATCCGTGAGGTTATTAAAGAACGTGCTAGATCATTCACTCAAATTGATGATGTTTTTGGAATCCGGAAGGATCTGGAGATTACCGACATTGAATTCTTGACTCTTGAAACGCAAGTGACAGAAAAACCGCAATGAAAAAAGTGACGATTAAACGCTCTCAGTGGCAACGTGGAGGCAGCGACAATACTTATGAACTCTTTGAAGAGAAGGACACCAATCTATGGGGAGCAAAGACTAGCTCTGGTTGCTGTCTCGGTCATGTTTTGCATCAAGCACACGGTAAATCATATAAGTCTATGCGTGGAGTTTATGCTCCGGATTCACTTGCTGAAAAAGAGGACAAAAATAATCCTCTAACACATAAAACCAAAAGTCTTGTTTTTGATAGATGCGACTATAACTGTACTGATTTTGCAGAAGAAGCTATCCGAATCAATGATGATAATATGATCTCGGATAAGATGCGTGAATACAGACTGAAGCTTCTTTTCAAGCGAAATGGTTATGAACTAGAGTTTGTAGACTGATGATGGTTTTAATTGGTTCCAGAGCTTTGTCTCATTGGAAGCCTGAGCACAATTCTAAAGGCAAAGATTGGGATATCATTGCTTCTCCCGAGGAAGTTGAAGAGTATATTGGTAAGTCGATTAATCGTTTTGCCTATTCGTGGAAGCATGGAGACATTGAGTTCCATAATGAAAATTACTTTGACAACTGGTTTGTTAAAAAGCACTATAATAGTAATAGTGTGCTTGATGTTGGCAATGTTTCTGTGCTAGTTTGTTCACTGCGTGGCTTGGCTGCCATTAAACGTAGCCATTTGTGGCGACGCAAAGATTTTGCGAAACACATGATCCAGTATCAATTAATGGATCGCAACTTTGATGTATTTGACCTGGGATTTATCGAGGAACGTAAAAAGTTAATCGAAGAAGCTTTTCCTCAGCCTACGGCTCCACGAAACGTAAGTAACGAAGATTTTTTCAAAGACAACGTGCAACGTGTATTTGTGCACGACGACATTCATCCGATCGTATCATACTACGGTGTTCCTCTTTATGAGGCTCTTAAATATGACTCAAGTATGGCTGAGTGTGAGCTAAATTTGTGGAACAGTATTTCTGCTTTAGATCGTCATAGGGCAGTTCTCGAAGAAACTTATGTGATTGCACTTGAAAGATGGATCATTCCTGCTAGAATAGAAGGAAGGAACTATCCCACCAGGATGGCTCTATTTAAAGCATTAGAAAAATGCTGTACAACGTTAGGAGAAGGATTCTTTAGAGAACACGCAATCGACCATTGGGGCGAGATTGTAAAACTGTTCGATACAACAAAAGTAGACAAATTTTTCGAATCGCAGTTATGGAAAAATCGATCTTAAACACTATTCCTGACGAAGTTGAAGACTTCCTTGGCGAAGGAGATATTGCTACAGAATTTTTTCATGAAGCAGAGTGGTCATTAGGCAAGCATGCAACCGAAGAGAATATTCAAAAGTTTAGTCCTGATGGTTGGTTGGTTAGGCTTGTAGCTCATCATGGGGGAGAAGGTCAAGGTGACGATTATTGGACCGTCGTATCATTTGAAAATGATATAGAGATTGTGTACGTAAAATTCCACGGATGGTATGCATCTTATGAAGGCTCTACGTTCGAAGGCTTCAAGTGCGTCCAGCCCATAGTCCGAACAGTTACTTTTTACGAATGACACGAAAAGAATTTGTACTAGTTATAGTGTTAGCTTTCATGGCATTTATTGCTATGTTGCTTTTTGGATCTTATCCTACTTCACCTTCAGAACAAATCCGGCGTAGTTCAACGGTAGAACGCGAAGCTGTTAACTTCGTTGCTGGAGGTTCGATTCCTTCCGCCGGAGCCAAATGAAAACTCTTATTGCACTTTGTTTGCTTTGTCTACCTGCTTTTTCTATCAACTCAACACCATTTGAAGGAAATGTTCTCAGGATCAAAGCAAAGTCCACCTACGTAAGTGGTAATCCTTACAGCGAACCAGACTGTACTCCTCCTGCGTGGGAAGGTTGTCCTCCTGAGAGACCTTACCTTGATTTCGTTTGTCTTTTTAAGTGTAGTCTTAAATACACTGACGCATGCGAAGATTTAAGTGCTATCTATGAGATCATCTATGATCAGCTTACGTTGGGCTTACAGAATGACTTAAACCTTTGCGACTTAGATTATGAATTAGGAAATATTACAAACGCTGATTGGCTCCAATGTCGTCATGATGCTGGAGATGAGTTTAATAGAGAGGCTGAAAAACTCGAACAGGGATATAGACGAGAGCTTCGTTTTTTAACTGGCGACTATTTTGAATGTTGCAGCGAGTGTTGTTACGATGAACTATAACGGAGATAAATATCAGATCGTTCTTGGCAATCTCTTGACTACGTTGTATACTATGGCATACGACGAGAAACCTATCTACAAGATTGAACTAGAGCAAGCCTTGTTACGGGCTAGAGAATCTTTAGGTGACAGAGATTATATCGAACTCATGAATGAGTTTGGAGTATTTATTAATGCAAACGTTCCTACCGACTCCTAGTTTTCTGAAATCTGCTAGGTGTCTTGATTATCGTAGGCTTGGAAAGCAACGCACCGAAGCATTTCAACTTTTGATTGCAAATCAGGACGAGTGGGCTCTCGCTGAGCGTCAATGGCGAATTGATAGTGGCTTAATGAAGGACAAGCCACTAAAAAAAGGTTGGAAAACGCATCCTGCTGCTAAGATGTGGGCTCCGTATCCAGATGCTCTTAAGGAATATATGAATGTAACGATTGCCGAATGGGTCGGTAGAGGGTACAATAACACGATGCGTGTTGCTCCTCTGTCTGATACAATCGAGATGCCGCATTGGCTTGGTGATCATAGGTTCCATGCCTCTCATCGTTCTAATCTGCTCCGCAAAGACTTTGACTACTACAGTCAGTTCGGTTGGACAGAATCACCAGATATGGAGTACGTATGGCCTTGATGTGGCGTTCTATCGTACATTTTGTTACCAGAATAGATGATAGATGGTACGTATCTGTTCCCGGCTGGGGTTTGCAAGCCTTGGTCGGACTTAAAATAGATGAGATACCTGAGTTTATTCTTGGTAAGGTAGAGGATGGCTTTAGATGTTTCGCTAAAGTCAATCTTGGTGAGGAAGATCCTCTTAACCTCCGTTTCGAAGACTGGGAAACTCCAATTTTGTGTGAAATGTGTAAACGAGGAGTATTTACAGGAGCAGGTTTCGATCTACTCACCTTGAAATGTTGTAAATGTGGCTGTTTAGTTAAGAATTAAGTATTATGGGACGAAAAGAACTTATTGAAGAGAAGGTTTCAAAATTCCTAATGGATCGCGGGTTTACTATGGCAACTTGGACCAACAAGCTTACTTGCGATGGTGAATCTGGAAATGACAAGGAATGGAAAGAGCTTGAGGCTTACTTGCTGTGCTCATGTGGTATTTTTACAGAAGATCGTCCACTTAAGATTTTAGCATAATGATAAATTCAGAAACAAAAAGATTAAAGAAAATAGAAGAGCTAGAGAAGCAAATTTCTGATCTTAAAAGAGAGCAAAAAGAATACGAATCTCTAGCTGATAATCAACGTCTAGCTGAATTAATTCATGAAGTAACTTGTCATTATAACCATACGGATGGATGTAGCTGGTATTACGATTCATGGAAAACTCCAAATGTTCCACATAGTGATAGATTTAGGCATCTTAAAAAAGCAAATGCCGTTCTGGCACTTGTAAATTTTGAAGACGCCAAAAAAATTATTCTTTGCTTAAAATGAAACAACAACTATCAATGTGGGTTGATGTCTACCGCTCTGACGACGGAGAGATGTTCGTTGGCATTGAATGCGACGACCCGGAAGTAACGTTCGATGGACACTATGTGTGTATCTTTCCAAGGCACGAGAATGAAAATGACTTAGAGGGTGCTATGGAGAGAGCTGAATTTATGTTGTCATATATGAAAGGCCAGAGGCAAATTAAAAGATGATCCCGGAAATTAAAGATCGTAATATTTTGGCAGAATTGTTTTGGCTCCTTGTCACTGCTGTATTTTTCAGCATCTTAATGGCTTCTTTTGGCTGGTGGAAACTACCCTTCTTTCTTGCTCTTGGTTGGTTTTGGCCTGAGATCTATTATAGAGTTAAAGACTTCTTTTCAAGAGAATAGATGTACCAATACGGAGATTTTATAAAACAAGTGCTAAGGGCCGTATTTCAACTTACTGATGCCCAGCTAAGATCACTCATCACTGCACTTGAATTAGAATTACAGGATAGAGCTAAAAATGGAAAGCAAAGCAGACAAGCTGGTGGAAGTCCTGAGGAGATTGCTGGAACCGAAGCCGAATGACGTGAGCGGAAAAGACTTTGCTGCCGTCAGTCAGTTTCGTCGCAAGATTCTACTTTCTCTATTTTCAGATATTGTTTTATCTGATAAAGACTCTAAAGAATTACTAGATCGATTGAGAGATTGATGAAGCGATTCTGGGACAAGGTTTGTAAATCCTCGGATCCGAATGGTTGTTGGATTTGGACTGGTAGTAAAACGAGAGATGGTTATGGTCAGTTTAAACTTGACGGTAAGGTATTAAGAGCACATCAAGTTAGCTGGAAACTGCATAACTTAAAATATGCTACATATTTATGTCATACATGCCATAATACTTCATGCGTGAATCCCGCACACTTATATGAAGGAAACCACGAAAGCAATATGCGAGATAAAGCTAATCGTGGTCTTAGATGGAGTAAATACGACGAACATTTAGTTAGACGTATTAGAAGAATGTATTTTGTTGGATTTTCCAGTAACGATATTTCTGAAAAGTTTCAGATAAATAAACGTACCGTATTATACATACTTAATGGAGATATGTGTAAAGACATGGGGGGGCCAATTAGGGATAAGAACTTTCGCTATTATGGCAATCGGTTTAAAAGGGGAATAAGAAAAAGTTCTAAAAGTGTGAGTTAATTCCTTACTATATGTAAAAAACTTAGAAGTCTCTGGTTTTTCCTTACTTATAATTTGCCCCCAAAGGGGCGGGCCACGCCGCTCGCGGCGGCTACTCGAAGCCGGGCAGGCCCCCTGCCAAAATGGCAGTCCCGACTGCGGGAAAAATGTTCGCACCATTTACAGAACCCGCATGGGCGACGCCTTGATCGAACATATGTATAATACACCGTATGGCGGTGTAGTCAAGTTGTTTTCAAAGAAAATGGGCAGGGGAGTTTAGCCCTTGGGGCTTTGCCCCCCTGCCACTATGACGCAATAATTTCAAAAAATATCGCTATCGGTTAGATTCCCGGGACGGCTAGCTCCGATCACCACCTAACAAATAGCCACTATATAATAGGCACGTTCCCCCGATTCATTTCGGGGCGGGGGTTTCCGCCGACTGGCGTGTCTAAATATGAAACAGCCAGATTCTCACTTGTAAAATATCTAAAATCTGTGAAATTCGCCGGTGGACTTATGATCTACTGCCTTTCCGGCTCACATTCATAATAACCCATCCGGCAAAGTTGGCAAATGGATTTCTGGCTTTCTCTTCCCCACCTTATATACAGGGAACAGCCGAAAGGTTTTTTGGATTTTCGTTTGCCACCTTGCGGAAAATGATTATACTGCTAGTGAACCTATTTCAAGCCCCCTTGAGGGGTAGTAACCAAAAAACAGAGGTATAAATAAAATGACTGAAAAATCTCGCGGCCGGGGTCGTCCGGCGTCTTTCCCGGGTCAGAAAACCGTCAAGCTTCTGACGAATCTTCCGGCCAGTACCCGTGAGGCTCTTTCGGCTCTCGCGGAAAAGCGGGGCCAAAACCTGAATCAGGTCCTGGATTCCGCTATTCGTCAGCTAGCGACGAAATCCAAAATTTCGGTCTCCGATAGTTGACAAACCCCTAGCGGGGGTTAGAATGTAGGTAATCGCGGGCGGCAATAGGGCCGCCCGCAAAACCAGACTACAAATATATGACTTCAACTATTCTTAGGCATCGGGACAAAAAGAATTTCTTTGGGCTCGATTCGAACGAGGAAGGCATTTCGGACCTTCGGCAATTCATTGAGTCCCGAAAAATGGACTACAATGTTATTCCCGTTGCCTCTTCCTTTTCTTGGAAGGGCGAGACGAAATCGGCGGATGGCCAATTTCATCTCGTGCGGGAATCGGACGGCGTGAATGTTGAGCCTCACACCGTTTCTAAGGACTACAGCGTAATCACCCCCCTTGACATGATTGAGGAATTGATTCCTTTTGTGGATCAAGGGTGGGCTATGCCGGAAGCGGCTTTCCAGCTTCGCGGGGGGCAAACCGAAATTATTTCGCTACTATTGGATCCGGGAGAACTGCCGGCGGAAATCGCCGGTAACGAGGATATCCGGTGGTACATCGTTGCAAAAAATAAGCACGGTCGCGGGGCGGCGGAATGTTCCGTTTATGGCGAGCGGATTATTTGCGGCAACGGTATGACGGCACTCGCTCGACTGTCGACTTTCCGCGTAGCCCACCGGGGCCAAGCGGCCGACAAATACAAGCGAGCAGCCCGCCATTTTCAGGGTATCAAAGACGTTATTTCCGAAATGAGTAATCGTATGGGGCTCTACATGGATATTCCCCTGTCGCACGTTCAAGCGGAAATGATGGCCGATTCCGTGGTCGGCTTCCAGGATGCCCGTAAAATTGATTTCAAACCGGCTAAGGTCGATCGCACTAAAGAGGGGGATATGTCTCCCCAGCAACGTAACCTCCATGCCGCAATTATGGACGCTTTCAATATGCCCCGTTTCGGAACGGAGGGTAAGACAGCCCTTGATTTCTACAATGGGGTAACCTGGGTCGGTACGCACTGGACCCCGGAGCGTTCGAAGCTTGACGATCGAGCAATTACCCAAGGTTTGCTCGACGGCACTCGCGGAAAGCGTGAAATGCTTACGCTTGATACGCTCGACGCTTATGCGGAGAGCCTTTCCTAAAACCCTTTCGCGGGCCGGGGTTGATAATGCCCCGGCCCGTAGTATCATCATGTAATGGGATCTATTCAAAATAAACGGGCATCCGCCCGGCAGGCCCCGCCCGATGTATATATAGGCTTTATGCCAGCCGATAAAGACACAGATTGGAGTGAAGTAAAGGGGTTTTTTGTTGGACTATTTATCATTATTGCGGTAGTAATAATGGCGGGTCTAGCACTCCTAGTGTTTGATTGGACGCACGGAAAATGAAGCTGAAAATTTATCGGACGGATGCCGATAACCACGTTACCGCTACTCTAGATGAGAAATTTCTATTCTCTAATGAGTATAGCTATGAAAACGTGTTGCGGGTTGCCGCTCATTTAGGGTGGGAAGTTGAGTATATAATTCTAACTGAAAGCGAATACGAGGAATTCGAATGCAACCCGTAGACCATAACGTTAGGCTTGTGGCAGATACTTCGCAAGGTACACTAATTTTCGAATGTATCGTAGTCGCAGATCCTAACGAATCCCGCAAGCAAATTCAAGCTTATGCGGAGGCTAAATTTTATGATGCTATGTTTGGCGGATCGGGTTGGGAATTTACGCTAGTTGACAATTGCGAATCTTGCTACAGATCGTGACTGGGAAAC